AATGCTGGTATCTATATAACAGAAGCACAAAATACTACAATAGATATGATGAAACTTATTGTACAACGTATTGGTGAAGATAGTATTTGTGTAATTGAAGGTGATGATAAAGCTCAAGTTGATATGATTACATACGGCGGTAATAACAATGGTCTTAGAAGATTATCAGAAGTCTTCAGAGGTCAAAATTATTACGGTGAAGTTACTTTACAAAAATGTCATCGATCTGCTATTGCAGAGCACGCTGATTTAATGTAGATAGGAGATATAAAATGGCAACTTATAATAGAAAGAGAAAAAACTATGTTACTAATGATAAAGTGATAATTAACCCTAGAAAATTTATTTATAAAGGTATAAATTTCGCCCCTGTTTTTGATCCGCAGTTCTATGCTTATAAATATCCGGAAATTGCGAAGTTATACGAAAATGATGATCTTTTGTTTAATCACTTTATTAATGTAGGTATTGCGGAAGGATACGTAGGCACCTCCGCATTCGATATAAACGCTTATAAGGAAGTATATAAGTATAAAAATAAAAAAGAGTTAGATAACGATATTGATTACTATATTGCTTATCTCACTTCTAAGTAAACTCTATGGGAGAATCATTATGATTCTCCCATTTTTTTTTGTTTTTAATTGATTTTTTATAAAAAATATTATATAATATAAATATAGGAATAAAATATGAAAGGTGTTTTTAATAAATGGTTAAATATATATATACAGATGGTGCTTGTAGTACCAATGGAGATTGGAGTGGCGGCTATGGTGTAGTTGTTACTAATGAAGATTCATCAATAATCTATCACACTGCCGCAGAATATACTGACAAAACAACCAACAATAGAGAGGAACTTAAGGCTATGATATACGCTCTTGATATCATTAACGATGATGACGAGTATATTATAGCGAGTGACTCCGCCTATGTAGTAAATACTTGCTGCAACTGGATTTGGCGGTGGTCTAAAAATGGGTGGATGAATAGTAAAAAGGTCACGGTAGAGAATATTGATTTAATCAAAATTCTATATAATTATCTTACCACAAAATTTTCTAAATGTCAAATCGTGAAAGTTTCTGGACATAATAATGTCGTTGGAAATGAAATTGCTGATAGTTTAGCTACTAATAATATGAAGAAATTTAATGATATCGTTGAAAAAAATGGTATTAAAATAATACAAAAGGAGAATTAAAATGGAGAAAGTAAAGGAACTTATTTTAAAAGAGATACCCACAGTAGAAGAAATAACATTTTCAAAAATTGCTAAAAATAACGGGGTAATATATCCCGCGTGTACAATTAAAGATAGTGTTAATAACACTTTTATCTCTAAAATTGTCTATTATGATGAAAATAAATCAGATGAAGAAATTGCGGCAAGCATTATAAAGATATATCTTAACGATAAGGAACCAAATATTGACATGGATTATATTAACAAGATTTTTAGTGATAAAGATTTATTCCTGTCAAAAGTAAAACCAATGTTAGTTGACTCAAGAAGAAATTCTGAACTATTTAAAATTATTCATCATATACATGAATATAATTTAGATTTGGATGTTATTTATTATATTGACCTTGGTTATGGTACAATTAAAGTTACCAAATCTCATCTTGATAAATTCTATAATTTATCATATAGAGATCTTCATAAAAATGCTATTAAAAATATTGAATATACAATACAGCCATTATCTGATGTATTAAGCGGAATTCCTTTGCCCGGTAGTTCGATACCAATATATGTAGTATCAAATAAGGACCGTCTTTATGGTGCAAGTTCAATGCTTAGTTTCTCTTGTATGAATAAAGTAAAAAAGATGCTTAATACAGATTCATTATTTATTCTTCCAAGCAGTATTCATGAAGTTTTGTGCATTCCCGCAGAGGGTCATACCGATGTAGAAGATATTCAGAATTTCAAGCAGATGATTGAAAGTATTAACAGAGAAGTTCTTTCAGAAGATGAGTTTCTTTCTAATTATCTTTATTATTACAAAAATTATAGTTTAAGAAAAATTTGACAAAATAAAAAATTTTTTGTATAATAGAATTATTGTAATAAATGATTTATTTTTAAGTTAAAGAAGGAGAAGATATGGGAAAATTATATGACGATAATAGTATTGAATCGCTTTCCCCGAGGGACTTTACCAGACTTAGACCTGGAGTTTATGCCGGTAGTACCGAATATAGTACCCAATTACTAATTGAAATTGTCTCTAACGCTATTGATGAATATGCTGCTGGTCACGGTAATGTCATTAATGTTGATTATCAGGATGATGGAAGTTGTAGAGTTGAAGATTTTGCTCAAGGTTTTCCTGTAAACGTAAAGAGAGATGATGGAGAAACTGTTCTTCAGGCTTCTTTTGATGTCCTTAATACTTCGGGTAAATTCTCTGATGATGGTGTATATGAAGGTACTGCATTAGGATTAAATGGTATCGGTAGTAAATTAACTAACTTTTTATCAAAGAGGTTAGTGGTAAATACTTATAGAGATGGACAGACTGAAAGAATTTGTTTTGAAGATGGTATTTTCCACAGAAGAGATTTAGGTAAACAGGGAGATGCTCACACTGGTACTATCGTAGAATGGACACCTGACCCTCAGTTTTTTACACATCCTGGAATAGATGTCGATAGAATTAAAAAACTTTTTAATGTCTTAACCTGTTTATGTAGAGGATTAACAATTAATCTTACTCATAATAGAAAAGATTTAATTTCATACTCTTCAAAAAATGGTCTAAATGACTTGGTTGATGATATCGTTAAGGATAACGAGATTATTAACAATAGACTTAATATAGATTATGAAGAGGGCAAAAATAAAATAGATTTTGTATTAACATATACTTCAAACTATTCTATGAATATGATAAGTTATGTTAACACAGGAGAGACTGATAGCGGTCCGCACATTACACAGATAAAAACTATAATAACAAGAGAATTTAACAAATTCTTTAAAGATAAAGGATGGTTAAAAGAAAAGGATAGTAACCTTGAAGGTGGAGATATTCAAGAGGGTATGGTTATAGCATTTAACATAACCGCACCTGGAATTAGCTATGATGCTCAGACTAAGAGTAGAATAGTTAAAATTGATATGACTCCTTTTACTTCTGTTATTGCGGAAAGCATACAGACTTGGCTTGCTGCAAACGAGAAAGATATAAAGGCAATATTTGATAAATCTATTAACGCACGTAAGGCAAGAGAGGCAGCTAAGAAAGCAAGGGACGCCGCAAGAAATATTAAGCCAAAAGAAAAAGGCTTAAAGGCTAAGATGGCGTTAAGCAATAAATTTATCGACTGCGTAAATAAAGACCCTAAGAATAGAAATTTGCTATTGGTAGAGGGATTATCTGCAGGTAGTTCGGCTATTGAGGCTAGAAATGAGAAAACTGACTGTATTTATATGTTAAGAGGTAAAATTGTTTCTCCTCTTAAGACTACTGTTGATAAGATTCTCGCAAACCAGGAAATGTCTGATATTGTAAAAGTAATCGGCGGCGGTTTTGGTCAGGATTTTAATGTTAATAAAATGAATTTTGATAAAATCGTAATTACTACAGATGCGGATTCCGATGGTGCCGATATCGAATTACTTTTAATAACTTTTTTCTTTACATATATGAGACCTCTTGTCGAAGCTGGTAAACTTTATAGGGCGGTTACACCGTTGTATATTGTTAGAACAGGTAAAGAAGAATTATACTTCTATACAGAAGAAGAAATGAGTGCATTTAAAGCAAATCATTCAGATGGTAGTTATGATATTCTGAGAGCAAAAGGATTAGGAGAACTTAATGCGGTAGATTTGCATAAGGTATGCTTTGAAAACCAGAGATTTAAGAAAATCACTATTTCAGATGCAAAAGAAACTCAGAAATTATTAGAGGTACTGCAGGGACAGGCGGTAGGTCCTCGTAAACAGTTTATCTATGACAATGCAGAACAGTTAGGTTTTAACTTCGATTAAACAATAAGTGAAGTCATCTTAACTGATGACTTCACATTTATTTGATTTTATTCAAAATTTTTATTATAATATTATTAGATTGAAAAAAGAAAGGAAAAATTAATGGATAACTTTATAACTGAAGTAGATATAATTGATGAGAGTAGAGAATCCTTTCTAACTTATAGTGCTGAAGTCTTAACTGACAGAGCGATACCAGCCGCAGAGGATGGACTGTTGTCTGCACAGAGAAAGATAATCTGGACAATGGAAGATTTTCTTAAAATGGACAACAAGAGTAAGACTAAAAAGTGTAATGCTATTGTTGGTAGCACACTTTCAACAAGTTATTTTCACGGCGATATAAGTTGTTATGGTGTACTTTGCAAAATGTCCCAGGAATATTTAATGAGATATCCCCTCATTACAGGTCAGGGTTCTCTTGGTACGCAGGAAAATAATGACATGGTTGCAAGTTCGAGATATACAGAAGCAAAGCCTTCAAAGTTTGCGGACTTGATGATGAATGATTTTAAGAAGAAAGTTGTTCCGTTAAAGGAGACTTATAATGGCGAGTATATGGAGCCGGTAGTTTTACCTTCATTGTTTCCAAATGCAATATGTAATGGTAGACAGGCTATTGGTATCTCTATGAGCCATAACTCTTTACCTCATAATTTAACTGAGGTATGTAATGGAATTATTGCTTATATTAAAAATAATAATCTTACTATTGATGAATTAATGGAATATATCAAAGGTCCAGACTTCCCTCTGGAAAATATAATCATTAATGGTAAGGATATTAAGTCTGCTTTTATGACAGGTCATTCCGCAGTTTCTCTTAAAGTTAGAGGAAAGTATGAAATTAATAAGCAGACAATTACTTTCACAACCATTCCTTATAGAACTTATAGAAATAAGATTAAGGAACAAATTGAAAAGAATATAGATGTTTTTGATAATTTACTTGCAGATTTTAATGATGAATCAAGTTTGGGTAAAAATAAACTTGTGTTTACTGTTAAACCTGGAGTTGAGCCTGAAAAGGTAGTTACTGAACTTTTTGCATTAACAGATTTGCAGTCATCAGTATCTTACAATATGAACTATATTGTCAATGGTACACCGAAAATGTGTTCTATGCTTGACTTGATTAAAGCATATGTTAATCATCAGATTAATGTATTGATAGCCGCAACAGAGTATGATAAAGATAAGGCAGAAAAAAGAGCGCATATTTTGGAAGGTCTCCTTATCGTTCTTGAAGATATTGACAAGGCAATTAAGTTAATTAGAGAATCGCTTGATTCGGCAGAAGCAAAAGTAAAGTTAATTGATGCTTTTAATCTGACAGAGGTACAGGCTAAAGCAGTTCTTGACATGAAGTTAAGTAGATTAACTAAACTCGATAGAGATGATATCTTAAAAGAACTTAAAGATAAAAAGGCTATTATTGAAGAATGTAATAAAATTATCAATGATGAACAGTATCGTGATACTAAACTCATTGAGAAAATTGAAAAATTAAAGGAAGTCTATGGTGATGAGAGAAGGACAACTATTCTTGATATGGAACTTCCGAAAACTTCTTCAAAGAAAAGTGTACCGCCGGTAAAGAAAGACCCCGTAGATGTAGTAGTAGTTACTACTCATAGTGGTCTAATTAAGAAGATTCCGGTATCATCTTTCAGAACTCAGTCAAGAGGAGGCGTAGGAGTTAAGACACTTGATAGCGCAATTATGTCTGCAATAAAGACTAACACCGAAGATATAGTAATGTTCTTCACAAATGGCGGCAAGGTGTGCAAACTGATTGCAGATAAGATTCCGGATGGCACAAATGCGGCAAAGGGTACTCCAGTTAGCTCTCTTATCAATCTTGATAAAGGAGATAATGTAATAGCAGTCACATCTTTACATAATAAGTCAATACCTAAATATATCATTTTCGTAACAAAAGATGGAATGATAAAGAAATCTCTCTTATCAGATTATATGACAGGTAGCAGAGGTGGTAATCTAATTGCTATTAAGCTTAAAGAAAATGATGCTGTTAAGCAGGTAATCTTCCAGGACGAAGAAGATATTATCATTGCAACAAAGAATGGTATGGGTCTTAGAGTTGCAACTAATGATATTACACCTGTTGGTAGAGTTGCTATGGGTATTAAAGGTATTAAGTTAGGAGAAGGTGATGAGGTAATTTCAGCATTACCTATCCATAAAGAAACTGATGATCTTGGTATCTTCTATGTAAATGGATGTGGTTATAAAAGAAAAATATCCGATATAACAGTTAGGACTAGAAATACAAAAGGTATGACGATAGGTTCTTCTGATATAGCTGGAATTGCAATGATATCAGATGAAGATAATTTGATTATCTCTGGTGATACAAATACTATATGTATTTCGGCAAAAGACGTACCTATATACACATCGGCGGCAGCAGGTGTTATACTAATAAAGAATAATAAAATTAAGTCTATAACAAAGATATAATGTGTAGATGGCGGGGATACCTCTTCCCGCCATCTTTTTTTGACTTTTTTTAAAATTTATGATATAATTATATTATACAATTTGTAAAAAAGGAGATATTATGAAAAATACAACATCATATTATTACATTTTTATTGCACTATTGTTTGGATTTTGTTTAGGTGTTTTTGCTAATTATGATATGACAAATCAGGCTCAACAGAAATTGTTAGATGCTCAAAAAGAACAGGTGAAAGAAGTAATTTATCTTGAAATACCTTGCTTTATTCAAGAAGATAGCGAAGAAGAGGCTCTTCAGAAAGAAGAAGAACTTTTTATGGCTTATTTTGATTTAAAGACAGAAGAAAATAGAGAATATTGGTGGCAGGGATATCAAATAATGGAGGAAACTCTTACAGTTAAGCCTTTACAGATAGAAGATGTTTTTTCTGAGGAAGATTTGGAATATTTCTATCGGTGTGTTGAAACAGAGACTTATGGTGCAGACTTTAATTCTAAAGTAAATGTAGCCAATGTAATTTTAAATAGACTATATGATGAAAAATTTGGAAATACTTTAAAAGATGTTATTACAGCACCTAATCAGTTTGCTTATAGTAGAACTACAATTAGTCTTTCAACAATCCAAGCTTGTGCTTATGCTTTTGAGATAGAAGATACTACTGATGGAGCTTTATTCTTCCATTCTGGTGCTTACACCGAAACCTTTAATGGAGCGTCTTATATCTTTACAGATTCAGTAGGACATCATTTTTATAAATAGAAATTATTTGATTTTTATAAAAAATTATTATATAATATTTATATATAATAAAAAAGGAAATAAATTATGCAGAAAATAAAAGAACTTATAGCAGAGTTAAATAATGCAAGTATGCTTTATTACAATGGTGAAGAATCACCGCTAACTGATAGAGAATACGATTTAAAATTAGACGAATTAAAGAGTCTTGAGAAAGAAGCTGGTTTTGTTTATAGTAATTCGCCTACTGTTAATGTTGGAGCAGCTCCAATTTTAAAAGGTATTGACACAATAGAAATTGTAGACAAACCAATGCTTAGTCTTGATAAAGTGCATACCGCAGATGAAATAGTTAAATTTTCTGATGGTTATGATTTAATCGCCTCTATTAAGTGTGATGGACTTTCAGTTCGTATAATTTATGAGGATGGTAAGCTCGTTTCCGCCAATACAAGAGGAAATGGTACAGTTGGTTCTGATATCACTAATCATATTAAGCATTTCTTAAATGTGCCTAATAATATAAATAAAGAAGGTATTTATATTATAGACGGAGAAGCTATAATTTATGATGATGATTTTAAAAAGATAAATATTAACAATGAGTTTAAAAACAATAGAAATACAGCAAGTGGTTCATTAGCGTTATTAGATATGTCTATTGTGGAGTCAAGACGCCTTAGTTTTATCGCTTGGGATGTTATTAAGGGCGGCAAGGCAGACTTTTATCATTATAACCTTGAAGAGGCGGCAGACCTTGGTTTTACAGTGGTCCCCGCACTTGCTCTTGATTGTACTAAAATTGAAGAGATAGAGGTTAATGAAATAAATAAAATTCTTCTTCAGGAGGCTGAAGAAAAAGGCATACCATGTGATGGAGTAGTATGGAAAATTAATGATATCAAAGCGGGAGAAGAAAAGGGTAGAACGGCACATCATTGGTGTAATGCTATTGCGTGGAAGCCGGAAAAAGAAGAATATTCTACTACTCTTGTTGATATTGATTATGATATATCTCGTAATGGTATTTTAACACCTGTAGCAATATTTACACCAGTTGAGATAGATGGTTCTACGGTTAGTCGTGCAAGTCTTCATAACTTATCAGTTATGGAAAATGTATTAGGAAACTCTCCTAAAAAGGGACAGGTAGTATATGTTTACAAGAGTAACATGATTATACCTCAGATATCTCATTCAGATGATATGAAATCTGGTGAAGATATTGAAAATGCTATTCCTAAGATATGTCCGGTATGCGGCAAGGAGCTTGAAATATCTATATCAGATAGTGGTGTTAAGGTATTAAAATGTGTTAATGAATTATGTACTTGTAGAGTTATAAATAAAATTGACCATTTTATATCTAAAAAAGCACTTGATATAAAAGGACTGTCAAGAGCAACTCTTGAAAAGTTTGAATCTGCTGGTTTTATATCTACATTGGAAGATATTTTCACTCTTAAAGATAAGGAGAAAGATTTGATTAATCTACGTGGTTTTGGAGTGAAATCTATAGGAAAACTTCTTGACGCTATTGAAATGGGCAAGAGCACAACCTTAGATAGAGTGTTATGCGGCATAGGCATTCCGCTAATCGGAGCAACCGCCGCAACCACAATCTCAAAGAAATTTAATGGTGATTATAATAAATTTAGAGAATTTGTAAAAGATTCCAACTCTACCTTTGAAACTATTGAAGGTTTTGGCTATGAAATGAATTATAGTTTAAAACATTTTAACTATGATGAATTGGATACTATTGTTAATAAATATCTTAATTTGGATATAGCAGACAATAAAAATAATGAAGATAATGGTGATAGTGTTAAAGGTATTACTTTTGTAATTACCGGTAAATTATCGCAGTCTCGGGATAAGATAAAATCACTCATTGAAAAAAATGGCGGCAAGGTAACTGGCTCAGTATCGTCTAAAACGAATTATTTAGTATGTAACACGCCTGAAGATACTACAAAATATAAAACCGCTATGAATCTTAACATTCCAATTATAAATGAAGAAAAATTATTTGAAATGTTAAAAAATTTTTGATATAATAAATATATAAAAGAGAATTATTTAAAATAAAAAAATGACTAATAATTCTTTTAGATATAACTTATATAAAATAAATAATTAAAAAATTCTTAAAGGAGAAAAAAAATGGCAAAGAAAGCATTAACAGAAAAGTCACTCAAGGTACTTGAGTTCTTAAAGGAGCATGATGGAGAAAACCTTACAGCAGCAGATATCGCTATCGGTATGGGTCTTGCAGATAAGGATGACGAGGCTTCAATGAAAGCTGGTACACAGTCTATTAACGGTACAGTTACAGGTGGACTTCAGAAGAAAGGTTACACACGTAGAGTTCCCGCAACAGCTACACTTGAAGATGGTACAACTAAGGCAGTTAAGATTATCGAGCTTACTGACGAGGGAAGAGCTTATGATCATCAGGCAGCAGTTGCTGAAGATGCAGCATCAGCTGAGTAATATTAAGTAAGTTTTAGGTTATTCTAAAAGTTTAAAGGGCTAGAGTAATAACATCTAGCCCTTTCTTTTTAAGAGGACTATAATGGTAGTTTTAGTTTTAACCCTCGTAATTATCGTATTAATAATATTACTGGTTCACAATAACTACCGCAAGGTAAAAATTGAAACAGTAAATAATGAAATAATACAAAAAAATAAAGAACTTTATAGCCATTTTGAAAAATTGAATCAAGAGAAAAATGGCGTTATACAAGATATAAATAAATTAAAAAATGAAGAAAATGAAATCCTTACTCATATTGACAGTTTAAGTCAGTCCGCGACAAAAATTTATGAAGATAAAGTAGCTGCGGCGGAGCAAGCTTTTTCTAATTATAAGGATAATCTTCAGAATAAGTATGATTCTGTTAAAGATGAATATGAAAACCTGGAGTTATTGTTAAAAAATGCTTATGATAATAAGCAAATGGATTTAATAAAAGAAAAAGAAAATATTGAAAAAGATATACAAAAAATAAAATCGAGTAGGGAAGCATTTATAAAATCTCAGTTAAGAGAGAAAGAAATTAAAGAAAAACAAGATTTTTATTGTTTACAGGTATCAGATGAAGATAAATCGGATATTGCAAAACTTGAAAATCTGAAAAAATCTTTTAATAAACCTCGTGTAATAAGTATGTTAATTTGGCAAACTTATTTTCAGAAAAACCTAAAGGCAAAGGCAGCAAATATACTTGGTTCCAAAACGGTAACAGGTATTTATAAAATAACAAATATAGTTACTGGAGAATGCTATATCGGGCAAGCTATAGACGTAGCTACCCGTTGGTCTGAGCATGCCAAGTGCGGTTTAGGTATTGATACGCCCGCCGCAAATAAGTTATATAAAGCTATGCAAGAATATGGCTTAACTTCTTTCTCTTGGGAGTTGTTAGAGGAATGCCCGCAACCGCAATTAAATGAGAAAGAAAAATATTATATTTCTCTTTATGATTCTTGTAACTTTGGTTACAACACATCAAAAGGAATAGGAAAATAAAAATAAGAATAAATAAAAGGAGCTTTTATATAAGATGGATTATAGAGAAATAATGAAAAATTTTGAAAATGAATGTTTTAAAACGGAAAACACTTTTACTGCTATTGTAGACTTTAAAAGTAGTGCAAGAAGAAATATCTATGTAGACGACATCGAAGAGGGTACCGGAGAAGGTGTTGAAGCTATGATAAGGTTTTACAATATAGAGGATGATGAAGCTGGTATTCCTATTGAAGATAGAGATCCGATTAAGGTTTATATTAACTCTAACGGAGGTCTTTTATCTGAAACTTTCATAATGATAGATGCTATTAATATGTCAAAAACTCCTGTTTATACTATTTGTACGGGCACTGCATATTCCGGAGGATTCTTTACTTTTATTTGCGGACATAAACGATTTGCATATCCTCACTCATCATTCCTTTTCCATGAGGGATCAACTTCAACAGGTGGAACCGCAGGACAGTTTGCTAATTATGCTTCTTTTTATAAACAGGAGTTAGGAAAGTTAAAGGATTTGGTAATTGAGAAAACTGGAATTGATGAAGCTAAATATAATGAGATTCAGAAAGATGATTTCTGGATGGATGCGAAACTGGCAAAAGAACTTAATGTAGTTGACGTTATTACACAGGAGTTTATTTAAAATGAAATTTGAAAATACTGCGGTTTGGGGATTTGAGCATGCCATTAGAGGTATGCGGAATCCCAAAGAAAGCTGGAATAAAATAGATAGCGATTTTAACAATAATGTTATCGGACCTAATGACTTGAAACTTATGCAGACTCTTATTAAAGCAGGACCTGAACATCGTAAGTTTATGCGTCAAATTTTCGTTTCTGTTGATATAACGGCACCGTTATATTGGTGGAAGGAATTCGATACTTATAAAGTGGGTACAGTAGCGAACAGTACCAGTACGATGCATAAATTAACTTCAAAACCTATCACCTTAGACTGCTTTGAAACGGATGATTATAATGGCGATTTAATTGCGTATAGTAGAGAACCTTATAATATTGACATGTCGGTAGATGAGTGTGTTAAAGATGAAATCATTGAGTTTTGTGAGACACTTAGGCAGAGATACCTTAAAACCAATGATAAAAGATATTGGAAAGAACTTGTAAGGTGGCTGCCGCAAGGTTGGTTACAGACTCGTACTGTAACTATGAATTATGAAAATTTACTTGCAATATGTTCAAAAGGACAGCGAAGATTTCATAAACTGACAGAATGGTCTATAGCTTTTATAAACTGGGCAAGGACACTCCCTTATGCACAGGAGCTCATTTTTATTGACGAGTTAGAGGAAAAATAACAAAATGGAAGAAGTACAAAAGATTTATATTTTAACCTATATAGATTATGAAATGGAAGTTAAATATCCGAAAATACCAGATTGTTGTGTATCTTGCTTTAAATCTTATGAGGCGGCAAAGCAAAAATTAGAGTATTATGTATCAACGGATATTAGAGGTTTTTATTTTGATATAATTAGAGAAGAATCATTTGAAGATGAAATTTTACATAAATATTGTATTAAATTAATTAACTCTAAAGATAATAAAAATTATCGTATGTATACAATAGAGGAAAAAGCACTGCTTGAAGAAGAATAAATTTGATTTTTTATAAAAATAATGTTATAATAATTATATATATAATATAAAATTAAATTAAGAAGGAGTAAAGAATGAGTAAAGAAAAGTTTATTAATGAAGTTGAGAGTTTTATTAAGCAGGGTTATGAGTTCTCCGCAGATGCTATGGAGTATTTCGAGGCGATTAAGAATGATAAGTTTGAAGCTCCAGTTGAAAAGAAAGGGCTTACACAGAAGAGCCGTGATTTGCTTATTGTTATGAGAGACAATCTGGAGCAGTTTGATAATATTTTCGCCACTAAGAAAATTAGTGAGGTTACAGGAATTCCGTCAAGATCCATTTCTGGTTCGATGCGTTCTCTTGTAACAAAAGGATATGTTGAAAAGGTTTCCGCAGAGCCTGTACTGTATGCACTTACAGAGAAGGGCAAGACTGAAACTGTGGAAGAGTAAAAATTTGACATTCTAAGAAAATTTTGGTATAATTATATTATAGTGAAAAAATAAAATAAAATAAATAAGGAGAAATATTTATTATGAGAAAAACGATTAATAAAGAAACAGTTAGCGGTAGGGTTTATGAACATAAGCTTGTTGTTAAGCAGGTAAAGAACCAGAATTCAGAGAATTTTGGTAAAGATTTTATTAGTGGTACTATTGATGTTGCTACTGACGAAGATTGTCTTAACATTGTAACAGTTCATTTCACTTATGTTACACCTACGACTAAGACAGGTTCTGCAAATACTACATTCGCAGCACTTAAGAAGATTATTGATTCAGGTAAGACTGTTGTAGCTGACGGCAAGGATGAAGCAACAATGGTTACAATTAATACAGCTCTTGATCTTAATGATTTCTATACAGATAGAGATGGTAATGAGACACTTGTATCTGCAAAGAGAAATGAGGGCGGTTTTGTTACAATCGTTAATAAGCTTGATGCTGATGAAACAAAGAGAAATACTTTCGAGTTTGACTTCCTCGTAAATGGTACTCGTCTTGTTGAAGCTGATGGTGAGAATGTTAAGGAAGATTACCTTGTAGTTAAAGGTGGTATTTTTAACTTTAGAAATGCTATTCTTCCTGTTGAGCTTATCGTTAAGAGTGCTGGTGGTATTAAGTATTTCGAGTCTCTTGAAGTTAGTCCTAAGAATCTTGTATTTACAAAAGTTTGGGGTAATATTAACTCTGAAACTATCGTAAGAACAGTTGAAGAGGAAACAGCTTTTGGTGAGCCTAGTGTAAAAGAGTATTCTCGTTCTATTAAGGAATGGGTTATTACTAAGGCAGCTAAGGAGCCTTATGAGATTGGTGACGAGGAAAACGGAATCACAACAGAGGAAATCGAGAAGGCTCTTAGTGATAGAGAAGTTGCACTCGCAGAGAATAAAAAGAAACAGGATGAGTGGAAGGCAGCACAGGCAGTAACTAATCCTACAACAGCTCCCACAGGAGCAACTACAGCTGCGGCAGGTGGCTTTAATTTTTAATTAAAACATAAAAAATCTTTCATACCGATAAAGATATAGGGGAAACTGATGTTTTCCCTTATATTTTTCTTCGGGGTGTGTTCAATAGAAAAATGAAATTGAAAATTGGTTTTGAAAAATTTTGAAAGGATTTTTTGGATATGGCAAATTTTGATATTGATGATTTATTAAACCTGGAACCTTCTACAATTAGTAGGGATTTATCTGGATATATTACATACATATATGGACCGCCTAAGGTTGGTAAGACCACATTAGCAAGAGATATGAAATCACTTATTATCGCTTGTGAGGATGGTACTAGGGCATTAACAGGAGCTTATGTACAAAAAGCAAAGAGTTGGGCGGATATCCGTAACCTTATGAGATTTTGTAAGGATGAAAGAGTTAAAGAGAAGTTTAAGAGTTTTGCGATTGATACTGTAGACGTTGCCGCATCTTATTGTGAGAAGTATGTCTGCAACCAGCTTGGCATTTCTACTCTCGGTGAAGGCGGATGGGCTAAGAACGGTTGGGCTACTTTTAAGAAAGAGTTTGAAGAAGTATTCCGTACTATAACAATGGAAGGCTATGCGGTTTTATTTATTAGTCATGATAAGACAGAAGAAGTAACAAGACCTGATGGTTCTAAGTATACTAGAATTGTTGCCACTGCTAGTTCGTCAGTAAATAACATCATTAAAAATATGAGTGATATCATTACATATGGATATTTTGATCCTATTACTCAGGAAAGATATATGATGCTTCGTTCATTAGACGGTATGGCGGATGTTGGTTGTCGTTTCCAGTATATTGAACCTAAGATTCTTTTCGGTTATGATAATCTTGTAAAAGCACTTAATGATGCTATCGACAAGGAAGCAAGTATAAACTCTGGTAGTGTTGTTGATAAGAAAATTGAAAAGGCTAATAAGGAACTTGATTTTGACGAACTAATGACAGAATTTAGCAATATTATAGCTAATATTCCTGGTTCTACAGACCCTAATCAGACAACTGAAGATGGTAAAAAGTTTGTATCTTATTGGCAGCCAAGAATTGTTGAAATTACAACAAAATATCTGGGTGCAGAAAAGAAAGTATCTCAATGTACTAGAAATCAGGTTGAGCAGTTAAGCTTGATAGTAGATGAGTTAAAAGAGATAACAAAGATAAAATAATAAAGTATAAAAAAGAATAGGGAGACAATAGTCTCCCTTATTTTTTGACTTTTTATAAAAAATATGTTATAATTATATTATAAGAATAAAGGAGTGTAATTTATGGCTAAACATATAATTAAATGTGCCGTTTGTGGTGAATCGTTTGATACAAATGAAATTCAAGCGGTACGTTATGGCGTTCGCCGTTATGCTCACTATGACTGTTATCCGCAAGGTGAATTAGTACCAATAATAGAGAGTAAAAGAAGTAAAAAAGAAGAGACTAAAGAAACAAAAGAAAAAGACCCAGATTTAAAAGCTCTTATGGATTATATTAACCAATTATTTGGTGATAAATGTAATTGGGCAATGACTCAGAAATATATTAAAAAGTTTAGGGAGGAAGATAATTATAGTTATTCGGGAATCCTTAAATCTTTAATATATTTTTATGAGGTTAAACATAACCCGATAGATAAGGCAAAAGGATCAATAGGAATTGTACCTTTTGTTTACCAGGATGCTTATAATTATTATTATTCTGTTTACATGGCTCAACAGAATATGCAAAATGGAACTGTTAATAAAGATAATGTAGTTGAAAAAACTATAAAGATACCTAAATCTAAAGGTATTCTTAAAAGATTATTTAAAATAGGAGTAGATGAATAATATGAAATCATCAAAATATATAGATACTGCGGCGGTAGCTCAAATTATTGGCTGCATTTATAAAAATCCTAAATTACTTGATTTAACAGATAAATATCATTTTTTAGAGCAGGACTTTCCTAATAGTTTTCTTAGAAATATATTTGGTACTATTTCGAATATATATCAATTAGGAGCTTCACAGATAACACTAAATGCTATTGAAGATTATTTAGCACAGAGACCGAAGGCAGAAGCTGAATATAAGGTAAATAAAGGTGCTGAATATATTTTAAATTGTGCAGAAAATGCGAACCCTAACACTTTTAATTATTATTATAATAGATTAAAGAAAATGACTTTATTCAGGGGATACGAAAGTTTAGGAATGAATCTGGACTGGTTATATGACCCTGATAATATTTTAGATAGTAAAAAGAAACAACAGCAAGAAGATTTTATAGATAACACTTCTCTGGCGGAAATAGCTAATCGAATTAATGACAAAATAGAAGCTATAAAGATGCAGTATGTAGAAGAGTTGGAAGATAATGGTTGCCAAATTGGTGATGGTGTAGAAGATTTGCTTGAAAGATTAAAGCAAACTCCATCATTAGGTTATCCACTTTATGGTGATTATATCAATACTGTAACTAGAGGAGCCCGCTTCGGTAAGTTTTTCTTAAGGTCTGCCGCAACAGGTATTGGAAAATCTCGTAGTATGATAGGAGATGCTTGTTTCATTGGCTGTTCTCAGATGTATGATTTGGAACATAATAAGTGGATAACGATAGGCGCAGGTCAACCAACACTTTATATCGCAACAGAGCAAGACCTTGAAGAATGTCAAACAATGTGTATTGCATTCCTATCTGGAGTTGATGAAGAGCATATACTTAAAGGTGAATATTATGCAGGAGAGTGGGAGAGAGTTCAGAAAGCATCTCAGTTATTAAGACAGAGTAAGATATACTTTGAGTGTATCCCAGAGTTTGACTTAAAAACTATTAAAGCTATAATCCTTAAACATATAAGAGAACATCAAACACAATATGTTTTCTTTGATTACATTCATTCTTCTGCTTCTATCTTAATGGAAGTAGATGGCAAATCTGCAGTTAGTGGATTAAAAGAACATAATATATTGTTCTTACTCTCATCTGCTTTAAAAGATATTGCTGTTCAGAATGATATATTTATTCTTTCTTCTACACAGTTAAATGCTCAGTATACAGAAACTGAAACTCCTGATCAGAACTTACTTAGAGGTTCTAAGGCTATTGCCGATAGAATTGATGTAGGTATGATATTAATGGAAGTAACTAAAGAAGATAAAGAAAAATTGGCTCCATTTATTAAAAAGAATAATTTTACAATGCCTAATATAAAATTAAGTATCTACAAAAATAGACAGGGTAGATATAAGGGAATGTATTTATGGATGAATGCGGATAGGAGTATTTGTAGATTTAATCCAATATTTGCTACAGACTGGAATTATGGTATTATAGAAATGGAGAATTTAAAAATTAAAGTTGAAGAAGAGGGGGCATTTTAATAAACATGGATAAAGAAACTTGTATCGAATATCTTCGAATTCTTCAAGGTATGATAGAATGGGAATATAGTATGGATTTCTGTGTAGCCCTTGATTATGCGATAGATTATTTAGCTGAGGAGAAAACTGATGAAAATTGAATTAACATTACCCGATTCCTTAATTCACTCTTTTAACTATGATAAGTTTAATGATTTAATGACAACTTTAGAGCAAGATGCATTTCTTGCGGATGATAGTTATGAAAGCGTAATGATAAAACAATTAAAAGATAGTTTTCAAAAGGCGATTATATTATAAAGAAAGGAAAAATATAAATGGATAGAAATTATGCAGTAGGTGGACTTAAATGTCTTAAAAAAAATAATCAGCTTTTTTCTGACATATATAATTTTGCAATAAAAAATATTGAATCTTGGGAAAATTTTCAAGAGACAATAAAGGTAATGCTTTCCCAATGTGAAAGAGATTCCGCAGAATATAAAACCTATAATACAGTTTTAGAAGTTATAGATTATTTTATGGAAGAAATGGATAATATTTAATGGGTTATCAATACGATAAAGATAAAATTAAACAAGAGCTAACAATAAATCAAGTAGCGGATTTTGTTGCGGAGTTAGGCGGGGAACCGATAGAGAGAAATGGTATCTTAGTTTGCAAAACTATCTGTCATTGCGGGCAGCATCATAAACTCTACTACTACCCTAACACAAACTTGTTTAAATGTTATACTGAGTGTGGCGATACCTTTGATATCTATGACTTGGTAAAAAGAGTTAAGAGTAAAGATAACGTTAAATATAGTACAGCTAAATCTATTCATTATGTAGCCCAATATTTTGGTTATAGTCCAGATGTAGCCTTTGAAGAAGACGAAACTGATGAAGAATTAAATAAATATTGGGCGGTATTTAATTCATACGATAGAATTAAAGATATTAATAAAGAAACTCAACAGGTAGAGTTAAAATTTTACGATGATAATGTAATAAAAAATCTTCCAAGACCAAGATTATTAAATTGGGAATCGGAGGGAATAACAAAAGAAATCTGTGATTATCACAATATTTGCTATGACCCTAAGAATTGTGGTATAGTTATACCACATTATGATGAAAATAATAATCTTATTGGTATAAGGGAAAGAACTCTTATAACTGAAAATGCAGAGCGATACGGGAAGTATTTGCCCGCCCGCATCAATAATGTAATGTATAATCATCCTTTGTCTTTTGCTCTATATAATTTAAATTGGAGCAAAAATAATATTAAAAAGATTAAAAAGGCTATTGTTTTTGAATCCGAGAAAAGTTGTTTGCAATATGCATCAATGTTTGGGAGAGAAAATGATATATCAGTAGCCTGTTGCGGAAGCTCGTTAATTAGTTATCAAGTAGAGTTATTAAAAAATAAAGGCGTTAACGAAATTATTGTAGGTTTTGACCATGACTTTACTGATTTAACAGAAAAGACTGCAAAGAATATTATAAAAAAATATAAAAATATTTATTTAAAATATGGCAATTATATAACAATTAGTTTTATATGGGATAGAAATAATCTTACTCCGTATAAAGCTTCACCTACAGATTGCGGGAAGGAGATATTTTTGACATTGTTCAAAGAAAGAGTTAATTTATATGAAAATTAGATGTTTAACAAAAGAAGCAAAAAGAAATCCAAAAGAACAAATATTAATTAATAGGGGAATAACTGATATCAGTTATTTAGAAAATACAGATAGTCATATCAATTCATGCACTGCTTTTAATGAAGATTTACTTAAAGCGGGAGCCAAGATGCTTTTATCACACATCGCCGCAGAAGATAAGGCTTTTATCATAGTTGATAGTGACTGCGATGGATTTACAAGTTCAGCCATTTTGATAAATTATTTGTATGAAGTTGTACCCGCATGGGTTCACTGCTTTCTTAAGTGGGGTATGCATGAGGGTAAACAACATGGTCTGAATGACTTTGTTGATAGATTAGAGAATAGCGATTATAAGTTAATAATCTGTCCGGATTCAGCAACGAATGATATTGAAGCAATAGAAAGGCTTCATAATAAAGGCATAGATGTCTTAATACTAGACCATCACTTGTCGGATGTTCCTATGAGTCCTTATGCGGTAACTATAAATTCTCAATATGATTATCCTAATGTATTCCTATCTGGTGCGGGAGTTGTTTACCAGTTTTGTAAATATTTGGATAAGATAAGCACTCAAAACATAGCAGATATGTTTCTTGACCTTACCGCACTTGGTAATATGGGTGATATGATGAGTATGACTTCTCTTGAAACAAAAGAATTAATTCTAAAAGGTTTTAAGGAGTGTAATATTAGAAATCCGTTTATTGAAGGTATGAGTAGAAAACAAGAATTTTCACTTAGTAAATCTGACTATAAGCCTTCTAACAATAATGATTTATTATTTACACCATTCGGTGCCGCATTCTTTATTGTTCCTTTTGTCAATGCTATAAACAGAAGTGGAACAATGGAAGAGAAAGAATTGATTTTTAACTCTATGTTAACTATGAAAGCATTTGAGTTAATTCCTTCTAACAAGAGAGGGCATAAGTTAGGCGAAACTGAAAGAGTTTTAGACCAAGCGTTAAGAACTTGTACTAATGTCAAGAATAGACAAACAAGAGTACAAGATGCAGGAATGGAACTTTTGGAACAGTATATTCAAAAAGATGATATGTTGAAACATAAGGTTCTTGTTTTTAAACTTGCGGAAGGCGAGATAGACCGTAACGTAGCTGGTTTATGTGCTAATAAGATTATGGCGACATATCAAAGACCTGTATGTGTAGTTACTAAGACTAATGACGAGTATGTTGGGTCTATGCGAGGATATAATAAAACTGGACTTGCAAGTTTTAAAGAAATTGCGGAAACTTCTTCCGCATGTAATTGGAGTAGAGGCCATGAGAATGCCGCAGGTATAAGTATTAGTAATCCAGATGCTTTTGTTAAAGATATGGATGAAAAATTAGCTAATATTGAAACTGATATAGTTTATTATGTTGACTATTGTTGGGAACAAGACGAAGTTAATGGAGATACAATATTAGCACTATCAGAAATGAATGATTATATTGGTACTGATTTTGATAGACCTCTTGTTTTTATCTCAAATATAAAAGTTGATGATAGTAATTTAAAAGTAATGAAAGGAAATACTTTAAAGATTACTTTACCTAATGGTATTGATATTATTAAATTTGGTGGTACTGATGAAGAGATTGAACAATGGAGTAACGGTACTATATTAAATATGGTATGTAAATGTAATAGAAATGAATGGAATTGGCAAGTAAATCCTCAACTTGAATGTGTTGATTATGAGGTTTATGAACCTTCAAATCAAAATAATGTTAATGATGTATTGAAATTATGGAATTTTTAAAAGGAGAAAGAAAATGGCACTAATAGGAGCTATATTAGGAGATATAAGTGGTTCGCAATATGAATTTACACGTTTAAGACCTAAAGATTTAGATTGGCAGCATGTTCCACTTTTTACAGATAGATGCAGGTTTACAGATGACAGTCTTTTAAGTATTGCTACTAAAGATGCAATTTTAAAGAATCCCGATAAGCCTGATTTTCAAACTGCTTATTATGAGTTTGGTAACAAGTATTCTAAGTGCGGTTTTGGTGGTAAGTTTAGAGAATGGCTTCAGTCATCAAATCCGCAACCTTACGGATCATTTGGTAATGGTTCTGCTATGAGATGCTCTTTTATTGGAGAGTATTATGATGATATAAATGAAGTTACCGAAAAAGCAAAAATGTCAGCAGAAGTAACTCACAATAGTCCCGAAGGTATTAAGGGAGCTTGTATTACTGCTGTTTGTGTATGGGCGGCAAGGCATGGAAAAACTAAAGCTGAGATTTTCGATTACGTTAAACGATTTTATGGAGACTCGCAAAAATATAAATATCCTATTACTTATACATTAAAGACAATACGTCCTGTGTATAGATGGGATGTTACCTGTCAAGGTTCAGTACCTCCTGCGGTAAGATGCTTTCTTGAGGCAGATAATTGGGAAGGATTTATGCGAAACGTAATGTCTCTTCCTTGCGATTTAGATACTCTTGGAGCTATAGGCGGCGGAATGGCAGAGGAATTTTTTAAAGGCACTGGTCAAGATTATTTAGCGATTCTCGAAAGGTACTTGCCGCAAGAGCTGATAGATATTGTTTTAAAATAAAATTTTTGATTTTTATAAAAAATTATGCTATAATTTTTATATAAAATAAAAAAGGAGAATATTTATGCCTAATAATATCGGATATTTAACTGCCGCTACAGATAAAGCTTCTGATGAAACTTATACTCCGGCTTATGCAATTTATCCATTGATTAAATATATTGATAAAAATAAAATAATATGGTGTCCTTTTGATGAAGAGGATAGTGAATATGTAAGAATATTTAGAGAAAATGGTAATACAGTAATTGCCACTCATATTTTTAATAACCAAAATTTCTTCACTTATGAGCCTGAAAAATATGATATAATTATATCTAACCCACCTTTTAGTATTAAAGATGATATCCTTAAAAGGTTAACTGAATTAAATAAACCTTTTGCAATGTTATTACCATTGCCTACCTTACAGGGACAAAAAAGATTTAATTATTTAAAAAATACTCAAGCCTTAATTTTTGATAAAAGAATTAATTATTTTAAGAATAAAGAAACGAAAGAAATTGTAAAAGGAGTAGCATTTGCGAGTATCTATATTTGTAAAGATTTTTTACCTAAAGATTTAATTTTTGAAGAATTGGAAATGAGAGAATAAAATGGAATTAACAAATAAGCAAGAAGCCGGTTTGGCGGAAGTGTTAAGAAAATATCATAATCATGATAAGTATGCAGTTATCTCAGGGTATGCGGGATCGGGCAAATCGACATTGGTAAAGTTTATAATTGAAGCGTTAGATGTCGAAAAAGATAAAGTCGCATATGCTACTTTTACAGGTAAAGCCGCCGAAGTACTCCGCAAAAAAGGTAATCCTAATGCTATGACTTTATGTAAGTTGTTATATGAAAGTATTCCTAAAAGGGGTGGCGGTTTTTTCAGAATACCGAAAACAACACTTGAATATACCGTGATAGTGATAGACGAAGTGTCAATGGTACCCAAGACAATGATAGATATGCTGCTTAAACATAAGGCATTTTGTATTTTTCTAGGGGACCCTTGCCAGTTACCGCAAATAGATAAAAAGGAATCTCATACACTTTTGGATAAACCGGATATATTTTTGGATGAAATTATGAGACAAGCACAAGAGTCAGAGATTATTCGGTTAACAATGGATATTAGAGAGGGTAAATCCATATCCTATCAAAAAGGTAACGAAGTAATGGTAATACCTAAATCTGAATTAGTAACAGGACATTTAACATGGGCTGATCAGATTATTTGTGCTACGAATAGAACTCGTATAAATTTAAATAATCAGACGCGGCAACTCTTAGGTTATAAGGGATTGCCTCAAACGGGAGATCGCATGATTTGCCTCAGAAATTATTGGGAGGATATTAGTGATTCTGGATCGGCATCTTTAGTTAATGGAACTACAGGAATTATTCAGAATCCATTTGAGACTTGGATAGAAGCTCCACGATATATAAAAATGAAAAATCATAAAATGCCGGTTATACAAGGTTCTTTTATCGCAGATGATGGTGAAACTTATTCAGCAGTGGATATGGATAAATATATGATAGAAACGGGAGAGCCTTTCCTTGATTGGCGAGAGTCTTATGCTCTTGGGCGATTAAAGATGAAAATAGGTGATATTATTCCAAGACAATTTACATATGGCTATGTAATAACTGGGTGGAAGGCACAAGGATCTGAATGGGATAAGGTTTTAGCAATAGAAGAAAATTTTCCTTTTGATAAAGAAGAACATATAAAATTTTTATATACTATTGCCACTAGAGCTAGCAAGAAATTAGTCCTATTAAAAAACACCCAATAATTTTTATTTTAATTTCAACGAATTTTTTGGGACAAAAGCATATAATCTTTTCTTTATAAAAATTATATTTATATAGAAAAGTAAATATAATTTTAAGAAAAGGAGAAATATTTATGAAAGAAATACCTGTTGGCAGGGCAAAAAATCTTATAGGTCAAAAATTTGATCATTTAACAGTTTTATTTAGGACAGAACCTCCAGAGGACAGTAAAAAGAAAAAGGATACATGGTGGGCTTGTCAATGTGACTGTGGGAATGAGGAATTAGTTAGAATTAGAGGAGATAGATTTAAAAGTGAATCTAATTTTTCTTGTGGGTGTGCATTTGAAAAAACTGGACGAAAAATTGATGATTATATTCAAATAGGAAATAAATATGGTAAATGGAAAGTATTAAAATTCAAAGGTGTTATAAATACTCATGCGACATATTTATGCCAATGCGAATGCGGAAAAATACAAGATATGAAGGGGGCAGACTTAAAATTTAGAGAAAAGAAAAATTGTGGTTGTATTAATTGTAGTAAAGGAAATACTTTAGATATTACCGGACAGAGATTTGGAAAATTAATAGCATTAGAGCCTACTGAAAAAAGACGCGGTAGCAACGTTATTTGGAAATGTCAATGTGATTGTGGTAATATTTGTGAAGTTTCTTTAGGAAACTTAAGAAATGAAGATACTAAATCATGTGGTTGTATAGGTTTATCTTATGGAGAATTCTGTATTCAAGAAATATTAAATGATAATAATATTTCTTATACTGTACAAAAAAGTTTTGATAATTGTAGATTTTCTAGTAATTATAAAGCTAAATTTGACTTTTTTGTAAATGATAAATATATTATAGAATTTGATGGTGAGCAACATTTTAAATATAGGTTTGAAAATAATTATCATGGATGGAATAATAAAGATAATTTCTTAATTACTAGAGAACATGACTTAATTAAAAATAAGTATTGTTTTGATAACAATATTCCTCTTATTCGTATTCCATATGACGCAGAATATGATTTAAATGACCTTAAACTTGAAACAACAAGATTTTTATTAACACCAGAAAATGAGGAAGAATATTATGCAAAAAGAAGTTAGTATTTATGATATACAATATTCTGTTAAAAATAATAAAGTATATTTTAAAAGTAAAGAAAAAATAGGAACTCTTAATTTTAATTATAATTATCATTATGATGATATAGAAGATAAAATTTTGTCTTGTGATGAAAAATATAAAAATATATATGATAAAATGCAAATAGATAATACTTATTATCTTATAGAAGAAAATCCTTGGAATATTATAGGAGTTATTTCTTTGCATAAAGGATATATTTTTATAGACTGCGCAGAACATGATGATAGGGTAATTATTAAAACGGCTTTTCCAGATAAAAATTGCAATACTGTAAAATAACAAAAGGAGAATTAAAATGGCGGGCGTAGGGTCTAGTTCAAAGTAACTTCAGACGCACGTCCGCATTTTATATTATTTGATTTTTATTTAAAAATATGTTATAATATTTATATAAAATAAAAGGAGAATTAAAAATGGATGAATGTAAAATGCTAAAAAATATGGCAGATTATTATATGAAAAGAGATGAACATGAGAAACACCTTAAAGGATATATATTTGATTCTCTTGTTTATCGTTATCAATTAGCTCTTCATAAGGCTATCCTTTATGACCATAAAGATAAACCTATTTATTCTGATGATTTTCAACGTATTTATAATAGAGACCTTAGAAGATTTATTGAAATTTTAAATGAAGCAATAGGAGAGCATGACTAATGACAGAGGTAAAAAGAACAGAAAGAGGATGGGCGGGGCATTACATTTGTAGCGCGGACTGCTCCTTCCGCAGAAATACTTTACTTGAATATGGCAATAAGAAATGGATAATTTCTACTGTTGGATGTCAAGTTGCAAGGCATGAATGCTTACCATATTATAGAAAAGGCGATATTATCGCAATAGGATATCAGAGATGGTACGAAACTATGGCATTTGAAGCTGAGAATATTGATGGTTATTTAGATGCGGATGTAACAAAGCCAATTCAATTTACTAGTGACTGGGGTATCTGGGGAGAAAAATGGTCAAATGTATTAGAGAGATATAATAACCTTCCCGATTTAGCAGCTAATGATATGCACGAAAAAGTTGTTGAAGAATTAACGGAAAAGATTAAAGGAGAAATTTAATGTTTAAGAATTATAGTGATTGCAAGCATTGTGTTCATACTTCTGTATGTCAATATAAATCCATATTAAAAGAATCTTGTGATAAAATTAAAGATCATTGGGATAATCTTGCTATTCCAGAGATATTTAAATTAGAATTAGAGTGTAAAGAATATGAAGCTAATGAAAAAATTAGAGATAGTAGTCCTAACTCATGGTTTTAATTAAGGGAGAAGATTAAAGAATAAGGTGATTAAAAATGAAAAATATTGAATATGAAATTGAATTAATTAACAATATTATCAAAGAGAGTGTAATACATGGCGGAGACGCTGGGGGTGCTTATTTTAGTAATACTAAAAAAGTTTATTCGGTAATTCAAGAATGGTTAAATTATCATGATTTAAGTGATATTTATATAGTAAACGATCAAAAGTGTTATGATTCAGAAGGGTGTTATGACACTTACCCCCAGATAGTTTGTAAAAAGGGAGATGTATAAATGTATAGATTAGTAGAAGAAGATAAGTTAAGAAGATTAATTGAAGGAAATATGCTTTATGATGAACTTTGCGCTCAAGGAATAGATAATTGGGTTGGATTTGAATACGTTAACTTCCCAGATATAGATGAAATTGAAATAGAGTTAAATAAATATGATAAATTTGAGGAGGGCGATAATTAATGGAAATAGGGATAAATAAAAGTGATTTAAAAGATATTGACTATATTATAAACCATTTTGTAGAAAATAATAAACATGGAACAATCTCTATCCCTTCATTAGTTTTTTGTTTACAAAAATTAATAGATGGAAGAGATGAATTAGCAGAAGCATTAAAAGAAGAAGATGATTAAAAATGGGGAAATAATTTTAATTCTTTTTGGAGGAGATTAATATGATACTTAGTTTATATCCACAATTTCAAAGATGGAGTGCCACAGGTTCGGTTTATATAGTATCAGATACGCACTTTGATGATGCCGATTGCAAACTTATGAATCCGAATTGGATCACTCCAGAGGAGCATATGGCAATACTTAAAAAAGAAATACATAAAGGTGACACATTAATTCACCTTGGCGATGTAGGTAACGCCTCATATCTTGATGAATTAAAATGTTATAAAGTATTAATTACAGGTAACCATGATGTGTTAAGCAAAGTAGCTAGTCATTTTGATGAAATCTACAATGGTCCGCTCTTTATAGCAGATAGAATTATTCTTAGTCATGAACCGATTCATGGATTAGAGAGTTTTGCTCTTAATATACATGGTCATATACATAATGGATATAATGTAGCTTTTACTGATATAGGAGGCGGTAAACATAGAACATCTCATATAAATCTTGCATCTGATGTAGTACAGTGGAAACCAACTAACTTAAAATCTTTAATAGAGACAGGTTTTTTAGCAGACATACCTAATTACCATAGAATAACTATTCAATTAGCAGAGGAAAAGAAAGTAGATAAAGATTCTACATTACATATTATTGAAAATATTCATTTAGATAATTATGTAAATATACCTAATCCTTGTAAAAATTGTAGTAATCATCCATCTAATGGCGGCAATGGCATTTGTAATTGTACTTTAGGTGGACCAACTATAACTTGTTAATTTTATAAAAGGAGTAATATAATGAGAGACCCTAATAGAATAAATTTATTTTGTAATGATTTAACAATATATTGGAAAAAATATTTCCCGGATATGCGTTTCGGTCAACTAATGTGTAACTTTTTTGGTTGGGTAGCATCTGAAAATGGTAAGCATAGAGACCCATTCTATCCTGAAGAGGAGAAAATGATGGAATACTTTAAAGAGTATTGTGAAAATCATAGCCCTTTTTAATAGAAGAAGGAGCTTTTCCAGATGATTTCGAATATGGTTTTGAAGAATAATATAATTCAACAATTTGAACCAGTTGAAGATAAACCAGGTTATTATTGGCTTAATAAAAGAAATTATTTAATGATTTCAAAAGAAGTATTAGAAAAAGCAATTAAAGAATATGAAAATAGTCACAAGTTATTTTTACAAGATTAGAAACTTTACTCCAAATATAATACCTGTATCAACAGCTTTATCTGACCCGGCATGGTATAGACCGCCGCAAGGAAAAGAATATTATATTGATAAAAGAGGAGTAATATGCGGACTGCGGTATGAGCCGCTTATAGTCCAGCGATTTGGAACTAAAGAGTGTATTGGATTACATCAACAATGTCCTTTCTATATTGAAGGATATCAATGTGAATGTATGCAAGAATATGAACAGTTACTTTATTCTCTTGTCGATAAAGAGAAAACTTTAAAAGCGTTTGAGTATTGCTGCAATAAGTTTAATGCCGATACGATAGCTTTAATAGTTTACGAAGCACCCGCAAATCTATGTAGTGAAAGATATGCTCTTCAAAAATTTTTTAACTGTAAAGAGTTAATGTTATAAGCAAGGAATATAAAAATTTCTTGCTTGATTTTATTTAAAAATTATGATATAATAATTATAGAATAAAATAAAAAGAGAAAGGTAAAAAATATATTATGAGCAGAATGGAATGTCATAGCCATACGATGTACAGTAATATTCGATTACTAGATGCTACTAACAAGCCTAAAGAATTAATTGATAAAGCTATTGAGTTAGGGTTATCAGGTATCGCAATTACCGACCATGAATGTCTATCATGTCATATTGAAGTAAATATGTATAGCCAGAAGTTAAAAGAGAAATTTCCAGATTTCAAAGTGGCTCTTGGAAATGAAATTTATTTAACTGATAATAGAGAAAGTAATCAGAAATATTTTCATTTTATACTTGTGGCTAAAGATAAAGAAGGACATAAGCAGCTTAGAAAATTATCAAGCGTAGCTTGGATGAATTCATATTATGATAGAGGTATGGAAAGAGTTCCAACCTTAAAAAGTGAGTTATCAGAAGTAGTTAAAGCAAATCCTGGTCATCTTATTGCTACTACTGCTTGTATTGGTGGTGAGTTAGGTAGTAATATTTTGAATCTTGAAATTGCAAGAAAAGTTGGAGATAAGCAAACTGAGTCAGTTTGTAAACAAAATATTATTGATTTTGTTCTTTTCTGTAAAGATTTATTTGGTGATGATTTTTATTTTGAGGTAGCTCCTGCCGCAAACAAAGAACAGATTATCGTTAATAAGAAAATAGCTGAGTTATCAGTTGTTTTTGGAGTTAAAATGATAATTGGTTCAGATGCACATTATCTCACAAAAGAAGATAGATATGTCCATGAGGCTTTTCTTAACTCAAAAGGTGGAGAAAGAGAAGTCGCACAGTTTTATGAATATGCTTATCTCCAGACAGAAGAAGAGATAAAAGAAAATTTAGCTCCTTCTATTGTGGATTTGTATGATCAAATGTGCAAAAATAGTATGGAGATTTATGATAAAATTGAAGATTATGATTTAACTCATCCCCAGGTTATTCCTTCTGTTGAGATTGAGGATTATCCTAAAGCAGAAAAAAATGTTGAATGGGATGGTTTTGATAAAAAATATCCTATTTTAACATCAATGCACTATTCTGATGATAAATATGAAAGATATTGGGTAAATGAATGTTTAAATCAATTAACTTTTAAAGGATTATATAAAGACGAATATCTTTCTCGACTTGAAGAAGAAGCTGATATAAAAAGAACAATAGGTGAGAAATTAGGAACTAATATGTTCTGTTATCCAATAACACTTCAGCATTATGTAGATTTGTTTTGGAAGTGTGGTAGTATGGTTGGTGCGGGAAGAGGTTCTTCTTGTTCTGGTCTTAACCATTATCTGTTAGGAGTTACACAGCTTGATCCGATCGAGTGGAACCTTCCATTCTGGAGATATCTGAACAAGGAAAGATATGAATTAGGTGATATTGACCTTGATTTATGCCCATCTAAGAGACCTATGATTCTTAATGAGATTAAAAAGGAAAGAGGTAGAAACTTCTTACCAGAGATAGACGATTTAACAAGACAGAATTGTGGTTGTACATTAATAGCAACTTTCGGTACTGAAACAACTAAATCTGCAATTCAAACAGCTTGTAGAGGATATAGAAGTGAAGAATTTCCAGAAGGTATTGATGTTGATACAGCACAGTATCTTTCATCATTAATTCCTCAGGAGAGAGGATTCTTATGGGACCTCCACACTGTTGTTTATGGTGATGCATCTAAAGGTAGAAAGCCGGTAACAGCTTTTATCAATGAAGTTAATTTATATCCGGGATTGCTTCAGATTATGTTTGGTATCGAAGGACTTATATCTCGAAGAGGTTCTCACGCTTCTGGAGTTATTATGTTTGATGAAGATCCCTATGAGTTTGGATGTTTTATGAAAACTCCTAGCGGAGATATTATAACTCAGTATGACCTCCATATGGCGGAAGCCGCAGGTATGACAAAGTATGACTTCTTGGTAACACAGGTACAGGATAAGTTAGTACAGGCAATAAAGTTTTTACAGGAAGATGGACAAATTGAAAGCGACCTGTCATTAAGAGAGGTATATAATAAATATTTTCATCCTAGTGTTCTTCCAATAGAAGATAAAGCTATTTGGAAAAATATTCAGGATGTAAAGATACTTGACTTGTTCCAGTTTGATAGTACTGTTGGTAGTCAGAGTGCGAAAAAAATTAAACCTACAAATATTTTGGAACTCGCAGATGCTAATGGTTTGATGCGATTAATGACTAGTGAAGATGGCGGCGAGCAGCCTATAGATAAATATGTTCGTTTCAAGAATAATATCGAGTTATGGTATGATGAAATGAGGAGATACGGTTTAACTGATGAAGAAATGGAAACTCTTAAACCGCATTTCTTAAAGTCACATGGTGTACCGCCCTCACAGGAACAGCTAATGACAATGTTAATGGACCCTAAGATTTGTAACTTTAGTCTTAAAGATGCAAACGCTGCTCGTAAAATTGTTGGTAAGAAGCAGATGGATAAAATTCCTAGTCTACATAAGCAAGTTTTAGAGCAGGCGGCAAGACCTGAACTCGGTAAATATATATGGGAATGTGGTATTGGACCTCAGATGGGTTATAGTTTCTCAGTTATCCATGCATTAGCATATAGTTTTATTGGATATCAGACAGCTTATATTGCAACCAAGTGGAGTCCTATATATTGGGATGCTGCATGTCTTGTAGTTAACAGTGGTTCTCTTGGAGGGGAAGAAGAAAGCGAATCAGATGCAGATGAGGATAAGAAAAAAGAAAAAGGTACTGATTATGCAAAGATAGCTCGTGCGATAGGAGCAATTAAGACAAAAGGTATAGATGTATCATTAGTAAATATCAATACTTCTGATTATAGCTTTAAACCTGATGTTAAAAATAATCGTATCCTGTATGGTTTAAAAGCATTAAGTAATATTAGTGATGATACCGTAGTCAAGATTAAAGCGGGAAGACCTTATTCTAATATTAAGGATTTTATGCGGAGATGTCCTTTGACAACTCAGCCTATGATAAGCCTTATTAAAGGTGGAGCTTTCGACGAAGTCGATGAAGATTTAGACCATGATAGAAGAAAAATAATGGCATTTTATTTAATGAATAGTTGTGATGCAAAGAAAAGAATTACATTACAGAATTTTAAAATGCTCATTGAAAAGAATCTTGTTCCAGATTATTTAACAGAACAGATAAGATTATTTAATCTTAATGCTTATTTAAAAAAGAATAAGAATAAAGAGTATTATAATCTTGATGATTCTGTATTAACCTGTTTTAATAATCATTATAATAGTTGTAATGAAATGGTTAAAATTATAGATGGAAAATCTTTGATTCTGCAAACAGATTGGGATAAATTTTATAAGGTTAATATGGAACCGGCAAGAGAATGGACAAAGGAAAAGCAGGATGAGGTATTATATCTCCTTAATAAAGCATTATTTATGGATGCTTGGGAGAAATATGCCATAGGTAATACTTCTCACTGGGAAATGTCAGCACTTTGCTTCTATCATGGTAAACATGAATTAGCAGATGTGCAGAAAACGAAATATGGTATAAAAGATTTTGTTGATTTACCTGCGGAGCCTGAAGTTGATTATTATCTCAAACGTGCGGGAAGACAAATTCCTATTTATAAGTTAACTCGTATAATTGGTACGGTTATTATGAAAAATGATAGTCGTTCATCTGTAACAATATTAACAACAACAGGTGTTGTTGATGTTAAGTTTACTCGGGACTATTATGCCATGTTTAAAAAGCAGATTAGTGCAATAGGGGAAGATGGTAAAAAGCACGTTATTGAAAAATCTTGGTTTACCAGAGGTAGCAAGATAATGGTAACGGGATTTAGACGAGATAATCAGTTTGTTGGTAAGACTTATGCGAATACAGAAGGACATCAGTTATATAAGATAACAGATGTTATCGGTGACGGTATTAAGTTGCAGCATGAGAGATTTAGCGGAATTGAAGAAGATAATGAATATGATGAGTAGGGCGGCAGCCATACAAGATATTGTATGAAAATTAAAAAAGTAATACAATATCTTGTGCCTCCCGCCGCAAGGAGAAATAAAAATGGAAGATAATAAATGTTATGCTTGGGCAGATAAAGATACTTTTATGGAAATTCCATCATTAGATAATTTATGCAAAGCACTTAAATATAAATTTACAAAACAAGATGAAACTATAGAAAAACTAAAAAAGGAAAATCAAGAGTTAAAAGAAGAGGCTTGGAAGGATAAAAAACTTCAAGAAATGGAAGAAAAACTTAAAAGAATGAAAGAAGAATATCGTTTAGGTTTTCCCATTTCTAAAGAAGACTATGAAAAAGCAAACAATTGGATAATCCAACATGAAAAAGAAAAGCATAGTCTATTCAACAAAGCCTATTCCCGCGGAGGAGCTATTGGAGGTTCTTACAGTTGGGAATTTATTCCAACTAGTATAGGAACTTTTGGTACTGTTAGATGTACTTGCGGAGATAGTTTTGATTTTCAAGAAGAGTATTAAAAAGGAGAACATTAATGAAAATATTTAGTATGCCTAGACAACATGGAAAAACAACTTTACTTATTGTATTAAGTCATTTTACCAATGCAAGAATAATTACTGCAACAGTACAAAGTGCAAGAAGTGTAGAGGAATTAGCTAAAAGAATGAATTTATCTATTCCTACTCCTTTGGACTATACAACTTTTTTATATGGAGAAGGGCGAGGAACAAAAGAAAATAAAATTTTAATAGATGAACTTGATTGGATTTTAAGACGAATTTTCTACAATAGTGAAATTTTAGCAGCAACAAGAACGGAGGAGTAAATAATGGAAAATAATAATGTTGACCATCCTAAGCACTATACAAGAGAAGGTGGTATGGAGTGTATCGACGAGATGTTGCTTATATTTGGAACTGAGTGGTTAAAAATTTCTGCGTACTGAATGCATGGAAATATTGTTATCGCTCTAGCGCCAAAAATGGAGAAGAGGATATTAAAAAAAGTGATTGGTATATTAATAAGTACCATGAAATACTTGCTCTTGAACACAAGGTAGAATAGCGATACAATACCTAGTGGACTAATAAATATAATTTCACAGAAAAGATTTTTATATATAGTTATAAGCCCTAAAAATAATTTAAATAAATAGGAGGAAAAACATATGAAAATCCAAAAACGAGATGGTACTTATCAAGAGTTCGATAGAAATAAAATCATTGATGCTATCTTAGCTGCTTTTGAAGAAGTAGACGGAGATGTAGATGATTATGCCATTATTAAAGCTGGAAATATCGCTGATTATATTGGCGATTTAGCAGAAACCAAGACTCTTGGAATCGAAGAAATCCAGGATTTAGTTGAACATGGATTATCAAGCACTAAACGAAAGGATGTAGCAAAAGCTTATATTCTTTATCGAGATAAAAGAACAAGAGAAAGAAATAGAAACAATGAATTAACCAAAGAAATTGGTGATGCATTATTCGCAAAGAATGTTGAAAATTCTAATGCTAATATGGATGAACATAGTTTTGGTGGCAAGTGGGGCGCCGCATCTTCAGTTATGACTAAAGATTATGCTCTAAACTATATGCTATCTGATAAGGCTAGAAAAAATCATTTACAGAATAGAATTTATATTCACGATTTAGACCACTATGCTCTTGGTGACCATAACTGTTTAACTATTCCTTTTGACGATTTACTGGCTAAGGGATTCAATACAAGACAAACTGATGTTAGACCTGCAAACAGTATAAACACAGCATTTCAGTTATTAGCAGTTATATTCCAGTTGCAGAGCCTTAATCAGTTTGGTGGAGTTTCAGCTTCACACTTAGACTGGACTATGGTTCCATACGTAAAGAAAAGTTTCTTTAAGCACTATCTATTAGAGTATTTAAAGGATAGAGATGATTTCTATGAGTTAGACTTAGAAGAAATGACCGAAGAAGAATTAGATGAATGGGTTGCAAAAAATAAAGCATATTATTTATCAAAATTCAATCTTAAAGAAGAAGATTTTTATATCGGAACCGATGCGCCTCTTGATAAAAAATATTATAAAAGAGGTTTATTTGAAACTAGAAAAGAATTAAAACAAGCGGTTGAAGGTATGTTCCATAACTTAAACACACTGCAATCGCGTTCGGGTTGCCAGCTACCATTTACTTCAATAAACTATGGTACTTGCACACTTCCCGAAGGACGTATGGTAATAAAAGCATTATTAAATGGTACATTAAATGGTGTAGGTAAATTCCATAAGACAAGTGTTTTTCCTTGTTGTATTTTTCAATATATGAAAGGTGTCAATGATGAACCTGGCACTCCTAACTATGATTTATTTAAACTTGCCATTAAAGCAACTGCACAGAGACTGTATCCAAATTACGCTAACGTAGACTGGTCAGGTAATGCTGGATACGACCCCAATGATCCTCGTACTTACTTTAGTACGATGGGCTGCAGAACCGCTAACGGCTGGGATATAAATGGATTCGGGCAGTTAAAGGATGGCAGAGGTAACATTTGTCCTGTAACCATTATCCTTCCAACTTTAGCGATGGAAGCAAAAGAGCTTGCTAATGAAAGAGGAATAGATATCATAACCTTCCCTGAGCGATTACAACGTTGTTTTATGGAATTACTCGATGAAGCTATTTCAGATGCTAAAGATATGCTCATTGAGCGTTTTAACTATATCTGTAGTCAAGATGCATCTTCCGCAAAATTTATGTATGAAAATGGTACTATGGCTGGTTACGTACCCGAAGAAGGTATACGTTCAGCACTTAAACATGGCACTTTAGCAGTTGGACAGTTAGGATTAGCCGAATGTCTACAAGCCTTAATTGGTTGTGACCAAACTGAAGAACGTGGAATGGCATTAGCAAAAGAAATTGAACAGTTATTTAAAGACCGCTGTGCCCAGTTTAAAGAAAAGTATAAGCTAAACTTTGGCGTTTATTATACCCCTGCCGAAAATTTATGCTATACTGCAATGAAGAAATTCAAAGCTACTTATGGAGAAATTCCTAACGTCAGTGATAGAGAATATTTCACTAACAGTATCCATGTACCTGTATGGAGAGAAATTTCACCAATAGAGAAAATAAATATTGAGAGTCAGTTAACTGGATATAGTTCTGCGGGATGTATTACTTATGTAGAACTTGAAGGAAGTGCTAAACATAATTTAGACGCACTTGAATCAATTATTAAATATGCTATGGATAAAGATGTTCCATATTTTGCTATTAACGTACCTAATGACTTGTGTTTAGAATGCGGTTATTCAGATGAGATGAATGACACCTGTCCGCAGTGTGGTAGTGATAATATTCAACGACTTCGTAGAGTGACAGGTTATTTAACAGGTGACTACCGTACGGCATTTAATCCTGGTAAAATAGCCGAAACGGAACAGCGTTTTAAACATAGTAAAAAGATTCCAGGTTGGAAATCTTAAAAAAATTATGTTATAATTTTTATATAAATAAAAGGAGTTTTTAAAAATGAGTGAAGAAGGAATATCTAAATATGATTACATGAAAGCATGTATGAAACAGATAGAGACTCCACTTGATCCTATCACTGTTATGACTAATCTTGATGAAATTGCAGATAAAGTAATTAACTTCGCTGATTATTATATGTTACTTTGTAAAGAGAGAAGTGACTATACTGTAATTCATTTAACTCATAAAGCTCCCGCTGAAGAAGAAAAAAAATCATTTAAGGAACTCCTCTTAGACTGTTTTCAGTCAAGAGGAGCAATTATAGATATGCGGGATGGGGTAGAAGATAACTCATGGGAGATATGGTTAAGAGATACTATCACTAAAGAGGATGTAATGTATATATTATTTAATTATAGTTTTGGAGTTGAAGAAATATAGGAGGTATTAAAATGTCGGCAGATGTTAATATGGTAATATTTTTTGCCCCTTTCTGTATGAAACAAACTATAACATTTTTCATAGGCGATAAGCAAATTTCAACTTATTCAGTTGGAATAAATGAAATAGAGTCTATTTTTAAACTCGCTAAAAGTCAGTATAATGTAAAAACAATTACATATTCAAATGAAAAAATGTTTAAAGCTCGTTTTGAACGAATGGCGGCTTCTTATTTCCCAAATGCTATTCAAGGTAAAACCCATAAATATAATAAAAATAAAAAGAAGGAGAACTAATAAATGAAATTTTTAACAAAAGTAACAGAAGTTTACAGAGTAGGTTCAGAAAATGAGGCAGCCGCACTTATTGCAGATGCTAAGAAAGATGGTCGTTTTACACTCTCTAAGTCATCAACAGAGTATAAAACAGTAAAGCAGAAGGGCGAAATTATCGACGAGTATTGGTTAACTACACTTGTAAAACAGTTTACCGATGCAAAAGATCCAGATTGTACTGTAGATGTACAGTATATTTATGACCAAGGAGTTTTTCCGGAGGTAAATAGTGATAATGATACAGAAGAGGATGAAGAATAATATGGGAGAGTGTTGTTCAAAAAAGGTTTATCTCGCAGAAGTAAAGAAACTGCGGGAAGACGCGGTACTGCCAGTTTTAGGTAGTAACTTTTCAGCTGGATATGATTTATCTGCGGCTATAGATGGGGATATAATTATTGCACCAGGTACTTGTGAGAAAGTTAGTACAGGTTTAGCAATAACCCCTCCAGAGGGTTATTTTGGTGCAATCTTTGCTAGAAGTGGTATGGCTACAAAACGAGGATTAAGACCTAGTAACTGTGTCGGTATTTGCGATGCCGATTATACTGGACCCTATATCGTAGCCCTTTACAATGATAGCGATGAACCGCAAATAATCCATAATGGTGATAGAATTGCTCAGTTAGTATTTTTACCTTATATTCATCCCGTATTTATGGAAGTTGATGAATTAAATCCTACCGATAGAGGCGATGGCGGTTTCGGTCATACAGGAATTTAATAATCGGTCAAAAATACTCAATATTTTCTTTTCAAAATTGAAATATATAAAGAAATATAAAAGTCTCCTTTTATAAGGAGACTTTTTTCTTTTATATAATTTTTGGAGGAAAGGAGATAAAATGGCTAATCAAGTAGTTGAACATTTAGAAATTGAAGGAAGTGGCATATATGATATCCATGACCCTTCCGCAGCAGGTCATAGCGACATTGATTTTTTAACTACTGAAGTTACTACTATCAATAATAAGATAGGTAATACAGATATAGGAGTTGGTAAAACTATTACGTCTGCAATTAAAGAATTACAAGATAATGATAGTTCAAAAGTTACTTCTGTTGATGGTCAAACTGGCGACGTTGATTTAAGCAATACGTATGCTCCAACTAGTCATACCTCCGTTAAAGCAACAGATGCAACATTAGGTCATGTTACTTTAACTGATACTATAGATAATAATGAAACCGCATCTGCGGGAAAGGCTGTAACACCAAATGCCGTTAAAAGCAAAATTGATGCATTAACGACATTAATCAATCAAGTAGATGGAAGAATACCATCTTTAGTAGGTTATGTACAAAACGTAAACGGCCAAGTTCCAGACCCGTCTGCCGCAAATGGTAGAGTGGATATAAGAGCACAGCATATTCCATATAGTAATACAACTAGTGGTATGGCGGCAACCAATGTTCAAAATGCTATTGATGAATTAAAAGCGACTTCTGATAACTTTTCAGAAATAGAAGCTAATGCCGGTATAGTAAGTAGTGAATTACAGACATTAACAATAGATGGTATAACATATACAATTACAGGTAATGTAACTGCGAATCCTACAGTTACAGCATCAAGCCCTGATTTAACATCTATTGGAATTGGCGGAACTAATTATATAATAGCTGGTGGCGGCGGAGGTTCTTCAAGATTAAGTGGACTTGTTGACGTCTCTATTGATGGTAACTTATCTGATGGACAGGTTCTCATATATAATGCCACTATGGATATGTGGACTAATGGAGAAGTTATAGCAACAGTAGCAGATATTGGAGATATTGGTAATGTTTCTTTAACATCACTGCAAAATGGACAAATACTTCAATATGATTCTACAAATCAAGTTTGGGTAAACGTTGATGCTCCTACAGGCGGTGGTGGAGATTTATCTGACCTTGGGGATGTTAATTTAGGAACTCTTGCTGATAAGCAAGTTTTACAATATGATGCGGCAACTCAGAAATGGATTAACGCAACATCTCCCGCGGGAAGTAGCTCACTTTCTGGTTTAACAGATGTTAATTTATCATCTTTAACTAATGGGGAAGTTCTTAGCTATGATAATGATACCCAAAAGTGGATAAATAAAGCGATTCCTACTGGTGCCGAAATAGACGATACTGCCACTGCCGCAAATAAGGTATGGTCAAGCAATAAAACATCAACAGAAATAAGTAATGTTCCTAATACAAATACCTATAACACATTAAACACTTCAGCAAAAACTCTTATCGGTGCTATTAATGAAGTAGCTAAAGATAAAAATATTGCTAATGAATACGATTCTACTACAATTTATGCTGTTAATGATTATTGTATTTATAATGGAACTTTGTACAAATGTATTGCGGCGGTTACTACCGCTGAAGCTTTTGACAGTACAAAATGGTCTGCAACAAAAGTAGTAAATGAATTAAATCAAGGTGGCGGCGGTAGTTCTACGTTAAGCGGTCTTACTGATGTAGATTTAACAACTCCCGCAAATGATGAAGCTCTTATATATGACAGTACAGCGCAAAAATGGGTAAATAAACCCATTCCCACATCAGTAGAAATTGATGATACAACAACTTCTACAACTAAAGTATGGTCAAGTAATAAGACTTCGACCGAAATAGGCAACGTACCGAATACAAACACTTATCAAAATCTTAATACAACATCAAAAACTTTAATTGGAGCTATTAATGAAAATGCTAATGATAAAAATGTTTCAGATGCTTATAATAGTAATGCAACTTATTCTGCTGGTGACTATTGTATTTACAATACTACTCTCTATAAGTGCAATACAGATATTGATACTCCAGAAGCTTTTGATAGTACACATTGGACTGCTACTACAGTCGCAAAAGAATTAGGGGATAATAAGATAATTTTAACGGAAACTCTTGAAGCGGGTGAAACATCGTTAACATTTACAGATGTTCGTATCCAAGATAATAGTTGGTTAACTCTTGCACCAGAGAATGCTATTCTATATCCTATGGGCATGAGTGCTTCCGCAGGTAGTGTAACATACACATTTGCCGCACAAGCGGAAGATGTAGTTTTTCAATTAAAAATATTTAACAGATAAGAGGTAAAAATTAAAAAAAGGAGAAATTCTATGGTAACTTTAGCACTAGATTTATCGTCTAAATCTTCTGGTTGGGCGATAAAAGTGAACGATAAAATTGAATATGGATGTATTTCTTCTACCTCTACTGATACAAACAAAAGAATAATCACCATGAGAGATGGTATTCTTGAAGTAGTAAAGAAATATGGCGTTGAAAAAATAATTGCAGAAGAAGTGAGACCGGACTTACAAAATAGTCATACTCAAAAAATATTGACTTATGTTCAGGCGGCTATTGTATTAGCGATGTATGAATATAATAAAAAGATTCAGATTGATTTTATTCAACCTAACTCGTGGAGAAAAAAAATTGGTATAAAAACAGGAGCAGGAGTCAAGAGAGAAGCATTAAAAGCTCAAGACATATTATTCGTAAAAGAAAAATATGGCTTAGAAGTAGAAAATGACGATGAAGCAGATGCAATTTGCATTTTAACTTCCTATATAAATCCTGCGGGAAGCAGTATAGATTATTCTAAATTTGAAGATGATTCTTTTAGTTTCCAATAAAAAAAAATGCCGAGATTAAGTTAATTCTTAATCTCGGCACTATTTTTTTTACCTAAATTCTTTCCAATGCTCTAGACGCGGAAATTGACATCATACCATTTCCGCCAAGAGGTAAAGTAAATGATTTAATTATAAAATCTCCAGATATCCTTGATTTAATATCATTAACAGTAATTCTACTATTTGCCTCAAGATGGTAAATAGGAATACATTGTAATGTAATTTGCTCGTTATATGAAGTATACTGATATAATAAATCTCTCATAACTTCTTGTGCGGTATAGCCAATAGTTCCTATAGCAATATTTTTATAGATACTATTACTTACCCTTGAGAATGTTTGACCTATTAAAGAACATTTTTTAACATTCTTATCAGCATTATCGTCATCCATATTTATCATAATAACATCCGGAATATCCTCATTATATAATCTTCTAATTTTATCTTGTTGATAGCTCTTTATTCTAGTTCCAATTAAATCAACAGAATAGTCATAAATTTTATCTGCGGGTTCAATATAGTCAAAGAAATACTTTAATTCATTTGGGTTTGTTGTCAAATCTGCCTTAAAAGACTTGGTTTGAAAATTATAAATGTCATCAAATAAATCAAGCAATTCTTGCTCATATACATCAGGTCTTATTTGTTGACTTTGTTTAACTAATCCTTGAAGATATAATTCTGCTCGCCAATCTGCGGGCACGTAAAGATTTATATTGGTACCAGTAAGAGTTATGGTTTTTGTTAACTCATTATATGTAGCTCTTTTCATAGTGATAGTATCACCAGAAGCTATCATAGAGCCATCACTACTAGTAATAGTATTATTGCTATAACGGTAGCCGCCCGCCGCCATTTCTTCTTGCGTTGCAAGTCTCAGTCTACCAGTGTATTCCCCCATATCATTCTTCTCAAAAACAACAGGATATGCATTCATCACTGTCGGCTTACGTTTTATCGCTACATGATAATGAATAACCGCATCATCTTTATTCTTACCCCATACATGATAATCATTCTTAATATTGGCATAATTAGGTGCATTTGTATAAGATGCAACCAAACCATTACCTTCTCTGAATGAATATTCTACTTTACTATTGCTTTTAACATCAAGTAAGTAATTATCATTATTCAATATAGACGCTTCATTATTCGATACCATTTCAACAGGATCATAGGAATTATTTAAATAATTCTTAATCTCCTGGAAATGAAAATTACCATCTATATCAAAAAAGTATTCATAGTTTCCTAACTCTTGTTTAACTTTATCAAGTACAGTACAGACATTATCACCAATAGAAGAAACTAAAGAACCTGGGAAAACAAAATCTGTATAGACATATCCGCAATCATCATTATATTCAAATGGTGACCATACTCCAGGATTACTTGAAGATTTTAACACACTCTTATCCATAGTATATCTCTTATCATCATTATTATGATAAAGAGTACCAGTTCCTGTGAAACGAACAATCTGTTTAATCTCTAAAGGAACATCGTCTATAAAAATTTTGCTTATAGGGATTCCGCCATAGTTACAAACTAATGTCTGTATAATATCAAAGAACCTCTGCGGGATGGACTCTATCGAACCTACCGCCGCATAACTTGATTCTTCCCAATTAGCACCAGACCACTTATAATATTTACCATTATAATAATAAACCGTATAAGTATTAGGATCTTGCGGCAATGCGTCAACTTCCAAATAACCTATTACTTGATCGTAACTATCGAAAGTAATTGATGTAGGTAAATTACCACCTTGAGTACCATTTAACAGACACATCTTATCTTGACAAGTTATGCTAATATTTAAACCAGAGGTAGAATGGCTATAATTAGTAGATGCAATTACAAAAACCCCTAATTTAAACCAAATAATATCAGGTCTATCTGGCAAAAGTCCATCATTAGCAAGTCCCTCATAAATCTTAACTCTTTTGTTTATTGATAATAAATTATCTACATTTTCTATTGACTCTGTTTCTTCTGCTACAAAAGTTAATGAGCAGGTTCTTCGTAATGAAGAATCTGCATTAACTTGTAAGCTACCGGTAGTAATTCTACCTTGAATTGAAGAAATAAGTTCTTCTTTTTCATTTAAAACCTCAATCTTCGCATAATGCTCTTGATTGTGTTCAGTATCTAATATTTTTAACTCTTCTTTTGTTAATTCTCTCTGCATATAGATACCTCCTATTATAATCTTATAGTATGAGTATCTGCATCTATATGAGTATGCTTACCAATCTCATGAATTGGCGGTGCATTGTTACCAACATCCTCTAAAGACGTAATCTTATATTTAAGATAATTTTTAATAGTAGGTTCTCCAATTTCTGTTGCAGTAGCATTGAAATTATATATTAATCTACCTAAATTATTTGCAGGAGAACAAGATACATCAGTTAATCGAACTAAAATATTACCTTCCGCAAAAGATTTATAAAGTTTTGGTTTACCATCTGTCAAAAAAGCGAGAACTTTATTTCGATATTCTCTTTCATGCGTATGATCATATTTACCCATATCTCTATCCGCATATAATTGAGCAATCTCGCTATATTCATATAACTGTTCATCTTGTAAGAATAATTTGTTCTCGTCAGAGTTGAACGATATTATACCCGAAATAGATAATACATTGTATTTATTATTACCGTTTCGATTAATGAAAGGATATACTCCACCAAGAGTAACAGATGTACTATCTGTAACTGTTACTTTATAAGAACTAATCGAATCATTATAAGCTAATCTTAATTGCTGTTCCTTCTGTCCCACCAAATAAGCATAGCTAAAATCACGAATAGTCTGAACATTATAATTAACAACATCTCCACCTATCCTCATTTTCATAAGTTTTCCGCGGTTTTCGTCTGAGTCTACTGCTTGTATACCATATCGGTAAAAGACACCACTTTCAACAGTATAATCATAATACAAATCTTCTAACTCTAAAATACCTCCAGATATTCTATCTCTGAAATCTAATTTCTTAATATCAACCCATTTAGTAAAATTAGAACGACTATCAGTTCTTCTTACATAATAGATACCTGTCTTAGATGTGTCGATTTGCTCGTTGCCGCAAAGAAAATAACCTATCCTACCATCTTCGCACTCGTCAAATTCACTTACAACAGAAATGAAATGTGCGGTAACCCTAGGGTCGTAAACCTTTCTACCACTATAAACATCATAAGATGTGTCGAGTGTCATAATCTCAATATCAGTAGAATTTTGAGTATTAGCAGTACCTTTTGCATTTATTGTTAAAGTTTCTGTATAATCATTTATAGTATGATATTCAAAAACTATAGTATAAGTTTTTTCGGCATCGAAATCTTCTATACCACTTATATAATCAATTTTTTGATTATCAAAATTTTGGTCTGCATATAAATAACCGCTATCATCTAATAGCGTTATTCCGTCATAAATCTTTATTCTGTAGTTATACAGATTTTCAGTTTTAGCTTCTTCACACTTATATTCTCCAATAAACTCAGGACCGTAAATAGTATAATCAGAAGATAAATGTCTACTCTGATAACCATTGCCATCTATACCTTTTATCGAAGTAAATATAATTTCTGGTTGTCCAATAGGCTTTACAGTACAAATTGTTGACCATTCAGAAAAATCACTACCATGCTCAGTTAACCATGTTGACTGACCAACTGAAGAACTTTCTTCTGAAGTGTAAGTAACTTTTGACAATCTTAACTGTATTTTATAAATCCAATCAGGACACCATCCTGAATAACTACCATCAGTAGTATTCAAGTTTTTATTTTCAATATCTATATAATATAAATTTTCCTCCCCACTAACTGCGGTAAAAGGAACATTTAATAATATCCCAGCCATACGATAGATTCGAGGAATACTACTTTCCGCATCATCAAAAGATGCCACACATTTTTCTCCCGTCGTCTGTTTTGTAATTGATACTTGTACATTTTCAAAGTCTGCTTCGGAGTTAAACTTTGATAATGAAAAGTAAACTCTACAATACGAATCATTTCCCGCAACAAAAGAAGGCATGTAACCATCTACTATGGGTGGATAAAGTACATATGAAGCCATAAAAATCCTCCTTTTTTCTTTAACAAGAGAGTGATATCATTAAAATATCACTCTCTTACATAAAGAAACTACTCCTCTTTCTCTTTATTTGCTTGTTCTTGTTGTTCTACCTCTCTTAAATAAGATTGGTAGTCTTCGTATAAGTCTCTGTATACATCTTTAACAATATAGTACACAGCTTCTGCGGGAAGCTGTGTACTGTTTATTAAATCAATAAGCTGTTTTCTAAATTTTTCCATCCTTTTATCTCCTTTGTTTAAAACGCATAATTTTCTGCGGCGGGCAGGTTTCCGCCACCGCCACCCTGCATAGCGATATAATCTGCTAAACTAACGTATGTAGTTCTTGGATATAACACGCCATCAATTTCTACTGTAGGTGTTGTCTCATCAGGAATACCGATATAGAAATTCTCTGCCTTAATTTGACAAATAAATCTACCATCGGAACTGTTTGAGTTATCAAGATAAAATGTATCTCCCGCCTCAAATAAGTGGCTCATAATACAATAATGTTTTGTATTAATAGAACCTCTACCTACAACAGTTTCATATTCCATCTTATAAGGGTCGTTTTCATAAAGAATACCATTTCTACCCCAGTAAGGTACACTACCTATAGAACCACCTTCTGCAGTTATAACAGTTTCCGCATCTCTTAATTGAACTGCAGAACGCTCTGATACTGCAAAGTGTCTTGAAGGTAAGTTACCAATCTCTAGACCACCGGGATCAGTGATATCACTACCGACTCTAGCCTTAAAGATATTACCAATACGAGTACCATCAGTTCCAACATACGTTGTCATTGATGTTTCTTTGCCTTGAGCATTTAATATAGCATATCTATTACTAGATTTATCATTGCTACTATAATACATAAATGCTCTTGATTTATCACTACTTGTATTGAATTTCCAGCAAACACTATTAGTTTCAGAATATGTAACATCACCGATTGCAACATTACCATGAATATCTACTCTGAACTGATCGGATACTAATAAACCATCACTACCAATATAAATCTTTTTAGGATGAGCTTGAGTTCCCTCTCTATCTAATAGTAAAGCAGTTTTAAGGTCAAAATTTGTACGGTCAAGATTTTTTGCTCTTTCTTCACTATAATAGAAGTAAGCAGCTTTATTAGAAGCACCTAAATCCCATCTTCTATTATACTTATGTTCACATATGTAAAAACATAAATCTTCTTCTATTGGTTGATATCCAGGAACCACTATGTTATTTCTATAATATGGTGTTATTTCATACCATTCGTCCGCTACCTTAAAACTAAACAGATAATATCTGTTATATGCTTCGTAAATAGGATCTGAAGCCTTGTCGATACCTAATGAATTTATTTTATAAATTCGATATCTATTTGGATCTGAGACATCTAAATTAGGTAATGTTTCAGTTGCAAGAGGTTCTAAGCTACTAACTGATTTAAATACATCTGTATCTCCAATCATATCTGGTTTTACAGTACCTTTAATAGAACCAAGTTCAATTTTACCATAATTAGTATCATCTACATAAGCCCTAAAGTATTTTTTATTGTTATTACCTAAATAAAATTCATTATTATTGGCTCTAACAATTTTTCCTATACTAAGACCTTCATCACCAAGATAAAAACCATTCTTTTCACTTTCAAAAGAACTATGAAGTCTTCTTTCGGATGCCTCTGTCAAGTCTCCACTATAACCATCACCAGAATAAATTGCTGGAGACTTATTAGGACTATTGTAAGCAGAGTATAATGTCATTTTATGGTTTTCAGAGAAGATTCTATCTTCGCCGATACGCCATCCACCTAACTCACTGCTCTTAGCTTTAAGATAAGTTTTAATTCCATCGAGATAGTAGAAATACATGTTTGTGTCAGGCTCGTAATAAACCTTTGACATTAATTCTTCATCCCAATACCAGAATCTCACTTCGGTACTATCATAGAATAGGTATTCCTCTAAATCTCTATCATAAAAATAATAATGAATAACATCATTATCATCATAGAAATAATAGCAAACAGTATCTTGTAAACTACTAGATGAATCATAAGTTTGAATTGTAGTTCTTCTTACGTAAGGACCAATAGAACCAGAATTTACTATATTGCCATTAGAATCTCTTAAGTCATATCCATCTCTACAGAAGTAAACTTGGATATCTTCTCCATTATCATCATAATGATAATAACCAGAACTGTCAGTCATTAGTAATGGTGTTAATGTAGATTCAAAACCATGCTTAACTATTGTAGCTTCATAATCTCCATTAGTCTCTTCCCAATAAAACTTATCATAACCATTATAGTAATAAAGACCTGGATCGTCAATATCTATAGAACCATTTTCTTCAGAGTTACCAGAATCGATGTTACCGGTAGCCTCTGTTTTATCAGTTCCTCCGACGTGCATCTGACCATTCTTATCTACCCAAAAGCCGCCATTACCAAAACGAATTTCTGGAGTAGTTAAGTCAATAAGCATACCCTTGCCGGTTTCTTTATTATAGTTAGCAGTTCCATCTGCATTCCATTCATAAAAATTACCGGAATATAGTCTAGCTACATCATCAGTAGGATCAAGTGTAATTTGTCCTGCTTTACTTAAACCAAATTGAGCCTTTCCTGTTTTAGCATCTAAAAAGATTGATTGTCTACCAGCACTGAAACCGAATAAACCAATTTGACTCTTAGTGCTTTCCGCAGTTTTCTTTACGCCCATCGTAATACCAGTAAAGCGATTTGCTTCATCTTTTGCACCAGCACCAATTTGAGGTGCTATAATATATTCGCCATTTTCATCAATATATAATTTATTACCATCCCAATCATTTAACCATCCAAACTCGTTAGTATTAAGTCTAAATATAATTGGTTTTAAATAAACTATATAAGATGGATTAGTTAATGTAACTATTTTCTGTCTTGCTCGGAGTATGTTATATTCTTCTAATAAACTATCTATGTTTTTAATCAATTCTGAATCATGACTATCTAAATTCATAAAAGGATTTATTTTAATGAACTCTCCTGTTTCGGGGTCCATATTAATAGTTATACTATTATCAGAATAAATACAATCATAAAATGAAGATAACAAATCAACAAAATTCTTAATAAGAACACTTTGATAATTTACACTTGAAATAACTTTATTTTGTCTTCCCATCCAAGCACTTTGTAATTCCTCAAGAGTATAAGAATTACTATCTAATAAGTAAAACTTAGATAACAGATTATTTAAACTTTGTTGCCAACTTACAAAATCTCTACCGGCGGTTTGACAAATATCGGAAAGAATTTGTAAACTACTATATTCTTCCTTATCTGTTAACAAATAAGTTACTTGAGCAATAACATCTGTTTCTAACTTAGAACGCTCCATTAAGTCAATAGAAGAAACATCATATAAATTAGCAATTTTATCATAAATATTACTTATTGTAATATTTGTTGAACTTACCTGCGGCAAGGCGATAAAATTTGATATTTTAGAATAGATATTCTTAATAGTATCTTCTTCTTGAGGTGATAACGCTTTTATAGATGCTATTAAAGAACTTATCTCATTAACAGTATTGTCATAACTATTTATTGTATCAACTACGCTATTAGTAATTGTATTTCCATCGGTATCTGTTATAAATGGTTTTAAGAAATCTTTTGTCCATGCGGCGGTATGACCTGAGATACCTGTCGATAAAGTTGATAAATTAGTAAGATCATTCTTTGTAAACTTATCACTAATTAAACCGTATACTTTATTCCTTAATTTGTAAATCTCAAGTTTAGCACTTAAAATATAAGTTAAGAAATCATAACCCGCATCAATAATTTCTGCTTGTGTGGTAGTATCAAATGTAACCTGGAAAAGATGTTGATAATTATTTAAAATCTTTTCTATTGTAGATAATTTATTTAATAAATCTGAACGATATGTTAAATATGGATTATCATTATTTACATCCGCTACCCAGTTAACAATTTCACTGATTCTATTTTTATAACAATCTTTTAATGTTACCTGTAACTGAGCTTTTTCATCTTCAAGATACTGGATACAATTTTCATCTTGTCCATCTTGATTTGCGCCATTATCAATTATAGATAATGTATTCTCATAATTTTCAGTTAAAATTGTTAAATTAGTGTATTTATCTAAGAAATATTGTAAGTTAGGTATTGAAGAATTATTTAATAAATATTTATACTCAAATAAATTTATATTATTGTTATAAATATTTTTAACTCTTGTAGATACTTTGTTATAAGTATTTAATAATTCTTGCGTTGTATAAGTTCCTAAATCACAATTCTTAATATTAGTTAAATTGTTAATGTCAGACTGTAAAACAAGAGAGATACCATTAACAACCTCTTCAGATAACTCAACAACATATGAATTATTCCAATAACTAGTATCGGTATTTGTAATATATGCCGTAATTAAATCTGATAACGGTTTTACATAATTTGTTAAAATATCTTCTTTTAAGTCTTGACTTGCTTTAGTCCAAGTAGATACTTGTTTTGCGGCAGTCGCATAAGAACTAGTATAGTTATCTAATAAGCTATACCAAGCATTATACCTGTCATCATAATCTACATCTTGCTCATTAAGACCTTCAATCTCATCCGTTATAACGGTAACACCAACCGCCGCATCCGCAGAGTCTGCAGAAGGTAATAAAGATTCAATTTCTGAATAATCAGTTAAAATATCATAATTATCTATTTGAGCTTTTAATGTAGCAACTTCACTCTCATCAACCGCAACCATAAATCTCTTTAAAAGTTCTTGAGCTTCTGCAAGATTGTGTAATGCAGATTGGTAAGAACTTTCTTTTGAAGAATAATTTATATTGTTAATAGTTGGATTCTGAATTTCAAGTATTTCTTGTAAAGCATTTATATAATCAGTATTTTCAATTAAATTTGCAGTATCTTTATATCTTCCATAAAAACTATTAGTTTTAAATATCTGAATAAGGATATCGTAAATTTTCTTTTCATAGTCTTTTAACTCTGAAATAATACTATTTATACTTGTAGCATAATTATCATCGCCTCTATCATAATAAGTTCTTTCAAGAGCGGTTTGATAATTAGATGTTGCTGTTTCTTTATTATTGTTTTGCTCAGTTATTTTAGCATCTACCGCATTTATTTCAGCAATAGTATCTAATTCTTTCTGAGTTGGTTCAATATCAAAAGTAGTAGCTAAATTTTTAAGTTCTTCATACTGAATGACGTTACGAGCTATTTCTGAAGTATCAATATCTAAACTTGTCTGTATCTCTAAAAGTTTCTCATTAACCTCTTCAGGTGTAAGAGACCCTTCTCCAGAAATATTTGGTGACATAACAACAGAAACATAGTTATTAGCCATACCATCATCATATTTACTTACAGGTCTTATATCTGCGGAAGTCTGCTGTATTTTCTCTTTCATTAAGAGCTTTTCACTTAACCGCCATTCATAGTTAAAGCAATCTGTATCTCCATTAATTTCCATGCCGGAATTAATATTGAATATTGCTCCACTATTACCTCCATCCCATTGAGGATTTGACCCATCCGCCGCATAAGTTACAATACTATATCCTTTTGTTAAAGAAGGGAAATAAGTCATTTTGTCAAATAACTCTTTATCAACCCTTATTAACTCAACAGGATAAAAAGCATAAATAACAGTATCAGCTTCTTCTTTACTGCCAGAATTAATAGTTATTTTTGCTTGAATAACTAAAATTTTATTATCACCAATAGCAGTAGTATTCCAATCACTATTTCTATTTGTCGCAATACAAAGTTTACCATCTGAAGTAATTGTGAAGAATGGCTTTATTGCAGCTTCATCAAAAATACCCCATTCGATATTGTAATCAAAAGGATTAGCAACTAAAACTCCATCTTTATAAACCTCCACTCCTAAAGGATTTAAACCTGCGGGAGGGAAGTAGTTTACATCGCAGAAGTTAGCATCTACAAGGTCAGAATTTGTAGGTAAAATATACCAAGGACCATGTGTACTAGTATCATCTGCAATAAACATAAGTTTTAATTTCTGCTCAATACCTGTAAAGTCCTTTTTACCATATCCGACTCCATTATAAGTTAATACCGCAGAATACTTAGTACCGTTAGTACCATTATCGCCTTCTTTGATAAACTGTATATCCGCAGTACCAGATAATAATAAATCATTATTTACAACATTTAAATAAACTACATTATTATTTTTATTGTAATTATAATTTTTACTAATTGTATAATCAATGTCAAACTTACCATATTTACTTACAATATAACTATCATCAGTTTCAGAAAATTGAATATTTTTAGCCTTTTTATAACCATCAATATCAAAATTCATCATTGAGTTTTTAGGTAATGTCCAAGTAAATAAGCAAGTATTATAAGTTTCTTCGCTATACTCCTCACCCGCCGCATCGTAAATAGTACAAGATAATGGATCTATTGTACTAATTCTTGAACTAAGCGGACCATCATAAAACTCTGACTGAGGTGAGTTACCATAACTATCATACTTATATAATTTATTGCTATTGCTCATAGAAAGATAACTTCCATCTACACTATTAATAGCAATAAGTTTTTGTACAGTACCAACAAGTTTATTATTACCGTTAGAATCTGTACGATATACGGTACATACTATAAGGTTCATATCATTTGTAATTAAAGAACCATAAAATTGTATATCTGTTATATATTCTCTTTGACCTGTTGTTTCATCAATAACTGAAACATAGTTTGTTCTACAGTTATCTCCTTTATTCCAGAAATTATTATCTATATAATCTCCATCAGAGCCATATCTCATCCAAGCATAAGTTAAATGAGAATTATCTTCACTATAATCTGATAAGGTATTAACTTTACAGGTTAAAGTAATTAAATCATTTTTTAACGCAAAAGCAGGATTAGACTCAAGAGAAATAGAAACTTGACTATCTAAATTTTCAATTAGAATAGTTTGTCCTACATTAGTGCCATTATAAATAATTATGCACTTATATTTTGCGGAAGTCTCTATATCACTTTGCTTAACTGTAAGTGAATATTCATCAGTATTGAGAATACTTTCAGATACAGTACCATCCGAACTTTCTTGTTCTGAATATGTATTAAGGCATCTCCATCCATAGCCGCCTAAAGTATTGTAGTTTTGAGAACCATATACTACGCTACTATCTTGTACAAACCAATAACAAGCAAGATTGTTTAACGAAGTTTCAGCTCCGTTGATTAATAATGTAGGAGTAATCTTTTTAACAGTTCTAAATCTACTTCCTAAGAAGAAATTACCCTCAGTTGCGGTTAATAATAAATGGTATCCCGCAGTTTCACTTGAATCTATAACTTCAACGGGATAGAATTGAATATTACTAAGAAAGATATCATAGTAATCATCATATTGACTATCATTACTTACTCCAAAGCCTTTACAGAAACCTTTAATCTGGATTTCATTTGTTCTTGAATTATCATAAATTAAATCATCTTCAATAGTAACATATAATTTTTGAGTAACATAATCTACAAAGTCATATGGAGAACCATACATTTTTTCAGTATTAAAGTAATATGTCTTTGTAACTTCTTCTGCGGCATCTCCAGTTATACGCTTAAACGGAAGTGTTAATTCTATACCATAGTCACCATTAACCTTCTGGTAGGGGTCTTCTATGGCAGTTTTTACGTCTAAACTTAAACAAAAAGTTTTATTTCTCTCTAAATAATGTGAAAATATTATATTAAAATTGCTTCCCGCAATTGCATTAGCATCTTTCTCTTCTGGACTATGATAAGTACAAAAAGCTAAATCGGTAATAGAATCAAAAATTGACTCTCCAATTTTCTTATATTGTACCTCAGAAGTTATATCATAAAGACCAACATAAGGATTACTAGAGCCAATAATTGTCAGCGTACTATCTAATGCGCCATCTTTACTTAATACAAAAACAGAATCACCTTTTGAGTAGTGCGTAGTAATAGTATTAGAATATGCTCTTAACGTCTGTTTTAAATATTCAACTGAATATAAACCAATAGACGCATCTACTATATCTACAATAGTACATTCAATAACTTTCACGTTCTTTTGTTTATCAAGAGAACTACCAATGAGAGTTTCTATTGAATCTAATATTTCTTGTGCTATTGTACTCATTTATGATTTCCTCCTTTTTTCTCATTTTATATTATATATAAAACTTGGAAATAAAATATTATTTAAAAAAGACCAAAAAAAAAGAAGGGGAGCATTTCGCTCCCCTATCTTTTAAATAGTTTGTAATCCTGTCCTTTGTGCGGCAAGGTTTGGTAAACTTAATAAAGCTTCTCTGATATCATTTACATCATTTGCGGCAGGGAATTCTGCATTAATGTTGTAAACATTATTCGAACCGCTATTATTAGTTATGTTACCAGTTCCACTTACTCCGCTTATCCTTCCTAATGCAGCAGCTATTGATTCCGCAATAGCAGACTGAATTGAAGAATTAATTCCAGACAATTGTCTTATAATTGAAACTGCTTCAAGCATATTTGCCGTATCATCAGCGTTGAGAACTAATTCCTTCTGATGTAATACTGCAAATTTGCCATCATCATTACTCCAATCTCCAGTATAACCACCGGATGCAAAATGAGATGCTGTAGTGGTATTTAAAACTGGAAGAGTCATCATCCATTTAAGAATTTCATCATCTGACATAGTTTGTCTTTTTTTCTCTAAATTCTCATTTGAAATATAACCATGATCAGCAAGATAATCTAATAAACCGTTATATCCATCAGAACTTGTTCCCGCAATATGCACCCAATTATTTTGTTTAGTATCCCAAATACCATAGTTTCCACCAAATTGACTTTCAATTTTCCAATCTCTTATGTTGGAACTACTATCGTAAGAAGAACTAGAACCACCGCCACCAGTTCCGCCTGCTGCAGCTCTTTGGAATTCATACTCCTTCTGGATCGCTTCATCTAAAACTGAAACAAATTCTATCGCAGCCTGTTTAGCAGCACCGAGTTTACTGATATAATCCATCATTTCAATTCCGTTTTCATAAACAGAATCTTTAACTCTATACCAAGCGTCCTCTAAGAAACTGAGATAACTCTCATATTCTGCAAGTTCACTAGTAGCTGTAGCAACTAAATCACTAGTAGCATCCTGTAATTCCTCAGTAGCTTCAACATCTTCATAAATTTGGGCTTCTACATCGGCATAATCTTCACCTGCGGCAATACATCCTTCTCTTACAGCTTCGCCGTAATCAAGTTGAGCTTGAGTACATATCGTCATAGCTTCAAGCATTGCATTTTTAACACTGTCAGGATTGTTAGACCATATATCAGTAATTTCTGATGCAGCAGTAGCAAAGTAATCTATCGTTTCCCGCATAGCCTCATCACCATGCTCAACAATAGCGTCATAAGCCTCTCCCGCAGAATTATATACATCAGTAGCACTTTCAATAGCAAACTTAGCCATTTCATCAATAGCACGTTTCTGACTATCAATCATAAGATTGTAGTTATCTGTATTTACCATGTACTCAGTAGCAAGTAAAGCATTTGTCTCTTCCGCAAGATTTACTTCATGAGCTTTTAATTCATCTGCTTTAGTGTTCATTTGAGTAGCATAATAATCATTATACCAATCAATCATCATCTGATACTGTGCTTTTTCTTCTTCGGTAGCGCCAATCATTTTAGCTTCAAGGTCTGCAATAGTAGTAGACCAATCCTCTGCAAGCTTTATCATTTCTTCTTTCAAATCAGAAACATTTTGCTTTACATATTCATAAGCTTCATATTGAGCATCTAAAAGAGCTTGCTGTTTGTCGTCTAAATCACCCTCATCCGCAACATATTGATAACTCCAGTTTCCTGCAGTATCTCTTGTTACTTTAAGAGCATTTTTATTATTGCGGGCATCCTCAAGATCTGCCTCTGCCTGTGCAACAGCTAATCTCTTTTCAGCAAGAGTGATATCGTATTCAGTAAGAGTAGTTCTATCCTCTAAAGATTTAACCTGACTCTCGTATAAATCCTGTAACTTTTGCTGAGACTTAGTAGTTGATGCTTTATCAATAGCCTCCTGGTACTTGAGACTTAACTTTTCTAACTGATAAATCTTTTCCTGGTCATCGTAAACTCCATCAGCGGCTTCTTTCGCAAGATTCCACTGTTCAGATACGAAGTTATAACTTGAACCTTTCATCAGTTTCTTCTCAGCATCACTAAATGCCTTAGCCACTGTATTAGAATAACTCTTAGCAAGATTCTCTAAATAAGCCTCTTCTGCGGCATGAAGGTCTTTTATAGCATCGTCCCATGCCTTTTTAAACTTCTGAGCAGCATCAGAATCTACGCCGTACTCTGCGGCAGCCTTTTCATACTGACTCTGATAGAAAGCATTCTGGTCTCTTAAAGAAGCTAACTGTGTAAGATAATTCTTTGACTGAGCGTTATATAAGCTATCAAGGAAATCATAAGCCTGTTGACCATAAAGCAACTCTATAATCTTTGATTGATGATTTAAGTCTGCGTTGATAGCCTCAATACTATTTTGAACTTCTCCAAATTTATCAATAACTTCATCAATAGCAGAATTGTAATTATCCCAACCATTCTGATATAAGTCAAATAATGCTCCTGCATCATCTACAAGCTGATCTTGTAATTCCTTTAACTTATCCTGAGCCTGAGATATTGACTCGAACATAGAGCTATCTCCGCCGGCTTCCATCTTATCGATTTCCGCCATAACTTCTTTAGCTGCTTTAAGTTCATCATCAATAGTTCCGCCTTCTCCGCCAAGAGAATTGGCATCAAATACAGCAGTTCTAAACTGAGTACCGAAATCAGTCCATCTTGACTTAAAGTTATCTTCTATCTTTCCGATAAAGTCATTCCAATCTCTATCTGCTTGATGAGTATCAAGTTTAAGAGTTAATTCTGTTTCCCAGCCGGTTAAGTTATTCTCTTTAATCTGACGGGTAATATCATCAAGTTTATCTTGAGTATCCACCATTTTATTATAGAATAACTCGTCATATTTATCAAGAACCTCTTTGAAAGTATTGTAGTCTTTCTCGTAAGCCTCAAAACTTTCATCAGATATATTACCAGCATTATAATCTGCAACTACCTGATTATACTGTTCAAGAGAAGCTTTAGTTTGAGCAAGATAATTCTGTATCTGTCCTTCACTATCAAAAATAATTCCATAACCTTCAAGCTGTTCTCTTAACTCTGCGGCTTCCTTATGCTGTTCTGCGGCAAGGTCATTGTATTTCTGAGCCTGTATTTCAAGTAACTCATTTTCCGCCTTCAGAGAAGAAATTAATTCTGTACGAGATAATTTTTCCTGTTCCTTATCGAGTTTTGATAATGCATGAGTAACTTTCTCAATGGCATTATTAATATCCCAATAACGATCATACTCATCATCGAAATCTTTTTCTTCTTTATCTTTTGTCTTATTACTACCACTTCCGCTACCAGTTCCTTCGAAATAATCAATGGAACCCATTAAACGCAGTTTATTGTATGCGGCTTGGATGGCTTCTTCAGCAGCTTCAGTATTAACACCAAAATCTGAAGCACTTAATCCGGCTAATCTATAAGCATCTTTACTAAACTGCTCAAGCAATTCTGTACCTGCCGCAACCTTATTAGCAGTCTGTAAAACGGTATCACCAAGTTCAGAATATGTGCTATTATATTTTTCAGTAGCTTCAGTAGCATTCTCTTCTGTAAGCCTATGGAGATCTGTTATAAGGTCAGCCATTACTTGCTGCCTCATATAAGCCATCTGAACATCCATTAAAGATGAATATGCTTCATTATTAATCTTTAACTGACCATTTTCAAGTTCAAGACTAGCCACAAAAGCATTATCCATTTCAACTAACTGTTGAATACTATCTATTGAAAGCTTACCATTATCATTATAATCTTCAACAACACTTTGTAAAGATGAATATTGAGATTGTAACGTGTCAATAACAGCACCAATATTTTTATATTGCTTTTCAATTTCTTCATCTGCGGCAGCCGCATCTATAATACCAGCTTGTAGAGCCTCCATCTCGGCTTGAAGCTCATTTGTAGTATTGATTACTTGACGGTTATATTTTTCAACAGCTCCTTGAGATGCTAAATAAGAATTTATTTGTTCAGTAAGTTCACTATAATTTTGTTTAGCTTTTTCTAAATTCTCATTTGCTGCTTTTTGAAGAGTCTCATTACCATTAAGATCCTCATAATCAACTGTAGCTTGAGCTTCTTTTATTTGTTCTTGCGCTTTTGCTAATGCATCTGCAATTTCATCATTTCCAATAGCGCGTAAAACTTCTTCATATTTTTCTGCACTAATTTCTTCACTGGTTATTAATTCTTCAATGGCATTAAGTTGATCATCAGTTAACTGAGAAAAATCTATTGTAGAATATTTTTCTTCAAATAAATCTTCGGCTATATTAGCAGCCTGTCTAAACGTTTCGATATTGCTTTCATCAATATCGAACATATCACCAAATTTTATTGAAGTAGGTAAAGTTTCTAATTCACCCTTTAACTCAGCAATAGCTTGTTTAGTAGCTTCCGCATTTTTACTAGTATCAATTAAACCTTCAAGTAAAGCTTGACTTGCTACTCTTGTTTGAGTTTCGAAATCGCTATTTTCAAAGGTTTCACGATCCATGATTAAACCAGTTTTAAGTTTAATCTCAGGTCTTCCATCAGGGAATAAAGCATTTATTTCATCTTCTTCAAATTTACCTTTACCATTGGCAGCTGCGAGTGTGGCAGGTATGGTCATAGCAAATTCAGAATCAGAAACTAAATTAGCAAGATTACCATATTTCTCTAAGAATTCATCAATATCTTTACCAGTTGTCTTAAAATAATTCTGGAATCTAGCTAAAAATACTAATTCAGCCTGGGTATGTTCTGCAAACTCCTCGAAATAACCTTCGGGATCTCCAAAAATAGCTTCCGCAAGATTATAAGCCTGAATATTTTTAAGCCCTTCCCCAGAAAACTGTGAAAGTATCTTATTGGCTTCATCCTCTGCTTCATCTTGTTTTAAACCAGAATTTATTAATTCACTTATTATATCTTTTCGAGTAGCCAGAAAATTTGTAGATGCAACATCTGCACTCGTAAGGGTATTTGAAATAGATTCTTTTATTGCGGTTATTGCTTCAGTAGATAAAGTTGTTAATGCATCAACTTTATCACCTAACATATCAATATATTCATTCAGCTCTAATGCTACATCATTAGAAGATGAATTTATTAAATCTTTAAATCCTTGGGCATCTTTTGCTAATAACTCAGCAAAGACTTCTTGATTAAGATAATCTCCTCCAAGGATTCCTCCAGTAATTAAATCTTCTAATCCATATTGACTAGCATATTGATTTAATTGCTTTATATAATCGCTTTCACCAAAATCAATTCCTATACCACTTGTTAATGCAATATTATCACCTTCAGCAGAAAAGAACTGAGTTTTACCATGTTCTGCGCCAGCATAAGCTAACATTGCATTTTCAATACTCTTTTTCTGACTTTCAATAGCTTTTTGAGTAGAATTTTTATATTCTTCACTTCTTAAACCAAGATTATCTTCAATAATAGAATTTAATTCATCATAACTTGCGGAAAGTGATTTTACTGCGAGTTCTTCTTCACCATATTGTAAACATAACTTGTAAGTTTCATTTCTTAAATCTGTAATTGATCTAACATCTTCTGATTCGTTAAGTTCATCATATGCTTGCTTAAGATTTTTAATATTCTCATATTCTTCTTTTTTCTTCTCAGCAAGTTCCGCATCTTTCCTAGCAGCTTCTTCAGCATTCTTAGCATTCTTTTCAAGGGTATTGTTATAAACTGCAAGGGCTGCTTTTACACCAACAATAGCGACTCCAGCTATCGCAGCAACAGGTCCTAATGCACCAAGACCAGTATACACTTCTTTAATAGCTTTTAAAAGACCTCCACCTTTCTTAACGATAGCATCTTTTAAACCTCCGATACCCTTTTTAGTAAGAATTTCAAATCCTTTAAAAAGAGTCTTTTGAGGATCTTTTAAATCTTCAATACTCTTTATAATTTCGGTAATACCATTTTCGTCTCTTAATTCGTCTAATTTTTTCTGCTCATTGTCATTTGTTTTTTGAGTTTTATCTTTATCTTTTTGTACTTTTTTCTGCTCTCTATTTATCCTATTAACTTCTTTTTTATCGCCAGCCTCTTCTGCTGCTTTTTTAGCCTCTTCTAATTCTTCGTATTTCTTTGTTAAATCATCTATTGCTTTTTTATTTTCTTCTATAACTTCTAAAGTTATTCGTATATCATTATTTTCTTGTTCTTTTTGTTCTTGAAGTTTTCTAAGACGCTCAGCTTCTTCATCAGCTGCATCTTTAAATGCGCCTGCTATTTTCTTCCATCCCGAACTAACGATAGGAAAATAAAAAACCATATTAGTCATAGTTTGAAGTAATTTTTGTCCTATATCTAAATCATTATTACTCCAAATCTGACCAATTTTACTAATACCAATAAGACCTGTAGCTGCTTTACCTATACCAGCACCGACGTCCAGCCAATATTTTGTAGCGGCTCTATCATCTAACGCCTTCGCAAAAGTTTCCTGAGCTGCAGTCACAGATTTTTGAGCTCCCGTAACGCCATTTATAGCCTGTCTAAGTTGCTCAGCTTTTTCAATTTCCTGTTGAATAATTGCTAAAGCTTTTTGATGATCGACCATTTTAATACCAGTAGTTTCATCTATACTAAAAGCGTCACCTCTTTTAAATAATTTATTAAGATGATCCTGACTAATACTACCTCCAAACTTATCTGAACCTTTAAAAAGAATATCTGTAAGGTTTGCGTCTGGTAAAAAATCTTCATCTGCAAATGTCTTTTCAACTAAATCACTCAATTGTTTCCAATCATATTGTAATTCAGCCGCACCTTTTACTAATCTATTTTGTGTTTCTTCTAACTTATCGAAATTTTTAAAGTCTGCTTTTTTAACACCATTAAGCAGTTCTCCATATTCTTTTTGCATTGATTCTACAATGCTTTTATTCTCTAATAATTTAGTTCCGGCTTGAGATAACTCATTAAAATGTTCTCTTTCTTCTTTTGTTAAGAGAGATACATTCTCATAAATTCTACGATAAAATTCTTCTTGTTCTGCTAAACCTCTACTAACAAGTCCATCATCAGAGGGGTCATAACTACCCACAGAATCTCTAAGACTTTGGAGTTTACTCTCCTCTTCTGCCTTAAGCATTTTCTGGTTAGCATCATTCATAGCATTTTGGCTAAAAAACGTTGATAAAGGTCCAGTAGTAGCACCGGCACCAAGAGATAATGCTGCAGGGACTATACCAGCGAGTCCGCCAAAAGATTCAACTAAATGGTCAACACCCTTAATAAGGTTAGTTAATAAATCATAAAAATTCTTAATATCTTTATCATCAAATAAACTAGAATATAAATCTTCAGATGCAGCTCTTAACTTATTTAAATGAGCCTGCATTGAGTCCATATAGATTTCATTCTGTTTAGTAAGTGTTCCTTCTGCCGTTGCTGCAGTCTTTAAGTTAGTCTGGAATTTATCCCAGTTACTCATTAAAGCAACTAATTGAGTATACTGTCTTGTACCGGCAACAGTCTGTGCTAAAGCTACCTGAGTATCAGCACTTAAACTTTGCCATTTAGAACCCATCTCATCAAGGATATCATCCATATCTTTAAGATTTCCATTGGCATCTTTGATGTTAATTCCAACAGCCTCTAATGCCTGAGAATATTTACCTAATGTAGTGCCATCTTCAAGAGTATCTCCTAACTCAAGATCCTGGATACGAGCAAACAATGTCTTAAAAGCTGTACCTACGATATCTGCGGACTGACGAGTTTCAGATACTACTGTAGCAAGAGCAGTCGTAGCATATTCGTAACTTAAACCAACTGTGTCAGAAACTGCCGCGAACTTTTCGAGACCTTGAGCAATTTCCTCAGAAGAAGATGCGGTTGCCGCACCAAGAGCGGTAATGGTATCACCAAAAGACTCAAGTGACTTAGTACCATCATCGAAGTTATTCCAAATAGCAGTCATGTATTCAGAAACTTCATCTGCGGAAGTTCCTAAAGCGTTAGCCATTTTAATAGTAACGTTAGTTCTTTCCGCAACCTGCTCATCGTCCAAACCTTGCTGGTAGTAAATAAGAGAAGCATCAGTATAATCGGTAGTAGTTGTACCTAATGCCTGTGCTGCATTATTTGCCTGCACCGCAAACTCTTTCATATCTTCCGCAGACTTCTGCGTAACGATACGAATATCATTTAAAGACCTGTCTAAGTCTTTAATATATCCCATAGCCTGAGAAACTGTCTTAGTAGCGGTATTTAACATAGCGTTAAAGCCTGTATACATTATAGTATTTTTAAAACTACTAAATAATTTCTCGGTAAATTTATTTGTATATTGAACAGCCGTATTTAATTGATATACTTGCGAAGTAACTCTTGCAAAAGCAGTAGTACCTTCAGGTCCTAACGTGGCAAGATTAGCTCTAATTTGATTTAAACTCATCCCACTTTTTTCAATACTCTTTTGGAAAGTATTGAAATTTATACCATTTAAATTTATATCAAAGGCAGAGTCTAAGGCATTTTCAAGAACTCTAACCGATGAAGTTACTTTTTCAACTTGCTCGGCAGAAAAACCTTGAAGAAAGTCCGTATCAACAGAACCTAAATCTTTTAAAGATTTTTTTAAGGCATTTAATCCGGACATATCGACTTGAGTTTTAATACCCAGAGTAAAAACCATATTATTATTATTAGCCATCTTCAACCTCCTTATAATCTCTTTTGGTCTAAAAACAAAAAATAGACCTCGTTATTTAATGTAAATAACGAGGTCTATAGATTAAATCATTTTACCCTATTTTATTTAAGACCAGAACTCTTGGCTATTGAAACAACATTTTCCATTTTGTCTAAATCAAGAGATTCTAAGGCTTTATTAAATTTATCTGTAGCATCAGGCGCAAAAGCAAGGAATTTATCAATAAATCCTCTTGCGGAATTGCGGTAAACGGTATAGTCATCAACCATACTAGAAAGTAATTCAAGTAAGTCCGAATAATCTTTTGCGGGCATGGCATCAATTACTGCTTTAATAATACCATCTTTTTCTAACGAGTCGTATAAAGCAAGGATATCTGCCTTATCCTCATCAGAGATCTCTAAATCAGTATACTTTAATATTAAGTATACTTCAAAAACAGCACTGGTAATAAGGTCAGTCATCACAGTACCGCCATCCGCCTTCTGCATTACCATCTCAAGCAGATTCTTTTTTTCTTCTGTTGATAAAAATTGTTTTACCTTAATTTTAAGTTTCCCAACCTCTATTTCTTTATCGTTAGGAATTGCATTATTTATACTATACTTCATAGAAGTACCTCCTTTTATTTCCTAATATAATTATAACAAAATTTTTCTATTTTGTCAAGATTTAAGTTACAATCTCTTTACCTCTTTGCTTATAGCCTTCTCTAGAATAATGAATACCTAATTTTAATTTATGTTCTTCAAAAGGTGCTGTTTTTAGATAGTCTGCTAAAATTTGTCTTATACTATGAACTTGGATATCGGTACTTTGTGGATCATTTATTACAAGAAAATCGGCAGTTTCATTAATATCGGTTAATATATTTCCTTTTCTTGTACTCTGTATTTGCATCTGTCCAAATCCACTATATCCATATATCATTTTTATTTTATTCATATAACCTATTACCGTGGGTACATTATTTGGTTTTGCGTGTATTCCTTGTGAATAAATTTTTAAAGCTTCTATTCTATCTACACCTTCCAACGACGTAATTGGACTCATAATAGCTCTAAAAGGCACAGTATTATCTATAGTTACACTATTATTTGGTGAAGCATATTGTTTAAGAGAAAAATTTTTAGTATAAATTAATTTTAAAGCCTTATCTACAAGTGTTGTTCCTCTTATCTCTATTTCTCCTTGCTGTCTTTGAATATCTACTTTTTGACTTTTACCGGTTAATTTACTATTACTATTATCATTTTCTTTTTCTTTTTCTTGATCTTTAATAATTGATCCAAGAAGAATCTTTTGAAGTTCAGTTTGTCCATCTTTAGTTATAAGACCCATTAATCCTTTAAACTCATCATTAGTAACTTCGTAAGTACCATTAGCATTACCACCTTTTATACCTGCTAACACAGTACCAGTCATAAAATTATTTTTAGAAAATTTATAATTTGTAGAAATTTCCCTCTCACCCATTTTTATAACTTTTTGATTTTGAATTGCTAAATTTAAAGATTTTGCTATAACTTGAGCAAAACCTTCCTCAAACAAGAATCCTCCCACTCCTTTAGCTTCTCCTGGTTGACGGAGATGATAAAAGAAATCTGGCTTAATAGCTGAATTTTGCCCTATCTCTTCAATTAAATTTGAATAAAATTTATCTTCTAATAATGTTTTAAAATACTTTCCTCCTTTAGCATCATTAAAATAACTTTGAGGAGACCATAGCTTAAAATTTTTCTTTCTATCCGCCATTCTTAATTTTATTCCATAAAAAAAATCTTCAAGTAATTTAGCATCTTCAATATCTTGTTCTAATTTAATTTTTCCTTGATATTTTTTCCAAATAGCATCATGTAAGTTTTTATACACCTGATTTGAATGTATTCGGTCATTTTCATTTGTAGGATGCCATCTGTAATATTGCCCTTCCCAATATGAATGCATTAATTACACCCCTTCCCGCAAGTTTTATGTAAAAAAAAATAAGGGGTTCATAAAGAACCCCTTATTTATAATCTTAATCAGATTAAGCAAGTGTAATTGACTTACTATCTGTAGCAGTACCAAGAGTAGCTGTAACTGTAACTTCATCACCTGATGAAAGAGCATTAACATTAACTGAGAATGTGTTACCAGCAAGCATCTCAACATCGAGATTTGTAGAATCAGAAACTGCAGTAATTGTAGGTGTATCAGTAGAACCTGTTACTGTATAAGAACCTGTTACAACGCCTGTACCTGCTGTAAGCTCACGAAGAGTAACTGTAGGAGTAACTACAGGCTCACTAGAGTGAGTATCAGCATCAATATGAGTATGGAACTCTGTATCGTTGATATCACCACCTGTAACAATCTGGATATCACAAACTGTCTTCTTACTTCTGTCGAACATTGTGTAAGCAGGCATAGCATCCATTACGAAGTCGAAAGTAGAAGGATCACCAGATGCAGCCATTGTGAATGTAAATGCTGACTGTACCTTTACTTTAGGGAAGATAATTGATGCAGCAAGATCCTTACCTGTAGCTTCATCTCTGAAAAGTGTATCTGCTTCAACGTAGAAGAATCCACCAAATGAACTAGGAAGAATGTTAATTGTCTGTACGCCTTCCTTAAATGCGATATAGAAATCTACCTTAGCAGAAAAGCCTGCTGTTGTATTTGCTATTGTGAACTCTAAAGGATTAGCAGCTGTGATTTCAAGCAGATAATCTTCATCACCAGCAGCACCTGTTACAGTAATATCGCTATCTTCAATGTAATCTGTAACTGAACCTGAAGAGTTTGTCTTCATACCGAACATCGGTATATCAGAGCAGTAGTAAAGTGTTGTAGCTGTAAGACCAAGTTCACTATTTAATTCATCAAGAGTAATTTTACCCTTGCCAGAGTTATCAATATTTACATCATAAGATACATGAATATGTGCAATCTTAGAAGGTGTAGCATCAATAAGACCTGCACCAGAAAGAACTGCCATACCCATAGGACTCATAAGAGCATCAGTAACAGTGAAAGTCATTGTTTTTTCACCTTCCCAAGAGATGAGACGGTTATAACCACGACCACCCTGTGCATAAACTACTGTTGTAGCCTGCTCCATATTAGAAGTTGTAGCTGTATCTATGACAAAAACGGGCTGTCCAGCTTTAAATGTTTTGCTTCCTATCTTTGTACCGTTACTAAGAGCTTTGAAAGTAACATTACAAATTTCACGAACACCAAAACGTCCTTGCATATATGTTTTCCTCCTTTTTTAGTATGCATTAATTATGTAAACGGTACATTTTTGTTACCGTTATACTTCTGACATCCAATCTTCTGCCTCGTCTAAACCAGTAGCACCTGCAAGTTGTGCAGCATAATGAGCATCCCATTTAACTTTAAGAATATATCTTTGAAATTGAGTTTCTATTTGTTCAACAGTATAATTTAAAATAGTGTTTAAATCCATCTGTAAACCAATACTTAATATAGATGCATACCTTTTATATACACTAATATCTTTTTCATTTTCAAGTTCCTTATTCTTTTTGTTTTTACCTTCCATTAATTTATTCGCTATGGCTTGTGCTCGGCTATCCGCAGGAATATATACATTCTTATCAGAATCGGTACCAGGGAACATTTTAGAAAGAATCTGTTGAAACTCAAAAAAATTAGTATCATCTATAAAAGATACTATCCCCTCTTCCGCTTTAACTAACTGTATATCTCTCTCACGAATTTTTATTTCAAAGTTTGGAAATAGTAAAAATAATAAAGACATAAAGTTTTGTCTTGCATTAACTTCTTGTTGGTCTTTATTATTTACTATTGCTATAAATATCTCAAAATCACTCTTATTCGATAAACCAGAATTGTCCTGAGATTTCCTTATAATTTTTGGAATATATAAGATTAAATGAACAGCTATTCTAAAAGTTGTTTCACCTATTAATCCAATTTCTTTTATAGTTGGATTATGTATTACTATTTTAGCAGAAGTAAACGGTATATCATTATTTGTAAAAAATAATAATTTATTTTCCATTTATTCTTCCTCAACAGGTAAAGCGTCATCAACTCCATGAACGGCACTATATAATAAACAATAGCCGCATAAATCTTCATCAATAACCAATTCGTTACAACTGATAAAATTAAATGTTCCAATACCAGATAATCTTGCCCCATTTAAAATTGCATCTATATAACCGGCAATCTTTAAAGGTCTGATTTTATAGTTTCCTATATCCCAATTATCTGGATGGCATAATATATCAATCATAACAGTACAATCTCTATAATATTCATTACTATTATTAGGGGCGAAATTATCAAAAGTGATAATAATATAAGTTTGACTCTCTTGATTTTCACCCCTAGCAAGTTTAGGAGTATATCTTACATATCCTTCTTCTATCAGTTTTCCAACTGTAGTTTCCCTTACCTTCTTATTATACTCCGGATTAGTTCTGTTATCTAAGCAATCTTTAGTATTTATAACAAGTAATCTTTTTAATTCATCACTACAAGGCTGATTATCTACAAATAAGCGTTTAATAATCTCCTCTAAATCTTTTTCACAAGAGAGAAATGATGAATTATAATTACCAATATAACCATTGTTTTTTGCTATTCTCATAAAAAGCCTCCTTGTAAATCTCCTTGATTATAGCGATTTTATTACAATAGGCAATTCAGCAATAACATTATCACCATCAGAATATTTTATAACAAAGTCTCCTGACCTACCAGTTACAATATCAATAGAACAAGTAGCTTGTGCGGCGGCCGTTATCTTCGCCTTACCGTTAGATACTGACCATGTACCAGTCATATCAGTATTCTGTATTGAATAAGATAAATCTGTATCATAAGGATAAACCTGTAACGGTCCATCAATATAAGGTACAGTTGTGTCAGGTTCTATTATTTCAGTTTCAGTTTGGGCATCCTGCATTTCATTATCAAAATATTCTTCCAGATATACTTCTATAATATCAGGTTGCGTATATCTATCGACAGCCGCAACCCGCCAGTTATGATTATCAAATTTTACTATTTGGTGCCTTTTGAAGAACTCATTAGTTTCTTCATTTTTAATAATATAAAACATTAAAGAATAATTCATTTCATTATACTCTATGTTATGTTTTTGTTTCCAAATTAAATCTGTTTCAACCGGTCCCCGCAACCAAATACGATACTTATTTTCTTTTGCCTGTATCTCATAATCACAACGTCTTATTTCGCCTCTGAAATAAGCTTCTTCTGTATATCTCCTATCTATAACCATCCAATAAGTTTGAGTTCTATCCCAATAAAAAACCTCTCCAGGTTTCATACCAGATTCAAACTCTATCGAAATTTCCTTTTGATCATAATCCGTAGATAACTTTATTGGATTGATTAAACATCGCCATTTTTCATCCTTAAAGGTAATCCATTCCGCTTGGTAGCTATTTTTTTTAGCACTCCTTAAAGACTGTAACTTACCTTTAACTATACGGTCATCATTTGTAGGACCGCCGATAGCGTTCATGCGGGCCTTCATTAATTCTAAAGACATTCCTTTGCCTTCTCTAACAGGCTAAGGCACTCAAAAATGCCTTTCCTATAATCTAAAAAATCATCCTTTTCGGTTAAAAGTGTTAAAGATTCTAACCTACTTAAGAGTCGGAATAAGTCTATCTGACCGTTAAATAAACTGTCCATCCCGCCAATCTCTATAATTAAATTATGTAAGGATGATTGCCAATCTTTCCCTTCTTCTCTATCGGGTAGCAATTTAAAAATCCTATTGCTAATTCTAATGAAATTACTCTCAATTTCACTATCATTAATCTGAATACCATATTTTAATGTCATTTTACTACCTCCTTTTAGGTTATATTTAACCCATATGAAGGCTTAGTCATTATTAAATTAGCCGTTGAGCGAATTTCTCCATTAACATTAATTCTTCGTTTATATACTCTCTGTAAGTGAAAGCATTGCCGCGAAAACTCTCGTATCATAACTTGTAACTTAGCCATATGATTAGCTTGAGAGGTCATTTTAAAATCAGCTCCGGTATAACGCATTTTGGTATTTTCAGTTATTGCTAACTGACGATTAAACCATTCAATAACCATTGCTAATGATAGTATATTTATTTCCTCCTGTGTTAAAGAACTATTAAATGCACCATCTCTCCATCCGGAAAGTGGTGCATCTGTATAATTACTTTCATATCCGTTATAGATACCAAGAGAATCATAGTAACCAATTTCATAGTCCGTTATATCAAACCTAGGAAATTCGAAAAAGTGCATAGCGTTTAAAAGGATACCCTGTAAGTCTTTATAAACGTCAGATTCCTCCATCTCCATGTACATTTCCTCAGTTACTCTTTCAAAAAAACTATCATAAATGGTAGTGAAAGGTGTAGTTTTATTTGCACTCATCTTTCACTCTCCTTCACGTTTAATTATTCTTCTCGTCTTACGACTCTCCTTTTAGGAGCATCGGCAGTGTTACTAGTAGCGTCATCCGCAACTCGTCTAACTTTTTCAGACTGTTTTGCAGAAGTATCTTCAGAACCATCATCAAATCTTGTGTTCTGTATCTCTATTGCTTTGGTAACATTAAAATTAAGTTTCTCAAAAATAGCATCTCTTTTTGCAACGTCATTAAGGGGAAGAGATACTGCGAGACTTTTTACAATATCGAGAATACCTTCTGGTGCAAAGTCAAGTAAATCAAGAAAAGCGGCTTGAGAGCCATTTACAAGAATATCTTTTACCTGATCTTCTGTATAGAAATATTCTCTTTCTACATCAAAACCCAATTCTTCAATAGCTGCTTTATCTTTTACAGCAAGTTTATTTAAAATCAGCGCCCTTCCGCCTTCTGAGTTATATAAAGCAAATAACTCACCAAACGAAATTTCCTTAGTCTCTTTCGGAGTAAAATGTCTTTTAATGTGAAGTTCCGGAAGAGTATATCCTAAAGAACCAACTGATATATTTGTTACTTTAATCATTTTATTGTTATCCATATTTGATTTTCTCCTTTTATCTCTTGTTAAATAATTAAAATGGGGGAGTAAAATTCTTACTCCCCCTTATTAATTTTTAATTACTGGTTAATAACGCTAAGTGATGTGTTTTCGTATACACAGATACCAGGATTTACAAGGTATGCTGCAACACCAACCTTCTGATATGTCTGGATTTCTTCAGACCAATCACGGTTCTCGAAAGACTTAACCTGAGCTGTTCCCTGGAACGCAATCTTAATAGGCTTCTCTGAACCTGTAGGAATAATATAAGCAAAAGCAGGATTGATAACCTTTACTCTGTTTGTATCATCTTCGAATGACTGAGGAAGAATAATAACATTATGTCCCTTGTATGAAGCAAATGTACCATTTGCCCAATACTCATTCTTCATCTCGTTAGACCATCTGTCTGTGCTGACTGCTGTAGTAGGAGCTGCACCAACAGTAGACATAGCCCAAGCTGTTGTAGGAAGCATTGTTGTAGCAAATTCATATGTACAGTAAATAGTAGATTTACCATAAACATCTGCTGTCTGGATAAGTCTATCCATTTCTTTTTCGTCGAAAGTTGTATCTGTATGATAGTTAGCAGGTCTACCTGTAGAAATATCTGTTACAGCTGCTGCAAGAGCATTAGCGATTTCCTTGTAGATAGCCTCGTCAATACCTTCAAGAACGATCTGATAATACTCGTCAAGAGTATATCTACCAGATAAGAGCTCTTCCCACTCAATTCTAGCAGCACCACCGATAGCTGAAACAGGAACTTCGATTTCATAACCATCGAGTTTGAATGTTTCATATCTACCAGCAAGACCAACCTTTGTGATGAACTGCTTTGCTCTCTTCTTTGAAGCCTCTGAAATTCTTACCTTGAATACAGGCTTATCATTGTTACCATATGTCTGAACATCAGCAAATACGCCGTATGCCTGAAGAACTTTAACAGGAACAACTTCTGTAAGACCTACTTCGATAAGTTCGAAAATAAGGTTCTTGTTGTTTCTGTAATCTGCGGCGGTCTTACCAAGTTCATTAAGTTCTTTATTAAATGTAGTTCTAATAGCCTCTGCAGAAAGGTCACTACCCTGGAAAGAGAACTTCTTAGCAGGATTTAAAGATGCTTTAGCATTAGCTTTAGCTAATTCGATAAGTTGTGCTCTATCTAACATTTATCTTTTCCTCCTTACTTAATTCTCATTAATTTTACTGCTGGCTGACTGTCAGCAAGTGTATAAACTTTAACTACCTGGAACACAGGACCATCATAGGATGCAGGCTGTGTTGCTGTAAGATAACCATTAGCTGCAATATAAAGCGATGTTGTAACTACAGGCATTACGGCTGCTGCTTCTGTGCTATCCTTAATTGCATTGATATCAGTTACTACAAAAGCATCCTCATCAATAGCGTTTGTTGTGAAAATATCTCCAACTTCTGTTGAAATAAGTCTAGGATAAATTTCACCACCAATGTAGTTACTCTTTACCATAGCGAAATCTTTATGATTCTGCTTTCTTTCATCGGGGAGGTCTTCCTCGTTATAAATAAGCATCCACTCACCGGCTCCGGTAAGATTTACTTTTCCATTAGCATAATCATATTTTGCGAATCTACCATTCTCGATTACGTCGCCCATTGTAGCTGTATCAACAGGTAACTGAGCAAGGATTTTACCCTCAACGATACCTGCAAGATGATTAGGCTCAACCTGAGCGAAACCGATTCTAGTATTTGCTTTAGCAAATCCTGGCATTTCTGTATCCTCCTTTGTAAATTTAAAAACTTATAAATTCTTTTCAACTTCTTTAACTGCTTTAACCCATTCCGGCATAGCTGAAAGGTCATCTGCCGCAGTAAAGATAATAGGCTCATTGTTGACTGCTTTTTCTTCAACAACTTCTTCTGTAGCCTTCATTTGTTTTCTAGCAAACAGAATAGAAAGTTTAGATTCTATTTCGTTTAAGCTATATTTATCAATATTCTGAATTACATCAGCTTTATCTGCATCTGTTAACATAGAGAATGAATTGATTAAGTTATCTTTTTCTTTCCTATCTACATCAGCTTTAAATGCAACTAACTCGTTATATTTAGCTTCTAACTCAGCGTACTGATTCTTTAATGTGTTATACTCTGATTCTAAAAGAGAGTATTTTTCTTCTTCTTCTTTGTTAGCATCTTTCTTATCATCAGACTTATCGTCATCAGGCTTTTCATCTTCGTCCTTAGCGAACTCAGCAGCGGCAGGAGCTTCTGGAGCTACCTCTTCAGCAGGTGTAGCAACGGGTTCTTCTGCAACAGGTGTAGCAGCTTCCTCAGTAGCAGAAAATTCTGCCTCTGGAGCAACTTCTTCACTAGCCTGAGCAACAGGTTCCTCAGCAGTAGATACTTCCTCCGAATTAGCTTCAAGTGTACTTTCAGCATTTTCAAAAGTATTCTCTACAGTATTTTCAATTTTCTCTTCATTAATTTCAAGAGTTTTGTCCGAATTTTCTGAAAAATTTTCTTGAACTGTAGGAGCAACTTCTTCTGTCATATTTTCATTGGTAGGCATCTGTACTTCTCCTTTCGGTGTTTCTATTGTTTCTTTTAATTCCTTCATCATAGAGAATAAAGTTCTATTAAAAGTTTCATCTTTTGTGAACTTTGAACTAACTTCTGGTGCAGTAATAGTAGCACCTTCAAAACAAGGTTCTACATCTTCACCTAAAATGCAAAGTTTCGAAAAGATTGCGTCATTTATAATGAAAAATTCAACACCTTTATTAGTGTCAGTTGACCAATATCCTTGTAAACTTTCTTCATCAAGTTCCATTGATTGATAATTTCCATCTTCAAGGATTCTTTTACATTCTTCGTATTGCTTAACCCACAGATAACCCTCTGTCATTAAGTAATCTCTAATAGTAACATTCCCAAACTCATCAGTTTCTTGAAATTTCTGGAACCATATTCTAGCATCAGGAGCAACAAAACCATAAGGTACTGTTAAAGTATTAAACTTAACTCCTTCATCATCAATAATAATCTGCTCTCCATGGTCTCCAAAATCTTCTTTGTTTTCAATATAATGTCCGACAATAGGTACGCCTGGAAGAGTTTGCGCCATTTCAGACGCAACCTCTTTTGATATGAAACTTCCGTTTCTATTTCCTCCGACGTATAAAACTTTTATTTCACACTTTGCAATCGTTGGACTTATTGAAGTAATGTGAATGAACTCGGGAGCGTCAATAGTAGCAACGCTTAATTTTGCTGGCATAACATCCTCCCATTACATTGATTCTTTATTTGCTATCGTTTTTTCCGATACCATTTCGCCCTTTTCTTCATTGGTAGGTCGACCCGCACCACTTTCCTCCTTATTTCCGCTTTTATTAGTAACCTGGCTTATTGTATCACCATTCATAACAGAAGACATAAGCGGAGGAATAAATACATTAATAAGATCAAGTATATCGTTTTCAAAATAAGCATTTGACAATATACTGCTCTGTGATTCACCAAGAGCAACAGCAGGAAGCATCTTAGAGAATCCAATTTGCATCTGTTCCTTATACATTTTAGAAAGTTCTTTATAATTATATATTGTTGTACTTAATAATTGAACTCTAAATTGTATCTTTTTACTTTTATTTAAATTTACTACTAATTCATTTAAAAATTCTTCAAATTGTAGTAATAAATTATACATTGTAGCGGCATCATTCTCAATAGAACGATCTAATGCGGCGGAACTGTCGGTATTAAACTGAAGATATGACACACCGGCTTCGTTATAAAGCTGTCTTTCAATCGTTTTAAGGTCATCCGAACTTGATGTAGCACTTCCTGTCTCAGAAAAACTTTCTACATCAACATCCGCAAATGTTGTTAAAACTTCAGTACCAATCGCATCTCCAAGCATCTGAACTGCATTGTTATGCATCTGCTGGATTTCATCTATATCGAAAATCAAATCTCCATTTTTATCAAGTGGAAATTTCTGTACGATAAGTCGCATAATTCTCTGCATTAATTTTTTCTTATTTAAATCTTGAGCTTCGTCAAGGTCTATAATAAGTGGAATAACTGATATAAAAGGCGGGAACTCTTCATCATTAAGAGTAAATCTAACTGTCATAGTAGGGTCTAACAAATACCATCCCGCACTATCTCCGGGGTCTACTTTTAATTTGCCCTTTTTATATAAGTCATATCCTTTTTTAAACTCTTTCGGGAATAAGGCAACTACACGCTGTCTCATTTCTTCATTACTATACTGGTCATCAAAATACTTCATATTAAACTCAACCGCAGGTTTAGTTCCATATTTATAACGACTTCTACAATAATTTAAAGGCAATTCTTGTAAAACATAAGAATTTCCTTTTTCTACTTTATATCCATAGTAAGCTCCAAATCTCATTACCTTTAATGCAATTTCTCCTAAAATTTTCTTTACTGAAGCTGCATCTAATACATTAAGACATTTAATAAACTTCTCTATGATATCTTCGCTTTTCATTTTCTTATCATTGATATATGGTGTTACAAACCAATCATATCTATACATATATGCCATATATCTCAAAATACGACCATAAATACCGCAAGTTTTAAAATAAAAATTAGAAATTTCTCTCATCAATGAAAGGTTACCATCACTGATAGCTTTTAAAACATATTGTTTATCACCAAATTTTGGATTTGCTTTTTTATAACTACCAATATTTATGATTGCATCATCTAATTTTTTAATACCAACTTGTATTTTATTAAAGTCCATCGGAGGTCTTACTTGGCTATAATCTGAATATATGTCTGCTAATCTATTACGCAAAAGTATCTTGCACCTCCCTTATCTATTTTAACGGCATCAGTATCCCGCCGCCTTCATAATATAATCATAATTAATAAACTGTTCTTCCCAATAAGGGATAATTACCAGTGTTAAATTATGCCTTTTACAATATTCCCTTTTCATTTTATCGTTATACTGTTGCTGGTATAAACCCTTTTTGCCGCCAAACTTTGATTTAGCTTCATAATGTTGAATACCCTGATATTCGATTAAGAAGTCTATATTGCCGTCATCGTCAAAAACGGCAAAGTCAAAACGTAAGGGCCTTCCGCTACTGCTTACTAAATCTGTAAATATATACTCTTCTTGAAAAGGTAAGCCCGCCATCTCTAATATTTCATGGATTTTAATTTCTCCTCGACTTGCTTTCATCTTTTTTCTCCAAAAATATTTCCTAATAACTAATATAATGTAAAAAATAAGGTTTGGGCATTTATAAAAAATGCCCAAAAATTATTTTATCTTCCAAAAAACATCATATCCGCAATATTATGAGTTCTTCGTCTCTTCTTTTTATTTTCATCTTCCTTAATATAATATAACGCATATTCAAAAGCAGAAAATTTATCTTTAGGGATGCCCCTATTATTCTGTTTTAGAATTATATTAACACCGTCATTAGACTCAACGAGATTTAACATTTGTTCCTTTAAAATGCTTGTCTGTTGATATGGCATTAAATACTCATTACGCTCATCCGGAGTCATATTTTGACCTACTTTTGTCTGCATCAATTTAGCTTTCGCGGTCTGCTCATCTATCAATAACTTTATCTTACCGCTGCTTAACTGAGTCTGTACATATGAATGCGCTTCAGTATTGATAGGTGCATTAGCTTTAATTAAGAACATAGCGTTCTTTTCCGCACCTTCGATTCTTAACTGCTTATAATCTTGATCAGCGCCTTCATAAGTTCCGCCTTCAACACCAAAAGCAGGAAGTTCAGTACCATCAATAGGATCGATTTGAGCTTTTGTCATAAAGTCAACGAATCCAACTCCAAGTCCGTTAGCATCGATAATAACTCGTCTAGCTTTAAACTGATAATAAAGTTTTTTAATATAAATTGCTTGTTCCTCAAAGTGGGTCGCCGCAAAAGAGTAGAGATTAACAAGAGACTTAATAGAATCTCCTTGTGGTTGCGGCGTTACTTTTATAACTGCCACTTCCGAGTTACAATCTTTTCTACCTACATCAACACCAAGTATATAATAAGCACTTTTACTTGATTTTCCACTAAATTCTTTTTCAGACAAGAGCAAAACTCTATGTCTATCAAAACTAGCACTGGAGAAATATGCATTATCCTGGTCTCCGCTCCAAACGCTACCATATTCTCGGTCAAAAGATGCTTCATTATAAGTACCAGATAATTTCATTTCATTAACCATATCTTTTTTAACAGCACCCTCTAAGATAGCTAATTCATAGTCTCCGCCAAAAACAAAATATTTATCTGGTTCAAAAATTGATGCGATTAATAACTCAATTTGTTTATCGTAAGCGAAAGAATTTTTCCATCCCGCAGACGTTATATATACTTGAGATTGGTTAATAACTTCATCAGGATCAGTTGTTCCATCCGGTAAATTCCTATCAACGTTAGTTGTAGGAATAATAATCTCGTTAAGGGACTTCTCTTCTACAAGGATAACCTCTTCTATCAATCCACCAGTACGTCTCTGACCACGGGAAGATTCCCTTGCCGCCAGAATATCAAGAACAGAGCCATTTCTAAAAACATACTTTAAGTTATCTTTTGATGTTTTAGATACGCCTCTGTCAAAATTTATTTCACGACCAAGTGCGGGAATTAACTTACAAATTTCTTCCACTTTTGACATAGTAATTAACGCTGCCTGCTCTTTTCCGCCCGTAGTAACGAATAGTTTAGCGCCAGGGAAAAGTATACCTTTTAGCATAAGAGACATTATAGCCAAAAACGATTTACTAAAACCTCGAGTAAAAGTAGCATAGACATATTTATGTCTCATGCATGCCCGCAAAAATATTCTCTGAGTGTCCCTAAATTTAAAAGGACAATCATCTCCTTTTATATCATCAACAAAAACATCTGGATATTCTCTATAATAAGCAATTAGTTTTCTTAAATCTGGCATCACCGCTTCTAATCGTTCTTGAGAGATTTCATCCTTTTTTAAATCGCTAGTATGTGAAGCAGACATATCTAACAAATTTTGTAAACTCATTTGTTATTATCATCTCCTTCCTCAAGAGCCTCTTGAACGGTTTGTGTATCTTCTATTTTTCCATTCTCTATAAAATTACTATACTCAATATAGTCTTCATTTGTATTTTCTATATTATCAAAGCCTTTTGCTCTAACCTCTTGCAACTCTTTCTCTCGCTCTTCCGCACTTTCGTGTAATTTAATATAATTTTCAATTTGTTGAGCAAGAGCAGTATCTTGAGAGATTAGCTGTCTTTGATATCGTTTAAGATTCTCTATCTTTTCATCAATAATATCTTTTGTGGTTTCAATATCATGGCGGGGTATCTTGCCGCCAATCTTCTCCGCAAAATATACTAACTGACCGACAGAATCAAATTCACCGGTCTTTTCTTCTTTTCTCTGAGCCTCTGTAAACTTAGCTGATTTCATAAGGGCATCGTAAACTTTCGCAAACTTCTGGTATGAATCTACATCGCCGCTATCAATAGCCTCGTTCATTTTTAACGAGGTCTTACATATCATCTTAAGAGTATCGGTTCTTGCCGCACCTTGTATATCAAAAGAATCCATAAATTCTTTATATAATTCTTCCAGCGATACCCATTGTGCGGGAGTATAGTAAATACCCCATTTCATCGCTAAGTATTGCTTATCCTCTTCGGTTAAGTCTGAACCTACATCGGGAAGTTCTACAACTTCATATGGATGGTCATTTACAGGGTAAGGACTAGGAGGACCGCCCTGCCCGCCAATTGCCTTTGTAGGGTCAAGAGTCATAACGGGAGGTGCTTCATGCATCTTCTCATATGTGAGGAATTGAGCCTCACTAATTTCGCCATTCTCATAGGCTTCTTTCATTTTACAGATATCTTCTTCGCTCTTGGCATGCGGGCTTGCGAGGTTCGCCGCATCCTCTTCCGCCTTCTTCTGAAGCATCTCTGTATCTTTCCAACCATACTTTTGCCAATTCTTAAGTCGCATCTTGGAAAGATATTTACCCATAACCGTCATACCAGTCATTTTATATGGGTCTTTTTGGTAAGCCCTATCCCGCAACACATCCCATTCTGATTTTACATAGGGGACATCAAACTTTTCGAGTATCCATAAGAATGTATCCTCTTGCCAGTTATTGACATGCATTGTAAGACAGGCTTTACATAGCTCGCATTTAGTTCCATCTTTATAAGTATAGAACTGTGTTAACGCCATCGTCTTCCCGCATTTAGAACAGTACTGGTGGGCGTTTTCCACAGGTGTAATTTTAGCTATTGCCGCCATACCTTATAATTTTAACTCCTTTCCGCGATTCCGCACTTGCTTTGTTGCGGCAGTCTTTGCATATAGAATAGAGTCCATCTTTACTTGATTTATTTTTTGAGAAGAATCTATTAGTACCTAATTTTATCTTGCCGCATCGAGTGCATTTTTTCCAATAACCCTTTTCTTCTTCTGTATAATGCCATAAGAGCCAATTCTCCTTAGCCTTTTCCGCAATTAATTTAGGGATACGGTTTTGCCATAAAGAAGATAAATGCTCAACAGAATAAGTGGTGTTGAATTTTGTTTTTAATCGCTCTTGTATTTCAATATTTGTGAACCCTTTTACTTTACAGTTGATAATTTCTAACATCACAGGATTCTCCGCAAAAGTTTCTAAAACTAGGTTCTTTAAATCTTCCAAAACCCACTTAACGTCTCCTTGCACATTTGACCAATTTCCTAAATAAAGTTTTTCATAGTTGCAAAGAAGTGCGGAGATATGCTTGGGGTTATAGAAGGAAATGATACCATCACTTTGTACATCGCCGTCCGCATCAATAGTAACATGCTCAGTAAAATCTATCTTTGAAAAAGATTTTATTACATTGATACAGTTTACAGATTGCGGTTTGAACATACTTCTTAAAACGTACTGGTCTTTTTGTAGTTGAGTAAGTTGTTTATGAAGTATTCGTGAACGTTGACCCTTTGCCGCTTTTGCTTGCGCCTCTACTTGTTTTATATCTTCAACGAGTTGCCGCAAACCAGGTATTTCATCATATTCTTCTTCTGTTATTTTTTTATAGTGATAAAAAATAATATTTTTATCATTAGTTATCATGTTGTAGATTGCGTCGCCGCAATTCTCATTATCCTCAAAGTGATTAACTAAGCCTTCAAAAGAGGTTTCCCGCCTATTCACAGTTACCATGTGATTTTCGGTAACAATGTAGTGTTTTTTGAAGGTGGGGTCTGCCATAACAATGTATTTACCAAGAGCCTCAAGGTAAAAATTAGTTAATCGTTCAGGAGGAGTATTTGCAATGATTTCTTTTACTTTTTCAACTCTCTCTTCGCAAGTGGTAAGAGAGTAGTCCATTTTTATATAATCTGTTTCCATTAAAAATTCTCCTTTTTTTAACTCTAATATTATTATAACAAAAATTTTAAAACTTTTCAATAGTTTTTTGGTCAAAAGTTTTGCGGGAAGAGGGTTTTTTAGGGGAAAGGAGGATAGTGAAAATGTCATAATCGTGTTTGAAAACGAAAAAAATTTTTGGAGCGGGTGTTGTGGAGCAAAACCCATTTTAGCAAATTCACCCAGAAAATCCCATAATACTACCCCCACATACCGCAAATCAGAGACCCTATCTTGTCTTTTACACGGGGGAGGGGTAGGAATTAATTCAAAACAGATAAGGAATCCTCGGTTTGTCAACTCAAGAGACAAACCGAATTTACGTATAATATCACTTTTACGCAAAAATTAGAATGATTTTATCATCACAGAACCAAAGAAAAAAATCCGAAAAAACACTTTTTTACCTTTTGACATTGATGTCATTTACCAATGGAAAACTGCATTTTTCTCTTGGCGTTTCACATCATCGCAATATGGTAGAAATCGCAAATCTTTCAAAAAATCCAGGGAAAACGCACGATGGCTACACGCAGCTACACCTATATATTATTCGTCGGTCCGCATCCTACCCGCGCGGACCGAATTTTCGCATTATACCACATTTGTCAAATTTTGTCAATAGGAAAATTATACAAAAATATAGCAAAAATCTTCCCGAAATTTATACAGTTTGCCTATTGACTTTTTCTTTGCGGCATGGTATAATTGTAGGTTAACGAGGATCCTGCTGCCTTAACTTAATCTTAATGTATCATAACTGAACCAAAATGTCAAGTAGAAAAAATAAAAAATTTTTTTTTATAAAAAGTATTGACAAGATAAACTTGCAGAGTTATAATGTATTTACAAGGTAAGGAAAAACCAAAACGAAAGGTGGTAAGCATTATGACAAAGTATTATGAAGCAGAAAGAGTAAATAAAATAACTGGAGAGGTAACAAAGAAAATTGTTTTTCCTCAAGACTATGATATGTTTTATCGGGATGAAATGTCATTCCTTAATAATAATGACAACTTCACAACTGTTGTTTACATGATAACAAGTGAAGATGAAAAGATTCTTATAACAAGACTTAACAAGTCTGTAAGACTTAATGCAGAACACAATACAGAAAATATAATATATGTAAAACTCACAACATCAATAGAAAGAAGAGCAATAAAAAATTGGTAAAAAGTATTGACAATTTAACTTGTAAATACTATAATGTATTTACAAGTTAAGGAAAGGAAAGGTAATAAATATGAATTACTTAACAATCAACAATTGGGAGTACAGTTTAAACAGTTTGGAGTATGGATGCTTAATCGAATACTTTAAAAACCATAAGTGTTCAGATATCATTTATCAGGCAGTAGAAAAATGGTTTGATGAAAAGGGTATTGATACACTTGAAACAGTAGTTGATGATAATGGAAATATTATCTATCAACAATCTGAAGAGTAAAACAAAAAAAAATGAAACTTTTTTTAAAAAAGGTGTTGACAAAACAAAAGGTATATGGTAATATATAATTATCAAAGGAAAGGTAAGGTAAAAAGATATGAAAAGAGTTAGAGTAGAGTTCTGGTGTGAAGCAATAGAAATTGCAAAAAAGGCTATTGATGCAGTCATCTACGAAGATAGTTACATAGGTTACATAGTAGAGTATGTAGCCATCTAATGCGGCAGGAGCGGTACGCGGAAACGTGTATCGCTCGGCGCGTTTGCACTTGGGACGCGCCGTTCTATCAGTAGTACCATATCCCACGAATTTTGTCAATAGTAAAAATGCACAATAATATTTGTAAAATGCTCCTAAAATTTGTGCATATTACCCTATTGACAAAGATGGCGGCAAGGGGTATAATTAAAGGATGGGTATTATCGGCGGGCCGCTAGCCAGCGTGCGTTTCGACGCGGCCCGTCCTTCAGAACCCAGTGTTTATGCGGGTTTCCGGGCTTCGAAAAGCCTTATTCTATGCGGGTTTCGGGGCTCCCGAATTGAAACCCTTGTATTTACTGGGCTCGCGGGGCGTCTCGAAACCCGCGCCAGACAAGGGTTTTCAGAAACCCAGTAACCATGCGGCTTTGCGGGGTGCCCCGAAACGCAGTACTGGCGCGGGTTTTGGCGCGAGCCCTTTATTTATGCGGGTTTCAAAACCCACGCCCAGCAAGGGTTTGCGGGGTGGTCGAAAAACCTTATTTTATGCGGGTTTTGAGCGAAAATATCATTTTTGATATATTTTTAAAAAAGGAAAAAGTGGCGAAAATATATCATAAATGATATATTGTATCAAATATAAAAAATGATTAAGTGGCGAAAATATATCATAAATGATATATTGTATCAAATATAAAAAATGATTAAGTGGCGAAAATATATCATAAATGATATATTTTAAAAAATGAAACCGTACGGAAATATATCATAAATGATATATTGTATCAAATATAATTTGGCGCAATTATATTGAATTAAATATAATTTGATACAACTATATTGAATTAAATATAATTTGATACAATATAGTTTAACTCAATTATATTGAATAAAATATAATTTGTTATTTTTCACAAAAATTTTTTAAAAATTTCGTGAAAAGTGACGAAAATTAAAAAATATATCATAAATGATATAACCGCACAAAAATAAAAAATTGCGTTTCTTCTATATATATTTTAAAAAAATTTTTTTGCATTTTAAAATTTTTTTTTATTCTTTTTTTGATATATTTTTATTTTTCAAAAACAAAAAAGTATTTTTTAACCCTTCTCAAAACCCAGGTAAATCAAGGGATCTGAGGCATCGACCGCTTGAAACCCTTGATCTGCTTGGGTTCCAAAGTTTTTTCGGCTTGAAACCCTTGTGGTTATTGGGTTTGAAAATTTTTAAAAAAAAATTAAAAAAAGTTGTTGACAACCTCAAGGGTATCTGTTACTATAGAATCAAGCCGAGGGGGTAAGGCAAACAACCCCAAACAAAAAAAAATAAAAAACTACTTGACAAGTAAAATCAAAGTGATATAATCATAAGTGTCAAGTACAAAAACCAAAAGGAAGCGAGGTAAAAAGGTATGGAAGAAAAAAATTTAGTAGTAGAAATTGAAGAGGTGGCATATGAGGTTATGAAATTACAGGAGCGTTGTCATGACCTTATGCACAAAGTTTATGAGTCTGATGACTCATACAGCGACGAGACAGAAGCAAAACTCGTAGATATAGAGCGTCTTATGAATGCCCTTGCAATGCTCAAAAACCTTTAAGAACACACAAACGGGGGCTATAAGCCCCCACCAACTAGGAAAAGGTAGGTAATTATTATGAGAAACGAAGAGAAGATTATCCGCGATACAAGAAAAATGTGCGATGACGCCAGAGATTTAGCATCTGAGGTAAGCAGTTTAAGAATGTGCATTGAAGATATGCTTTGTGAGTATGGTATGCTGAAAAGAGAATATGCAGAGTTTTCCCCTAATGACTTTAATGAAGAAGTTGTTAGAGAAGAGGATCTCGCAATTTTACAAGACCTTGAAAACTTATATAACTTTATGGAAACATTAGAGAATGTCTAAACCACAACGCGAGGGGCGATAAGCCCCTTGCCCCAAACAAGAGAGGATAAAGGTGATAATATGATGAAATTAAGACTTACAAAGATGAAAGAAATGGCTTTTAACGATTTTAAAGAGTGGTTAGAGGAAGAAGGAGTTGAGTATCTTGCCACACCCGATAACGATATAATCCTTAACTTTGAAGATATGCGTATTGAGCAGATATACAATGACGAGGTACGCATTTATCTGAATAAGGATAATGATTATAAAATCTTTGAACTTGCTATTGACTATGACTGCACAGAAATTAAGATTTTTTGGGCTTAGGGGATAACCCCTAAGCCACCAATAAAAATAAAAGGAGATTAAGATTATGACAACAACAATTATTTTAACTTTTAATGAAAGATTTTATAACGGCGACGACACATTTGAAAATGAGGTATATACCTGGATTATTGAGACATTAGAGAAATGGGGTGTGAAATATGAAGTAGATAAAAATATAATAAAAATCGACGCTACTTCCAAAAAAATCTTTACTAATGCCGAGGGTGGTGTGGTTATATTCTTTTCGAATCGTCATTTTTATAAACATCTTGATTTCAACCCCAATGACTGTTGCGCAAAAATAGAAATCAAACATGGCAAGGATTTTTAATCCTTGTCATGCTAAACAGAGTATTTAAATGTAACGGCTTAGGGGATAATCCCTAAGCCACCAACTAAACGATAAAGGAGATAAAAATTATGAGATTTTATATACAACTTAATGGACAGATTAAAAATGCACAAAAGATAACTAAACAGATAATGACTAACGCCGATACAGACCATAATAAAAACGATTTAGAGCAAATATATGACTTATTAGAGGCGGCAAGGCAGATATCCGCAAAAACAATAAAGAATAAATTTACTACAAATTAAGAGGAGATAAAAAAATGTTTTGTTATATAATCATTACAGTTATGGCAGTCGCTCCCGCGTATCTAATAGAAAAAAGTATAAAAACATTATATGAAAAAATAGCATAAATAAACTCATAAAAACAAGGTTAAAAAAAATAAACCTTGTTTTTATTTTTAGTTTTCTATAGTCTCGAATCCGTATAGCCCCAAATAACGATACTTCTAGCTTTTTTTAACAGAAAATTTAGCTTAACCGCATAGCAGTAAAATCCCGAAATTATAGCGATTAAAATACAATACAAAAGAAATAAAGTAATAATACCCCTAAAAAAGAAACTTACACCCCAAATAAGAATAGCAATTACAAATAAAATATATATGCCCCTAAATAATTAATATGTTAAAATATATAAATTATATACTTTAATAGCTTTTAAGTCATAAATAAAATATATATACCCCAAATAATTAACATATTAAAAATTTTGCCGGCGCGTTTCCACCCGCTCAATTTCAGAAACGCGGCGTATTTCGCATTATACCACGCCCCGAATAAAATGTCAATAGTAAAATTATACAAAGAATATAGCAATTTTATCCCGAAATTTTGTGCATTTTTTCTATTGAATTTTAGATACCCCTAATGTATAATGGTTTTACAAGGTAAGGAAAACATACATAGCGGAAAGGTAGGTATCAGATATGGAATATTTAATGAGCGAGGAACTTTGCGAGATGGTATTTTATGGAGAGCTGACCATTGACGAGGCTAATGACTTGGTAATAGCATTTACCCCCGAAACAAATAACAATAAGCAGGAGTAACACCTCCTGCTACCCCTTTGAATAGAGAATACCCCCAAATAATATATCATAATCTAATCTCCACTTCGAGGGGTGAGTTTTTATAACTCACCCCTCAAAAATTGCCGCGCCGTGATGGGTTGCCACGGCGCGAGTTTCGCATTATACCCACCCCTAAATAATTTGTCAATAGGCAATTTGCACAAAAAACTACACAAGCTGATCCCGATATTTGTATAACTTTTTTCTAAAAAGGTGTTGACTTTCTATATAGATATGTTATACTTATATTATCAAAGAAAGAGAGGTAACTAATATGAATAATGAAAAGTTTTGGGATAATATCGGATATGTAATAATGGCACTTTTGCTTATAGGTCAAGTCACTGTTGGCTGGTTATTCATGGTAGGTCAGGGTGCATATTTACTCGGTAATATCATAAATGTTATCCGTGACTATAGGTTAAACAGACCTCGTGCAGATAAAGTAAAAAATATTTGCTTTACTGCAATAACAGTAGGACTTATAATTTTATATATTTTTTAAAAAAGTCCTTGACAAATGAAAAAATTTTTATTATAATAAATATATAAGATAAACAAAAGAAAGGTTAGGTACAAAACTATGAGACAGTTAATTTGGGTTAACGCAGACGGAACAGAATCAAAGACATACGTTAAGGGAGCGACTACTAAATTGGTAAATCTCCCCGAGGATAACGGCAAGTCAAAACTCCTTTTCAAACTTCTCCATCAGCACTACGCAGAGGTTGGCGCAAAGGTGGTTGAAGAACTCAAGAACGGCACTTACAAGGCAGAAAATTACGCTTTATATATGTAGGCGGCAAGGGGTTTAAAACCCCTGCCCGCAAAATAATCTTACCTCCTCCCTATACCTTAAGGCACCCTATTTGCAAGGGTGCCTTACTTTTTGGGCGTGTCGTCATGGGGCGCGACGACACGAAATTACCATTATACCATACCCTGAATATTTTGTCAATAATAAAAGTGTACAAAAATTCAGCCCTTTCACTCCCGATATTTGTGCAACTTTTTTACATTTACCTATTGACTTATTCTGTAGTTATGGTATACTTGTATTATCAAAGAGATGAGGAATAAGGACCGAGCCTACAGGGTGGGCGAGGATTGCGGCGACCAAGTCCTGGGGGTGTCACCGCACTCGCGAAACTAACAGAGATACCCATTAAATCGGTGGTGCCTATCACGAGGCAGTTTCTCCTAAAAGATATCGTGACAGTGACCCTTAACTTTTCCACCACTAAGGCAATGGAAAATGACCTATGTTGTGCTAACGAGCAAGGTCGGGCAGAAAATTGCATACCGGTAGCAACGGGAGAGGGGGTTTTAATCCCTCTCCTTTTTCTTTTGAGCGTCGCGTCAACTCAAGAGACGCGACGTATTTTCAATTATGTTACGTATAACATATTTTTGTCAATCAGTAATTTGCACAAAAATGCAACAGGAAAAATCCCGATATTTGTGCATATTTTTTTTAAAAAATTTTTCTAAAAAGTGTTGACATACACCCTATAAAATGGTAGTATATATATGTAAGGAAGAGTTAACAACCAAAACGGAAAGGTAGGTAACAGTTATGATAAACATTAGAACACTTAGAAACATTAAAAACAACGGTGGCTTAACACTTAAAAATGGCAAGGCTATCACATATAAAACAGGATGGCAGGTTGCTACAGAGGGCGTACAGACAACCGATATCAACGAAGTCCGTGGACTTATTAAGAAATATAACGGTAACTGCGGACTGTGGCTTGAAAATGGTATATGGTATGTAGATAAAAGCCATAGGGTAAATACAAAAAAGGAAGCGCTCCGAATCGGCAGAGAGTGTAATCAGATATCTGTTCTAAAATGGTCTAATATGTCTCTTGCCTACTGCTAAAAAGTAGGCAAGAAAAAATAAAAAAAATTTTTAAAAAATGCTTGACAAAATAATCGGTATATGGTAATATATAATCATAAGGAAAACAAAGAAAGGTTGGTAAGAAATATGTTTATAGTTAAAGGTTTTAAAAATGGCGTTGTAGAATCAATTCACTGCTTTGGAATGTCCGAAGCATATAGAGCATATCATAAGTTGATTAACTCAGGGTATACCGGGATCAAAATTTCTGACTCCAATATACTCGTTTAACCTCCTACCTTACCTACGGGGCACCAAATTGGTGCCCTCTTTTGTTTTGGCCGGTCAGCGATGGGTCGCCGCTGACCGTATTTTTAATTATATCACCCTTTGCGATTTTTGTCAATAGGAAAATTGCACAAAATTTTTAACAATTCCGTCCTAAAATTCTACATATTTTTTCTTGCTGATCTTGGTATAGTTTTGTCAATAGTAAAAATGTACAAAAATTTACAGTAAAAAACTTTATCTTTGTACAATTTTCTTTAAATTTCCCCTTGAAATCCATATTTGCTTTTGTTATAATGTATTTACAAGGTAAGGAAAACAATTTAGTTATGAAAGGTAGGTGCTTATTATGTGGTATGTTATGGTTGATTATGGTTGTGGTGATGTTAGATGCGTCGGCGAGTACGACTCTTGCAATGACGCTCTTGAGCGTTCCGAAATGTTCGAGGACGCCTGGGTTTGCTCCGATGAGGATGACGAGCCCGGTAGCAGAGAGTAAAAAAGAAAGACTCCGAAAGGAGTCTTTTTTCTTTGGGCGTGGCGTCAACAAAAAAGACGCCACGTATTTAGCGTTATACCATGCTCCGAACATTTTGTCAATAGTAAATATGCACAAAAATAATCAGCGGAAGATCCTAAAATTTGTGCATCTTTTTCGTTTCTACCTCTTGCAAACTTTTAAAATTTATGTTATTATATCTATACAAGGTAAGGAAAAACATTAAAGCGAGGTATTTAATATGGCATACTACAGATTTAACAACATTATCATTTCAAGAAACGATTTAATTTCTATTGTCTGCACTGAAATTTTTGATAATGGCAGACGCGATGTACTCACAAAAGAGTTACAGAAAATTAAAACACCCGAGTTACTCAAGCGTAAAGTACAGGCTCGTGCGCACAGAATAGCATTAAAGCTCGGTCTTGATGTTGAGTATATAGGACAAGGAAGAGAGGTGTAATTATGGGAGATTTATTTTTAGCAATACAAGAGAAAGGGTATAATCCAGAGTTAGCGATATATACACCCGAACCGAACAACGATCGATATATCATAGTTGCTATCCGTGGTCGGTACGTCGGAAAATATGATACTTTTAAGAGAGAATGGGCTTGACATTCTCTCTTGAATGTGGTAAGATATAATCATCAAAAGAAAGGTAGGTAATGATTATGAGAACACTTTGTTATGCACTTGATTGGGAAAATACGGGAGTTTGTCTTGCACTGACAGTGCTTGAAAGCCTTTTCCCTTGTTTCGTATCTTATAACGATATCGATGAAGATACATTCGAGGTATCTATCACATGTCGCCAGGAAGATGCGGCGGCTATCGAGAGAAAGTTGGCGGCTCATATGTAAGCCGCCATCTCTCCAAGGCTTTGAGCGTCGCGTAATCTACCCGCCACGCGACGTATTTTGCGATTATACCATATTCGGGAAAATTTGTCAATAGGCAATTTATACAAAATTTTTAACATAATAATCCCGAAATTTGTGCATATTTTTTCTATAAAAATGTTGACATATTTTCTCTATGTGGTATACTAATAATGTAAGGAAGATAAACAACCAAATCGGAAAGGTAGGTAACAGCTATGTTAATAATGTCAGATGTAGCAACAACAGAGAGAGAAACAAGAGAGGAAACTATTGAGGAAAGAGAGTATCAGGTTCACGATGCCGTAGATAGCATCGAGTACGACCTCATCGACTTAAAGGAAAATATAGAAATTCTCTTAGATAATTTTGGCGACTATATGGAAGATATGACCGAAGAAGAGGAAGATAACTTCTGTGCAGATATCTACGAGAAGATCACATTCCTTGAAGAAATGCAGGAACTCCTCGCAAAAAGACCAATCAGATAGTTACAAAATAATAGAGGCGGTGGCAAGGCACACGGGCCGCCGCCAAGAAAGGTAGAGGTAAAAGATATGATGAAAAAATTTATAATAAGAGTCTATACAAATAATTTAGAGGTATATAGGTATAACATTTACGCTCTAAACTATACAAACGCAAAGCGAGAAGCACTTGCAAAATACTTGAATAACCACTCTGGAGCCTCCATTTTTATGATTATAGCTGACAGTGTTGATATTGTCGCAGAGGACTACCTCACTTAAAAGGTGTCGCCAATAGCTTTGGCGGCACGTGATTTGCTGACACGTGCCGCATTTTTTGTCAAGAGGTAAATTGCATAAAATTATAACTGAAAATTTGGTTATTATTACCTATTGATTATTCCTAAAATATCATTTATAATGGTATTATCAAAGAAAGAGAGGTAAGTAAAATGTTAAGAGTATTTAAAAGTTTTTATGAGATTATATGGTCAGATGGAGAAAAAGAAGAGTTATGCTATGATATTAACACTCGTGCTTTACCTATTTTAAGTGAAACAAATCTTGATAATGAAATGTGGAATCTTGAAAATTTTGCAAATGCTTATGACTTTTTCAATAAACATCCTTATTTTTATGGCTATTGTTCTATGCGTTCATTTTTTAATAAACCTATTATTTATATGCCGGAAGGAGTATGTATAACAACAAAAAATTTCATACCTTTTAAGGTTATCAAATCTTATGAGGATGTAACTGATAAGGTATCTATTAAAGATTTAGCCAATGATTTATCGGCTGATGATTTCTGTAGATTCTTAAAAGATAGGCAGATAAATTTCAATTTAGAGTTGACAAGATAAAAATTTTATTATATAATAATATTATCAAAAGAAAGAGAGGTAACAAAAATGGATAATTTTGTATCAACAATGCTCGGAGCTATCGCAGAAGATATTAAGGTATCAAAAGAGGATATATGGGCAGATTTCAGCAACTTTAACAAGGCTATCGACGAGAAAATTGCGGAAGGCTATTCCGAAGAGGAAGCCATAAACATCGTTGCATCCTCATGGAACTTTGATTTTGTGGTTCCACAGGCAGAGGGATAAACAAGTAAGCGACGCTCATTAAGTTGGGCGTCGCGTTAGCACTTGTAACGCGACGAATTTTCAATTATACCACACCTTGCAAAATTTGTCAATAGGCAAAATGCACAAAAATATAACTATGGTGATCCCGAAATTTGTGCAACTTTTTTTCTAAAACCCCTTGCAAAGTTTCAAAATCTATGGTATTATATCTTTACAAGATAAGGAAAGCGAGGTATTAAATATGGCACAGAGAACAGATATGACAGTTGAGGATATGGTTAACTACGAGTGGATAGTGGAAAGTGGAATCTGTAAAGCCCCTATTCTTAATGCAATAGCAGTTGCTATGAAGAATAGCCCGTGGGCAAAGGTATTCGACGCCGTAATTTTTTACTATAAAGGTTTTAAAACCTTTGACGAGTATTATATGTATGTTATGGAAAATGAATGAGGTGGTAACTATGAAAGAGATTAAGTTTGATATCCGTAAAACAATGACCAAAAAGGCATTTAAGGAAATGCAGAAAAATAGCCGTAATCTTAATGGATTCAATACCGGTACAAGAGATATGAAATCTGCAAAAAGTCCGTCAAGGTCTGCCCGCAAATCTGAAATGAGAAAAATAGCAAAAGAGTATTGACAAAAACTGCGGCAAGGTGTATAATATAACTACAGTTAAGGAAAGGTAGGTAATAGTAATGGAAAAACAAGTTATTATTTGTTGCCCCACTTATGAAAATATGACTAAACAAGATTTGAAAGAAATTAATAATTTACTTAATTTCAAAGAAAGATATAAAAAATATTTAGCAGAGAAAGGTAGGTATAATAATATGAGTGATGTAGTAATTATGAGAGAAGAGATTTTAAGGGATATGAATAACTCAATACTTGCAACAGGAGATGAAGATATCTTTGATGTATGGTTTTCAGTAGGTATCCCCGATATGTGTGACGATGAAACATACACCGAAATAGCCGAGGATGAAGAGGAATATAACAGAATTAAAAAAGTTTTCAATGACCTTATGAGAGAAAGTGAGGGATAAAGATGATAGAAGTAATTGTTGACCTTGACAGTATAGAATGGTATCTATTGGCAGGATATTGTTGCGGTAAAGGAATTCTATGGAATCTACTTTTCGGTTGGAGAAAAACAGATTTTCACTACAATGTTGCATATTATAAAATTTCTGTTAAAGATTGGAAAGAAATAAAAGAAATTGCAGGAACTATAAAAATGAAAAACAAGGAGTAAAAATATGACAAAAGAAAAAGCAATAGAATATGGAAATTTTTGGCTTAAAATGAATGACGATTCTAAAAATAGTATTACATATAAATTTTTTCAAATGGCAATCAAGTCATTAAAGCAGTGGGATATCCTTGACAAAATAAGAGCTGAAATATCATACAAGCAGGAAATTGAGTTAAAGGGTGAAGATACCTCTGAATGGAATGAATGTATTAAAGAGGTGCTTGAGGTAATTGATAAATACATTGCGGAAAGAGAGGCGATATAAATGGAATGTTTTACAGTAATAGGACTTACACTTTGTTTAATTCTTGTGGTTGCAATTATACACACACTAATATCATTTGGCTTTGCGAAAAACGGACAGGAAGATCCACTAAAGGCATCTTATGTAGTTATAGTTTTACTCCTTTTGATAATAAGTATATTTATAGTAGAAAAGTATCAAGAGGTAATGTCTGAAAGCGATTATTCTTGTAATTATATTACAGATACTATTGACAAGGCGGAAGGGGTATAGGAAACCTCTTCCCGCAAGGTAAGGTCACCAGCTCGTGGCCTGCCGCCGCGAGCTGAATTTACCATTATGCCATACTCCATATAATTTTGTCAAGGGGTAATTTTATACAAAAAATTTTTTATAACTTTCCCGATATTTGTGCAACATTTTCGTTGACTTTTTACTATTGTGGGGTTATAATATATTTACAAGTTAAGAAAAGAAAGTGAGGTAATTATTATGACAAAACTTGAAAGAGCAAAAATGGTTGTAAAGGATAATTATAATAATGCAAGGTGTGGTATCTTTGATACTCGTAATACTATCGCAGACCCTATGGAAACTTTATATACGGATTCAGAGGTTGTCATTGATATCTGCCGCCCGTATGAGTATTTTGAGGTTTTTGGGCTGTCTGAGGAAGAGTTTTCTGAACTCGAGAAATTCTATAATAATCTGCGCCCTACAGATAAATCATTGGATGATATTATAGAGGATAAATTAAGAGAGGTAGAAGAGTCTATTGAAATTCGCAGTATTGATAAACCCTATACTATGGAAGAGAAATATAATCTCTGCACCAAGGTAAAGAGAATTCTCGATGTAATTATGGAATAAATTTATAAAACGGCTCGGCATTTTTACTCGCCGAGCCGTGCGCATTTCACACGGCTCGTATTTTTGTCAAGATGGCAATTTGTATAAAAATAAAACTGATATTTTGTGCAATATTCCCTATTGCAATTATCCCATAATGTGTTATACTATAATTACAGAAAGGGAAAGAAATGCAAGTGGATAACCTTTCAAAGAGAAAAATGGCACTGATAATCATAAAAGTAGGGGTTGTTAAGACTTTAGCAATTTTGAAAAAAGATTATTACCCATTGGAAACTTGCCCGACAATTTTGAAAGAGAGGAAATAAAAAATGAACGACGGAAACAAATATATCAGACCACTTACAATTAATGTACCTCCTGATGTAGAGTATTTTCTTAAGGAGTGTGACGATGATGGATTAGATTTATACAGGATCGTTGATGCAATATGTGATGGCCGAATTGAAATAAGTATGGGTGAAATCAATGCCGTTATCGTTTATGAGTCAGTAACACATCTTGATTAAAGAAAGGAAATAAGAAAAATGGAATTTATTAAGCCTACAGTTATTACAGTACCTAAGAATTTTGCAGAATTTCTCAATAACCTCGATGATTTTGCCAGTAATACAGGAGAAGAATTATGGATGTTAGTGGATTGTATCGAGGAAAAGAAAACCGATTATGGTCCGTATCTTAAATTTGAATATGAGGAGTAATTAAAAGAGGGTTTAACCCTCTTTTTTTTGTTCGGCGGCTCGCTTGCATTCGAAGCGAGCCGCAATTTCTATTATGCCACCAGTCACATATTTTGTCAATGGTAAATTTCAACAAAAATAATGCAAGAAAAATCCTAAAATTTATATAACTTTTTTCACCATACCTCTTGCAATTTTCAACGTATATGGTATAATTTAATTACAATAAAAGAAAGGAAATAAAAAGTATGGCAGATAAAATGTTGGTATTTGATATGGATGGCACTATCGCAGACCTTTACGGCGTAGATAATTGGTTAACAGATTTAAGGTCTTACAATCCTCGCCCTTATGAAAATGCAAAGCCTATGTACAATATGGATAAACTTAATGAGGTATTAAACACTCTAAAGGGTATGGGTTGGAAAGTAGTTGTAACCTCTTGGTTGGCAAAACAGAGCCATCCTACCTATGATAATGCCGTAAGAAAAGCGAAACTTGATTGGCTTGAAAAATACAAGTTTCCTTATGACGAGATACACCTTGTAAAATATGGTACAACAAAAGCAAACTGCACTCGTCATCATGGCGGTTACCAGGTTTTGATTGATGACAACGAGAAAGTAAGAAATGGATGGCGGTTAGGTCATACCATAGATGCAAACAAAGATATTCTTGAAGATTTAAGGGCTCTCATGGGGGCTACTGCTTAAAAGAGGAGTTTAAACACTCCTCTTTTTTCTTTGGTCAGGTCGTGGTTTGCCGCCACGACCTGCATTTTTGTCAAGTAGTAATATTCGATAAATTTTATAACTGAATTTTAGTGATATTTACTACTTGCGTTTATCCCATAATTTGCTATAATTATACTTGTAAGGAACAAGGAAATAACAAAGGAAAGGTTGGTAAAAGAAATGGCACTTACAAAGAATGAGAAATTTAAACTTGATAATTTTATATGTAGGCATATCAATGATTATCTGGCAACAAAAAATGTCCCTATCTCAACTATTCATTCCGATATGGATAATGATGATGTTGTATTTTCTGCACCTTTAAAATTAGTAAGCCTTCAGGCAAGTGGTAAAAGAGTAAATGAAAATCTTATTATAAAAAGAGATGGTGACATTTTAATCTTTACAACAGACAAGACTTTAAAATTCAATGGTAGTTATTATGAATGGGGTAAGGTTGTCAAAGAAAAAAATATTTTTCATCTCACAGGTTATACGGGATTGCAGTATGACGTTATCACAAAAGAATTTAATATTGATATAAATAACTGTAAAGACTATTCTCGTCATTATGGTGGTTTTGAAAATATCGTTAACAACTATGAATGGATTTTTAACTATCAGAATGATTTTTCTGAAATAAGAAACATAGTTGAAATGTGTAGAGGTTTTGGATGCAATACAATGCCTAAAGGGTTGGCTACAGAATTAAATGGTTGCACTTTAACTGCCGATTTTCTTAAAAAGTACCTTTTAAGAAATTGTAGTGGCAAATATTATAACATAAGTGAAAATTTATGGCATTACCTTGGCTTAAGTTCACTCAAAATTATATCGTGGGTAAATGAAAATATACCTTTTGAAAGTTTTATGAAAATGATTAAAAACGAAATAGTTTCAGAAACTTATCGTGATAATATGGTTATCAATGGTGACATAAATAGATTCTTTGAATGTGTTGGAGATATGCTTAGAAAATGGGATGATAAAGAGCCGTTTAAATTCAATTTTGAAAGAAGCATTACCTATAACTGTGACGCAATGAATGATTATACAGATAAAGAAAAGAATAAAAAACTTGCTGCTAAATTACAGGCATTTAACTTTATCAATAATTTAAAAATCAATGATGATAAGTACATTGTAGTAGTACCACAAACACAAGGTGATAAACGTGAAGAGGGTAGACAACAGAATAATTGTGTTGGCTCTTATTATGACGATTATATTTTATCGGGTAAAGGTACTGTTTATTTCATAAGAAAGACAAATAATAAGAATCACTCTTTTATTACTTGCCGTTTTGATTATAAATCAAATAGGACTGTTGAAGCAAGATATGTAAATAATAATTCTATCGAGAATGAAGATTACGTAATTATAGATAACCTCGATAAAATAATCAGAGAAAAACTTAATGAAAAAAGAAAGGAAGAAAACTAAAATGAAGAAAATCACTAACCACATTTACCTTGATGAACAGAACGGCGCTATCGCCATTGACGCAACAACAGAGGGAGAAGCAAGAGAAATTGCTTTAAGGTTTCTGCGTGATAACGGCATCCCCAACCTTTACGGGATTTCCGTAGGGGATGAAACGGCACTTGCAAGGCTTGATATTCCAAGAGATATGGAAAATACATTACTCCACCATGATGAAAATGGAGAGCAGATGGAAGAATATACAGCCCCTCTTATGCGTCAGACACTCTCACGGCTTATCGACATGGGACTTATTAGAGAAGATACCCCTCGTCGAAATAATGATGACGATTATCTGTGGTAAAAACATGGCACGACTAAGGCTAAAACCTTTGGTCGTGCCATTTACTGTCGAAATGGCACGAATTTGCTGTCAAGATGTATTTTTACTAATTTTATTTCTCAATTTTTGGTAACATTTACCTATTGTAATTTTCCCGATATTTGTTATACTAATATTATCAAAGAGGTAAATAATATGAAATATGCATTAGATAATAATATCAGCTATATAAACATTGATATTAAAACAGATAAATGGACTATTACAGAATGGTTTACCAAAACAGGATATATGAATAAAGGCTATGGTACAAAGATTTTTAAAATCGGTTTAAACAATGCCTTAAAGGTTTATGGCAAGCCACAAAAGATAGTTTATGTTTGGAATAATGAAAACGAGTATGTTTATAAATGGCTTAAAAAATTTGATGCTAAATGCACTTGCCCGATATCCGTTTTAAAATATAGTAATGAAGATATATGGGAATCACATCTGTATGAATTAAATGTTAAAAAGGTGCTTGATTTTATTCAAGAAAAATAAAAAATTTTATTGACAAATAAAAAATTTTCTGTTATAATAAATACATAAGATAAAGAAAGGAAAAAACAATGGAACTTATCACAATTATAGGTAGCATTTTAATATTCCTTATAGTTTTCGGTTTTCTCGGTACACTTATTGCAAGATTGATAGTAGAATCAACCTACATACCTGATATTCCTCTTGTTATTGGAACAGTAGTAGGAGTAATAATTTTAACCATTATTTGTACTACAATACTTGTAAGTCAGTGCGAGGGAGTTGAAGAACATTTGCGGAATGGTTGTGAGTGCGGCGGTCAGTATAGTCTTTACGATGTCGAATACAGTGAAAACCGTGGAGATATTTATTACTATAAGTGTGATAAATGTGGAGATATATTTGAAACCTCTTTTAGCATAAAATTAAACGAAGAAAATATAAAATAAGTGTTGACAAAATAAAAATTTTATGATAAAATAAATACATAAGATAAAAAACTGTGACACATAAAAAATATCGAGGGGTTTTACGAACAGTTTCCCCTCAAGAAATAAGTAAGTGCCCGTAGCTTAGTGGTAAAGCACCCGACTTTTAATCGGGTTACCGGGAGTTCAAATCTCCTCGGGCACATCAGCGGTTTTAGCAATGGGTTTCCGCAAACAAAAAAATCTCACGATAGTTTTTAGGGTGTGACACATTTTTTCTATCGTTATCAAAAAATGTTAGCGAGATGGTTTTTTCTGATTTTTTCCGATAAAATAAATCAGACCATTATTAGACGGACGCGTCGAAAAAAGCCCTCTGACGAGAGGGCATTTTTTTTTGTCGGCTCGACATGGGTCGCGTCGAGCCGAATTTCTAATTATATCACCTTCCACAAAATTTGTCAATAGGCAATTCCACCAAAAACGCCTTCCCGCAACTCCCAAAATTTGTGCAATATTACTACTTGTTTTTCTTATTCTATCTGTTATAATATATATATCAGTTAAGAAAAGAAAGGAAAGTAATAAAAATGGATAAAAGAATAAGTTATAAACTTGTAATCGACACTGAAACTTGCCCTCTTGACAGAGAACTTAATGAAGTTAGCCCTTATAATATGTTTACCTATGATGTTGGTTGGGCTATTGTTGATAAAAGAGGTAATGTATATGACACTAAATCTTATATCAATGCCGATATCTTCCTTGACGAAAAGGAACTTATGAAAAGTGCTTACTATTATGAGAAAGTACCTAAATATTGGGAAGATATAAAGTCGGGTAAAAGAACTTTAACCTCATTTTACAAGATTCGAAAGTCATTACTTGATGATATCGAAAAGTATAATATCAGTGAGGTTTATGCTCACAATATGCGTTTTGATTATGGCACTTTAAATAACACGCAACGTTGGTTAACTAAATCGGCATACAGATACTTTTTTCCTAAAGATGTAGTTATCTGTGATACCTTAAAAATGGCAAGACAGTTAATTGCTACAATGCCTACCTATAAACAGTTTTGTATCGAAAATGGTTATATGACTAAAAATAATCAAGTACAGTTAAAAGCCGAAACGATTTATAAATTTATCTCAGGTGATGACGATTTTATCGAAAGTCATACAGGTCTTGAGGATGTTTTAATCGAAAAAGAAATCCTTGCATACTGTTACAGAAAACATAAGAAAATGACAAAAGAATTGTGGGAGAGGGGTTGACAAGCCCCTTTCCGCATGGTATAATAAAGAAAAACAAGAAAGGTAGGAAATGCTTATGAAACTTTTAATCACATTTATCGTACTATCAATTATCAACGTAGTTTTCTCTACTGTTCGTTCAATTACCACTATCAAGAGTGGAAAGACAGTAGCAAGTTTTATCAGTGGTGGGTACTTTGCATTTTACAATGTAATGTTGATTTACACCGTAGCAGATTTTCCGATGTGGGAGAAATGCGTTATCACTTTTGTTTGTAACGTAATTGGTGTGTATGTGGTAAAACTTATTGAAGAAAAAATGCGTAAAGATAAATTGTGGAAAGTTGAGTTAACAGTTGCAAGATACAATTTTGAAAGTTTTGATACAACTTTAAAAGAACTCCATATCCCTCATAATCATATTGATATTGGTGACGGCTATGCAATCTTCAATGTTTACTGTGCAACGCAAAAAGAAAGTGCATTAGTAAAGGAACTTGCAACTAAGTATAACGCAAAATTCTTCGTATCTGAAACAAAAACACTTTAAAATAAGGGGGTTGACAAGTTCAACCCCTTATGATATAATTAAGAAAAAGGAGAATAAAAATATGACAACAGTAAAAATCATACGTGAAATGGAAATACCTAAAACTTGTAGCAAATGTGAATATTTTCGTGAACTTGAGCCAGACTTTCCAAATTGTTGTAAAATTACACATAAAGATATCCATTACAAATCAAATACAAGAGATAAGAAATGTCCTTTTACACCAAATGGGACTATTTACATTTAAAAAGAGCCGTTGGAGTATTCCGACGGCTCGTTCGCTACTCAAACGAGCCGTATTTTCATTTATTGTATAATTTGTATAATTTTAAACTGTAAATTTGGTCATTATTACCACTTGTATTTATCCTATAATATGGTATACTTATATTATCAAAGAAAGAGAGTAAACAGTTATGGAAAATAAAAATATTATGGATATCATTGAAGAAAAGATTGGCAAAATGTCTTTAAACAGTACAAGAGATTCTGACCTTATAGAAATTGGTATGCGTCTTACCTATAGTTTTGTCCTCGATTATCTAACAGAAGAAGAACTACTAAAAATAAGAAAATAGTAGTTGACAAACAATAAAAATTATGTTATAATAAATATATAAGAGGTGGCGGAAAGGCAAACGCCGGATGTGGCTCGTTCTCTGAAAAGAGTGTAGAATTGCAGGTTCGAATCCTGCCCTCTTAATTCTAAATCAATTCATACTTACCTTCCTTTCAAAAGGCACTGTTCAGGTTAAGACTTGAGCAGTGCTTTTTGCTTGACAAATTTTAAAAATTATGTTATAATATTATTAGAAAGTGAGAAAGTATGATTTATAAAGTTGACAATATAAACAAAATCGACTATTATCGGCAAGATAAAGATTCTAAAAAACAAAAGCAAAAAGATAAACGAGAACAAGAGAAGAAGAAACAGACAAGTTTTGAGGATATCTTTGCGGAAGAACTTGATTCTTTATCTAATTTTGATGTGAAAATATAAGCTGCGGCAAGGCACTTTGCTCGACCGCGGCGTCATTTAACGCAACGCCGCGGATTTTTTGTCAAGATGTATTTTCACTAAATTTTAATTTCCATTTTTGTATAATACTACCTATTGTTTTTGTCCCGAAATAGTGGTATTATTAGTATATCAAAGAAAGAGAGGTAACAGTTATGGAAAAGAAATTTGAAAATAAAGATAGAGTTTTAATGGAAAATGCCTTTTTTACTCAGGATGATATAGGTGTATATGGTTGGTATGGATTAGACTATTTTGAAATAGAAAATAAAAAAGATTTTATAAGCCTAAATCGAAATGAATTTTTAACCTTATATAATTTAGTAGTAGAAATGAAAAAAGAAATTGACAGATTAGAGAACTTATAGTATAATAAAATTAATCAAAGAAAGAGAGGTAAGGAAAATGACAGATTACGAAAGATTAGTTTTAAGAATGAATATTGTTGGTGGTATTTTTCAAGATATTGGTGTTAAAAATATTACTGAAAATGACCTTGAAAATATCGCTAAACATTCTGATATATATAAAAGAGTTATTAATGATTATGTAACTTACGGTATTGACGAGTAGGCGGATCGAACATATGTTCGAACCGCGTCTCCGCAAAATTTCTGCTTGACAAATACCATTAAAGATGATATACTTATATTATCAAAGAAAGAGAGGTAACAGTTATGGAATTACAGGTAACAATTATTAACCCCACAGGAAAGTATAAGCCTATGTCTTGTATAGTACCTATTCCTATGAAAGAGGTAGTTGCAAAGAATTATGAGCCATACAGAAATAAGGGTGTAATCAAGATTTGTCAGAATAGAAATATGACAAGTAAAGACCTTAAAAAGTATGGCTACACACAAGTTAAAATCCGTATCTATGATGCAAAGAAAATTGAAGCAGAAAATAAGGAAAGATACGATGCCATTAAGAGAGAAAAATTTGCAAGTGGCGAATGGAAACCATCAAAGAAAGATATTGAGAAAGGACTGGTATAAAAAATGAAAAAGGTAATATATGTATTAAGTTTATATGATTGTAATGGATACGATGATGGTCATGATAGTGATGAAGTTTTAAGTGCTTATGATACTGAGGAAGATGCCGAAAGAGGGATGCTTGACTATTACAATGGTTATATCTCTCCAAATTATGATGAACCTATTGCTAATACTATCGAAGAGGTAGAGGCTTATTTAGACGAACTCAACTTTTATTACGATATTAAAGATATTCACTACTACACAAAATAAAAGGAGAAAATAAAATGAAATTTGCTGTTAGTAAAACAATAACTATAGACAAGACAGAGCGTGAAATACTTACACGTTTTGAAGCAATGATAGATGAAATGGACTTAGATGCAACACAGTTAGAACAGTTGCTATTTGATATTTACCGTGGAAAAACGGGTAGTGATGATATTTTCATCAAGTATGAGGATGATTAAAAAAATAAGCCGCTCAAGTATTGACTTGGACGGCTCGTTTGCACTTGAAACGAGCCGAACTTTCCATTATACCACCTGCCGCAAAATTTGTCAAGAGAAAAAGTGAAAAAATTTTCACAAAATTTAATCCTAAAATTTGTGCAATTTTTTACTCAAAACTACTTGCAATTATTTTAAATAAGAGTATAATTATAATTGTAAGGAAGATAATACACAACAGAAAAGAGGTAACTGTTATGAGTAAAAAATTAAAGGGTTTAAAAAAATTAAATAAGGTTATCGGAACACCTATTAAAGAGCGTTTCGGTATTAGCAAAGTTTCTATGACAAAAGATTTTGAATATAGTTTTGTTAAAGATAGGGTTGGTTGGTCTTTAGTTGAAAACGCATACGCACAGGAAGATTTTATCTCTTTTGTTAAGGATAGATTTAACTATGAGATAGGTAGATATAACTTTATAGCAAGTCTTTTGCATGAAGTCGGACACGCAAAAAACAATGATGATATCATTGATAGCGTTCAGGATTTTTGCATTGACGAGAAAGAAAAAATAGCAAAAGAAATCAATAATGCTACCGATAGAGAAGAAATAAAGAAAATAAACTATAAATATTTCTCTCTCCCCGATGAAATTATGGCTACATCATGGGCAATAAAATATATGAAAAAACATCCTCGAATAATAGCAAAAATGTGGGATGAAATGTGGTCAGCGATTTTGGACTTTTATGAAAAAAATCACCTTGAGGAAGATTAAATCTTCCTTAAGGGGTTGACAATAGCAAGTTTAAGTGGTATAATAGTATCAGAAAGGAGATAAAAAGTATGGCTAAAAAGAATATTGATAAAGAAGCATTGATAGATAAGATAATGGCGGAATGTGCCAAAGATGGTGAGCCTGTTACGCGGGAAGAGGCTGAGGAAATGGCGGAAATGGAAATTAAAAGTGGTAACATTTCTAATTATGCCATTTCAGAGAAAAAGGAAAAGGTTGCTCGTAAACCTCGTGAAAAAAAGATTGACAATGAAAAGGCAAAAATTATAGAAATTATAGGAAAAGCCTTGACAGATAACGGCTATAATGCTATAATAACTAATGTAGACAGAGAGATAACAATTGACAATATGACATTGGTACTTACAAAGCATAAAAAGAAAGGGTGATAAAATATGATTAAAATTGTAAGATATGGTTGTCCTATTCTATATTGTACTTGTAATAACTGTGGGTCGAAAATAAGTTATAATAAATATGATACAGAATATGAGCATGAAATGACAGAATACTATCTAAAACAATATGAATATTTAGAGTGCCCTGTATGTGCAAATAAAATTATTGTAGGAGAGGAGAATAAATAAATATGAGTGATATTTTAATTTTAAAAGCAAACATTTTAGGTGGTATGAATGAATATATCCATGAAATCGGAGATGAAGATGTCCTTAATGATTGGTATGCATATGGCATCCCCGATGGATGCACAGAAGAAATGCTTATGGACTTCGCAGGAGATGAAAGAATATTCATGAATATTGTTGATGTATTCAACTCAATATTAGTTGATATCAATGGTGTTAATTATTAAAGGGTTAGATAATAGCCCTTTTTTATTTTGTGACGGGAACGGGGAATGGAGGGGTCTGAGAAAATTAAATCTATATTTAATTTCCTCCGACGGGTCGCGATGAACCGCCGCGACCCGAAATTTCCATTATACCACTTTCCGCATATTTTGTCAAGTGAAAATTTGCACAAAAATTTACACATTTTAATCCTAAAATTATACTTTACTTTTGCTAAAATTTTTGATATAATTATTATAGATGGAAAGGAAACAAGTCGGTAACGGCTTTAAGTAATGGGGTTTCCGTGGCTATATGTGAGGGTTTAGGTAGCCATCAAAAAAAATAAAAAATTTTTATTGACAAACAAAAAATCTTATGTTATAATAAATATGTAAGATAAAGAAAGAGGAAAAGTCAAGTACCTCTTAAAAAATTTAAAAAAAAATAAAAAAAACACTTGACAAACTTAATAAAGAATGTTATAATAATAACATAAAGAACAACAAACAAACAAATTTTTTAAGAAAGGTGGTCATTAACTATGGCAGAGAAGAAAGTAACTAAGGTAGAGAAATTTAACGCAATTGCAAAGGTACTTGCTGATGCAGGTGTCAGCACACTCTCTATCCGCAACGAAGAGGTCAATGTAGCAGAGTTCATCGGTAACGAGGTTGCTCTTATCGAGAAGAAAGCATCAAAGGCTACAACCAAGAGAGTAGACAATTCAGAGGGTATTGCAAAGGTACGCGAGGTACTCGCAGACGGTAAGGCTTACACCCCTACTGAAATCCAGGCTCTCACTGGTCTTGTCAATACGCAGAAAGTCGCTTCAGTCCTCAAGGCTATGGGCGATAGCGTAAAGAGAGAGACAAAGGGCAAGAAAGTAACTTACAAACTTGCCTAATCGGAAATGGGGCTTTTAATAGCCCCATCCCTTAGGGGAAATTGGGTTTCGAAAGGCTTATCCCGAGTTGCAGACAAAAACTTGCTCCCTATGAAAAGCAGATGAAGTTTTTCCGTTGTGCATTACGATAAATCCCGTAGAAAAAAGGCAGATGACGACGTTAGAAATAGGCTGTCCGTATGGTATAACGAGATAATACTACGCTTAAGATTTCCCGTGATACATTCATCTCATAAGGAGATGAAAGAAATCTCCTAAAAAGCATCCCATTATTACGAGGTCTGCAACTCGTAGGGGTGCTTTTTTTGTTTGGTCGGGCAGTTCGCTTCTCAAACTGCCCGAAATTTCCATTATATCACATCCCGCAAAATTTGTCAAGAGGAAATTTGCACAAAGATTAAAAAAGTTTTATCCTAAATTTGTTACTTTTTACCTATTGTGTTATTTAAAAAATTTTGATATAATCTATATATAAACAAAAGGGAACAAAAAATTTTTTAAACGGGAGTTATAAAAAATTTAAAAAACCCTATTGACAAATTTAAAAAAATTTGATATAATTATTACATAAGGTTAAGGAAAAACCAAAAAGTTTTAAAAAAAAGTCTTGACAGTTTTCAAAAAATCTGATATAATAAATATATAAGGTTAA